AGCTGTGAGCTGTGATTGCGTTCATAATACTTAATTTCCTTTATTTTTGATACTTCTATTATATCAAAATTTTGGAACCTTGCATAGTAGAAGTTTACATTTTTATTGACAAATATTCTTGTTTTCGATATAATATAATCAAGAAGTAAGGAGTATCAGTTATGAAGTTTGAGTTTAAGTCATTATTTGATTTACAATCTGCTTTTCCAGACGAACAGTCATGTATTGACCATTTAGAAAATATGATTTGGGGCGATGTGATTATCAGCCCTTTTGATGCTACTTCAAAGGTCTACAAATGCAAAGGTAACAAATACCGCTGTAAAAATACTGGAAAATACTTCAATGTCAAGACTGGTACTCTTTTTGACAATACTAAAATTGAACTTCGTAAATGGTTTATGGCAATTTGGCTTGTGACTTCTCACAAAAAAGGAATCTCATCTGTGCAATTATCAAAAGATATTGGTGTTACGCAAAAAACAGCTTGGTTTATGCTGGAACGTATCCGTAAGTGTTTTAGTTCTGAAAACAACAATAGTCTTGATGACGTTGTGGAAGTTGATGAAACCTACATAGGTGGTAAAAATAAGAATCGTCATAACTCCAAAAAAGTCAAAAATGCTCAAGGGCGTTCATTGAAAGACAAATCTGCTGTAGTAGGCATGGTACAACGTCAGGGTAAAGTTAATGCTCATCATGTACCAGATACAAAGACGAAAACATTGACTGAACAGATTGTCAAATACGTAAAGGAAACAGCTCAACTTTACACAGATGAATGGCTGGGTTATAATAAAGTAGCTAAGATGTATAATCATGACTTTGTTAATCATGGAACTAGCGAGTATGTGCAAGGTAATGTTTATACCAACACGATTGAAGGCTTTTGGGCTGGATTGAAACGTGGAGTATTAGGAATTTACCATTCGTGGTCTAAGAAATATCTTTAAGACTATGTAGATGAATTTGTTTTTCGTTATAATACTCGTGACTATTCGGATAGTGAGCGTTTTAATCTCCTGATTTCAAATGCCTGTGTCCGAACTAAATACAGGGAGCTGATTTATGGCTACTAATACATTACATGACCTACATTTTGAATTGGAAAGGTCCATCGCTCGTAGAGTTGATAGTAAGCTGATTGGCTATCAGGTCAGCCTTTCAGATGGTTTTTACAATAAGTACACCAAACTCTGGGATAAGACCTATTCCTTTGATTTTGTTACTGAACATCGCTCTTTTTATACTCAACTGACAAAACGTTGTGTTTATGACGTACTTGGAGATAGTCAAAAGAAAATTGACAGAAAGGCTATTGCCAAACAAATGGCAGAGTTAGAAGCCTTGGTTGATATTGCAGAAAGTAAAGAGGAGTTTCAGAACTTTTTTGAGAAAAAATACAGTCTCAAATTTCCTAATTTGAACGATTGCATTTATCAGAAGAAAAAAGAGTTATCTGATTTTGACAAAAAACTTTGGATAGCAATGCACTATAACCCTAGAAAAGATGAGGGGGAATAATAATGACAACATGGTACGATTACATGGTGAGAGCTAGTGAACATGCTGGAAGTGACGGTGATTTGTGGTTTCGCTATCTTTATAAGGTCATTAAAGATGAGGAGACTAAACTAACTACTGATGATGTAGAGCAATTGTTGAAAAGTCCTACCTTAACACCTTTCCAAAAAATAACCCTTCAAGATGCTTTAACAGAAGGCACACACACAAGAGAACACGTTTTGCAGGCGAACCGTAAAAGTCATCCAAAAGATATTTTGAAACTCTTTAGAGAGGGTAACTATGGATAAGAAAGTTTTATTTGAGGCTCTCAATACAGAATTAGCTAAGGAAAACATTGATCTAGAAATTATCTGTGTTGGTGGCTTTGTCCTCGAATACTACAACCTTCGAGGAACACAAGATGTTGATGCTTTTTATTAAGAAGATGTTAAAATCAGAAGCATTATTGAGAAAGTTGGCGATGATTTTGACGTGAATGAGCCTGATGAGTTATGGCTGAACAACAATGTTGCAAATATGAATAAAATACCGTCACTGTCTATCTGTGAGAAGGCATTTAGCTATTCAAATTTGACTGTTTTTGTACCACCATTATCTTACATTCTCGGAATGAAACTAGACAGCGGACGAGATAGAGATAGGCAGGATTCTGGGGAAATTATTAAACTAGTGAAAATTCGTTCTATAAAAGATATTATCAATAAACTCAAAGAATATGGTTTTCAACCAGACCTTTCATTGATATTGGAAGTATTTGAGATAGCCTATGGTATGGAATGGTTGGCAGAATATATGAGTGAACATTATGAAGAATTTAGACATTATTAAAAGACGGTTTCCGTTTGGAAGTCGCCTTTTTTGATATTCTCGAAAATACTATATCTTGTGTCTAGTGTAAACTGGTATATAGTTCCCTAATCTTTTTATGTTGTTCCTTTTTGTGAGTGTATCTTTATTTGGGTTTATATTTTTAGTTATTTCAGGATTTCAATCACTTAATTTATAGAAGGAGATGTGTTTATGTTATACGAAGATTTAGATAGACTAATAGAAGACTACAATGAGCGTTACCGTAACGCCAACGATTGGATATTCTACGCAACCACAGAACTTGAACTAGAAGAAGCAAAAGTAAACAAAGCTCAATTAGTTCACGATTATTCTCAAGTTCTCTACGATTTCTTATGGGACAAGCTCCCTCAACTAACTGCGAAGGATTGCATTGCTTTTGACTTAGTTCCTTATGGAGTTTGGCAAAAGTTCAGCAGTAAATATGAGTTAATTTTAAAGAAAATAAAGGAGATTCATAATGTTCATTAAATTGTTACTGCAAAGTTTACTTTGGGTATCCCCTATTTGGTTCACACCTCAAACAACAGTAACTCAACCCTCTATCCCAATAGGAACAAATCCTCTAAATGTAGATGAGTCTAAAATTGTAGCTTACTTAAAAGATAATTCAACCGTTGAATATAATTCGAATATGGTCTTTGTAGATAAAGACGAAGACTATAAATTAGCTTATCTAATGGGTAAAGTAGCAGTTGATGTTCGGTATCGTGAAAAACCCGCAGTTTCTGAAACGGACTCTGCAGAAGAAGTCCAAGATAAAATCAATAAGATTAAGTCTGTAACTTCGATTGATTCTGATGAGGCAGTATTTGCTCTGTTAGGAAACGTGACTGAAACAGTTAAAGTTCCGGACTAATTATTGTTGTTCTTGACAATTCACTGAGATTTTGCTATACTAATATTTGACCATATAACAAAGAGAGGGTGAGATAGTTTATCTCACTTTTTCTTTTTATTGCATAATCCTTATATTTGTGGTAAAATAATTAAAAAATTACGAATTAAATGAATATAAAGAAAGGAGAGTTGCCTTGGATACATTAATTACAGTAAAAATATACGGTTCAGCTACACATAGTCGAGTGTGTTCTTTAGTTGAGATTTCTCAGTTCACAACACATAGTTTAAAAGAAGCTATATTTTCTTGTGTTTCTGAATTAGATGATGCTACATTTAGAAGTTTTATGAGTGAGCTGAATCGATGTGGTGTTGGTTATTTGCGTGTAGATGACAGTTTAATTCAAATTAGTTATACAGGTTCATTCCCAGAAATAGATTGGTAATTAGATGAGTGTAGAAAGTAAATTAAAAGAAGTTGGTGTATCTTCTGAGGTTCGTTATTTGTTTCCGAAGAAGTGCTCTTTTTGTGATTTAGACTTAGAGTTGAGTTCAGATTTGACTTCTCTTTTTTGTGTAAATCCTTTTTGTAGAGGGTTGTATTTAAGTAGAGCTGTAAATTTTTGTGAAGTCTTAGGTTTAACTCAGTTCGGGTATAGTTTCTTTGAGCGTTTGATTCAAGAAAGTACTTGGTCTAGTGATTTTATATCGGACTTTTACAAGTTAGATTCTCTTGATTTGACCTTTGAAGATGTGGATTTTGAGACTAGATTTTTGTCTTTCAAATCTTCGGTTTCTAAACTTAAGTCTACGTTAACCTTAGAGCAGTATTTAACCTCTTTATCTTTACCTATTATCGAAGATATTATTCCGAAAATATGTGATAGGTATGACTCTATGCAAGATTTTTATTCTGAGTTAGATATTGTATTAGACTTCGAGGGGTATCTTACTATATTTGGCTTAAGTCTTGGCTCTGAGGATTTAATTATACGTTACATAGAGGTTTTTAATATTTATCGTAAAGATATTTTAGGGTATAAGGTAGGTTGATAGAGTATGGCTAACTTAGGGAAAAAAGGACAAGAATTACTACAATATTTAACTTCTTTTTTCGATAGATATGTTGAGGGTGATGGTTCTTTAGTAATAAAAGTTCATTCTGATGATGTAACGGAGAGTCAGTTGAAGTTTATTGAGCAGAATAAGTCTTTATTAAGTCAAGTGGGGTTATTAGATTCTCATCATTCCATTAAAGATTTGAGTATGTCTAAAAGGGAGAGAGAATTAGAGGGTTCATTTTACACACCTTTATTTTGGGGTAGAAAAACACATGAATTATTGAAAGATATACCGGACTTAGAGAATTATATTGTTTGGGATGCTTCATGTGGGACAGGGAACTTATTAATTGAGTTCCCTAAGTGCAAGCATTTGTACTTATCTACTTTGCATGAAGAGGATGTCCAGTTAACTAAGTCTCGTTTTGAGACTGAGCGTCCAGATTTGGATGTTACTGTTTTTCAATTGGATTTTTTAGGTTCTTCTGATTCTGTTTTGACTAAAAACTTTAGTCGTCAGTTACCTAGTTCCTTGCAGCATGCTTTACAGAACAATGAAAAGTTAATTATTTTAATGAACCCTCCGTATTCAACCAAAGGGGTATCTACGAATGTTGCTAAACGACTGAGTTCTTTGAAGTTAAAAGGATATAGTGCAGATTTATACACTCAATTCATGTGGCAAGTGCGTAATTTAACTCAAGTTTATTCTTTAACTAATACTGAGTTAATTTGGATGGTTCCAGTTTCTTTATTAGTTGGTAATCGTACCTTTGAAGTTCGAAGAGACTACGCCAATGATTTTGAGTTTCATAGTGGTTTTATGTCTCCTTTGGCTGACTTCCAAGGCAGTTCGAATGTGGGTGCAAACTACTTATGTACTACAAGATGGTCTACTTTTCAGAAAGGTACAAAAGATAGAGTTTCTTTACCTTTGTATAACTCAGAAGGTGTTAAACTGTTTGACCAAGAGTTGTACTTAAAGCTGCAGAGACCATCTGTGACAAAGTGGGTAAAATCTTTGAAAGATAAAGGTTCTGTACCCTTGCAAGAGATAGATACAAAAGGGAATATTGTGTCTAATACTTTAAGTTCTAAGCAATATTCTTCGTTAGGGGTAAACTAATAGTTTACACAAATGTAGAAAACTTAGTAAATTTTTCGTAATTTTCTATATTTTATGTAACGATGACAAATAGAAAGCCCTGCACATCCTGCAAGGGGTGTGTATCATCACAAAAGTTAAACCGAGGAAATACCTTAAAGCCTGTTTGCCACAACGTAGAATGAAAATTCAAGCGTGAAGGTAGCGAAAGCAGAAAGAAGAAACAGGATGTTGATACAACTTAGTAGCTGACACAAAAGTGAACGGTTGTAAAGCTGAAATAAAAGCTAATTAGTGTCTAGTAAATAAAAATAGTGACTGCTAGAAAACGTTAGTGCTAAGTCAACTGTAACAAGGGTAAGTTTCGGTAGGAATGTCCTAAGTCTCAAAAAGAGATATGGATAACCTCTAACGACTATCTCCTGATGGGAGAGTAAAACCGCAAGCAAATGGCGGAAGAAAAATATTTGGTCTGACCACTCATAAAAGTTGTGTTAGAGTGGTTCAGATTGACATATAGTCTGCGCACGTTCTGTAATGGAAGTGTCTAGGAATAGACCTAGCTATTAGGGGTTGCGCCTTAATGGAAACTGTCAAAAGTACGAAAAGCACATTGAAAATTGAATAACACGATAAAATTGTTGCATTAAATTCCATAATATGATACAATAGGTTTATCAAATGATTAAGGAGAGAATCAATATGACAGGTAGACCTAAATCTAAAAAGGGTGTTAAGGTACATACGGCTTTTAAAATTTATCCAAAGGATAAAGAGAGAGCGCAAGTTATGGCAGATAAACTTGATATGAGTTTGTCAGCGTACATTAACAAAGCTGTTTTGGAGAGGTTAGCTCATGATGAGAAGTCAGAAGCTTAGGTTGAAACTAACCCAAGAACAGGAAAACAAAGCATGGTGGTTTAGTAAAGTTTCACGCAATTATTGGAACCTCTTAGTTGACATTGACAAACGTAATAATAAAGGTGAGTTTGATGAAATTTTGAGTAGAAGTGGGAATAAAACTTATCATTCAAATTTCTACGATAGAGATATTTATTGTCTTAACTCCTCAGATTATCGAAACCTTGCTAAAATTGTTGTTACTAAGAACTTAGAGGAAGATTATGAAGCTTGGTCTTGGTATTGTCAACCTAATCAATCTTTTATCTATAATACCCTTGTTAGAGAGGTTGTGAAAATTAGGAGATAGAATAAAGGGCGATTGAATTTTAGAGGTGTCAATAAAATACAACCAAGTTTCAGTGTCACTTGTTGTATATCTTCTGACAAGAAACGCCCTAGTCGTATTTATCTAAAAGATAATGGTAAACTGCAAATTCCAACTCTTGGAGAGGTTGATTTTGGTTCAACTAGAAAAGATTTCGATTTATCTTGTAAGAAACAAGTTGCTACTGTTTCCTTTGATAGCAAATACTGGTACTTATCGTACACAGAAGATGTCGAAACTCAAGTGGAAGATTTACCAGAGTTTACAGACGGACTTGGAATTGATTTAGGCATTAAGACACTTGCGACTGTTTCTGATGGAACAACTGTACCTAACATCAAGACTTTTAGGCGAGTTCGTATCTTGAATAAACGCTTGAAGAGATTACAACGTAAGGTTTCTCGAAAGTACCTAATTAACAAATGTAACAAACATAATAAAACAAAGAACATTATTAAGCTAGAAAGAGAAATTAAGTTGATATACCGTTCAATAATGAATATCCGTATCAACCATATTCGTAAATTTGTCTCAGACTTGGTTAAAAAGCAACCACAATATATTGCAATCGAAGACTTGAATGTAAAAGGAATGATGAAAAATAAACATTTTGCAAAAGATATTGCGAATTGTTCTTTTTACACTATCAGAGAACATCTTATTAGAAAGGCAACTGAACACCGAATAGCAGTTAGGTTGGTAGATAGGTTTTATCCTTCTAGTAAGACTTGCTCAAACTGTGGTGGTTACAAAAAGGACTTAAAACTCAAACAAAGAGTGTATCGTTGTGACAACTGCCAAGAGAAGATAGATAGAGACTTCAATGCTTCGTTAAATATTGCAAGAACTGACAGATATGTATTAGCTTAATTATATTGTTTTATTGTCTTTGGAGACTAGAGATAATTAGTTTCAGTGGTAGGTCAGCCGTAAAGCCGAACCACTCTAATATACACGCCCTGAAAAGTATGAGTATATCAAACAAAAAGTAGCTTTTTCGCAAAATTTGGCTCAATATGGGAATGTCAATCGTGTTATTCAGTTTCTTACTTTTTCGCACTTTTGACTGACGGTATTCCAATTTTCTAGTTTATCTTATCTGAGTTTAGCTAAGAATTTGATAACTACGTGTGAGTTGTTTAGTATGGAATCAAGAGCCACTAAATTAGTAACAGAGAAGAATTTTCCTATGTTGTGTTACTTGTTTGCTTTAAAATTTATTAGAGACATTCCAGTTAAAGTAGCAGTTTCACAAACAAAACTACCGGTATTCGATAAGTCGTGGGAACAGGTATTTCCAAATTTAGCTTTGTTGTACTTTATAAATAGAGAGTTATATGCTTTGTCACTAAGAGGTGTTGGCTATTTAAACCAAGAGAATTACATAAATCCGTTCTTTTTTGTAGATGAAGATAAGGTTAAGACTGCTATTTCAGAGAATAAAGATGAGTCTTCAAGAGATGCACTGTTGACTGACTATGACTTATGGGTATCTAAAGGTTGTTTCCCAGAGTTTTATAGATTTGTTATTAAACGTGCTTTAGAGTCACCTTATTTATTGTCTAGTTTTAAAGAAGTGTATGAGCACTTAGAAGAGTTTTATTTAAATGCTTTACGTAATCGAAAGGTTGATAAGCGAGATAGACTTACTAGTGCAGTTGATTTAGGTTTTCATCAGTTAAAGGATTTAAAAGAGGTCTCTAATACAAGTGTTAAGGATTATTTGGAACATCAGAGAGCTTTGAAGAGTTTAACTGCGGATTTACTTAAAACTTTAAACTATGAATTATAATAAAAATATCCCCTAAAAGTTGACAGTTAGGGGATTTTCTGCTATAATAGAGTATAAAACATCGGAGAAAGGAATGGTTTTATTTTGGTAGTTCACTTAAATGAGTTATTGAGTTCAGAAGTACAGTTTGCTTCTGTTTTAGTTTACGGTAAGAGTTCTAGGTATTTAACTTTAGTAACTAACTTAGTAAAGAAGCGTTTTAGCGTTGGTTCTAGTTCTGTTTTACGTGTAAACGACTTAAATGATATACCAAAGCAAGACTCTTCTATTCAGGTTCGACCATTCCGTTCATTGTTTAGGTTGATTATAGTTGAGGATCAAAAGACGGAGTTATCGAGTGATACTCTTACTTTTTTGCAGACGATTCAACCGTTTACTCGCTTAGTTGTAGGTTTTCAAAACTACAAAATTTTTCAAAATTTTAGATACAAGAACTACTTGAGTGATTTTCAACCAGATATTATGTTTAGTACATATATGACACAAAGTGAGTTTCAGTATATTTATGAGGTTACGATTAAAGCAAAAGGCTCGGTATCTTTATCTGAGAAAATGTACAACATAGTTACAAAGCGTTATCTGAGAGATATAGATGCAGTTTTCACGATATTATCTCAGTTAAGAGATGGTGTGGAGATTCGAGATAACGCTACTTTAGTGCAATTAGCAGGTGTTGGTTCTTTGCAAATAGAAAGAGTTGCTTTAAGTATGCTGACTTCTACAACTAAGACTAAGCGAGGTTTAGAGCAATATAAGAAGAAAAATTTGCAACATCTTTTAGAGTTATCTACACATCGCAGCCTTGAAACTGTACGTAAGTCGTTATTGGATTCCTTTAAAGCTATTTTGATACTGAAGGAGTTATTAGTAACTGGTAAGATTTTCCCAGAGGTGGGTATCTTACCGGATTTAAGTAAGTACAACAATTACCATATAGGTAAGTATGCACGTTCTTTAGAACAAATAGATAATTTATCTATGGTTGAGATAGTTAATTTTATGTCACTTGTAAATCATAGGTGGCATGATGAGTCTCAATTATTTTCATTTGTTTTACGTGCAACTGAGTTAATTGGTTTAAAGAATGGAGGTTTTAATGCGCTTAAAAGCAGTTAAATTAGGTGATTATGATACAGCTAAAGGGTTACAGTTGGATGTAAACACTTCTTCGGTGTGGCAATTTTTAGTTTCAGAGGGTGGTTCTATTTTTTTAGATTGGTTAACTCCAACTAAAGAGTATGTAAAACCAAAAGTTGAGAATAAGTTAAACTTTTTTAACCTAGCTAACTTACTTGAACAAGGGGATGTTGTTACAGAAGAAGTTAAAGAGTTCAAAATAAATCCGTCTGTGTGTGCAGTAGGGGTATCTTTAGAAGAGTATGAAACTGATAAATCTTATTGGCTTTCTTTAGGGGTGCCTGTATTTGTTTCTGTAAATCTTCATCATAGAGGTTTACAAGGTGTTGAGTTTTGGTTGAAGAACACTCCTTTAGATTCAAATATAACTTATGTATTAGACTTAGACTTAAAATATACTGAGGTTCAGAAAGTAGTTTCATATTTAAACTTTAAGGGTATTTCTGAAGATCAAATTCGTTTGGTAGGTAATTGTGTCTTTAAATATAAAGGTCAAAACTACTGTGGTTTATTTTCCCCATCCTTTGCTAAAGCTTATAAATTAGAGTTTGTTTATGATTCAGAACCTCACAAAGCAACTCAGGTGTTCTTAAGTAAAGACTCATCAAAAGAAGTTCCGATTGAGGATTGTAAGTATTCAATTACAGGAAGAGGGTAGGGTATGTTCTTAACGGGTTGCTTTATGGATAGTATGAATACGACCTTATCTGAGCATAGTTTAGAGCTTGTAGGTGCTTACTTACCTAAAACGAAACATTTAGATTATGTAAAGGACTCCCTATTTAATCTTGTAACTAAGCGTTTAGATAAAGAGTGGGCAGGTTTATCTGAGAAACAATTTGCTTATTTCGGTTGGGATGAGAGTTTACGTGAGAGTGTTCATCATAAGTTAGATAAGATTAAGAAGGGTGAATATAATATCGGTGTACATGAAGATGGGGAGACGAACTTACCTAAAGGTGTAGTTGATGAGAACCTATTAAGTTCTGAGCTATCTTTAGTGCCACAATCGGTGCATCGTTGGGAAGTATTCTTAAATAATTTAACTGTTGATACTTTTGACTTCCGTATTGAATTATCAGAGTTGATAGAAGAGTATAATAGGGTATCGAAGTACTTAACTACCGTTTATGGGATAGATTTAAAGATACTCTTGCGTAGAGTTCTAGAGGGTAATTCTGAGAGCCAAGACTATTTAGTGGATATTCTTTCTGAGGAGAACGATAAGGTCTTTGTAGATACTCTAGGGGAGTTACTACACTACGATGAGTTTAAAGACTATATTTTCAGTGATACAAGTGATTTATTGGAGGTAGGTGTTTCTTATGAGTGAGCCTATTATTTTAAATCCATATTCACGGTCTCTGGACATTGATAAATCTTTACTTTTAGTAGTAGCGATGGATTTGTGTAAGAAGTGGTATCCTTTAGCTAAGAAGTTTGGTTCTTATTCAGATTTAGAGTCTTTTCAAGATATTGTACTGTCTCGTTTATTAAAGGTGTCGAATATTCATTTTAGTAAATTAGAGGGTTATGTTAAACATTTAGCTAAGAAAAATCTCAGTCAACCAAGTGAGTTACTTGTTGAGGATTTTGAGTTGTATGACTCGGAATTAGATTTTTCACCGAGTACAGTTAAATTAAATAAAGGCGTAGAGTCTTTTTGGTTTAATTGGTTAGATTATCTAAAGCATAAACCATTGAAACCTTTATCTAGTGAAGTAGAGCTTGTTTATTTATTAAAGTCTATTTTAATTCTGCGTATAATGGTGTCAAAAGGTTTAACTGAAAAGACTAATTTAGTAGATGGTTTTAAAGTTAACTATCGAACTTGGTGGTCTCAGTTTCAGGTTTCTTTAGTAGGTAGAGTGGGTTTAACTTTAGAAGAAGTTCAAGCAAGGGTGTCTACTTGGTTAGGTTATTTTTTACAGTATGAAGAACAACTGATAGAATTAAGTATTATGTACTTAAAGATAGAAAACCATTTAGTAGACAGGTTTGTTTGTTATCAGAAAAAACCCACTAAAACGAGATTTAAAGATAAGTCTTTCAAAGTTGTAGGTTCCAACACTTATACAATTTATAAGATCGATACCACTAGTTATATAGATAAATTATTTGACTATTACTTTGAAGAGTCTGTATCTAGTGGGTTTCGTTTAGCTTTAGGTAATCAAAACTTTTATAATATCCCGTACTTAGGGTTTGTTTTAGGGGGAGATTTAGAGTCTGCTATTTTAGAGACTTTAGCAAGTTGGTTGGTTTCTAACTTTGATTGTCGTTTTATTGGTGTAGTTGGTTCCGATATGTATTTAGAGTTTAAGAATGATAGTGGTAATTTCCCAATATTTTTAGTATACTTTAAAGAAATCTTTCAATTTGAAGCTATATCATGTGGTAAAAATATAAATATTGAAAAGTAGAGGTACGAGAGTATGTTACAAGTAAGTGTAGGTCAGAACAATGGTTTTATGACTTGGGTATTTTATGCAGATGGGAGACTTGTGGAACGTCAAACTATTGCGGTTCCAAGGGAGACCAATACTAAAAAACTAATTGAATTTACAAAAGATGCGTTAACATCTGTTTTGTTATATTTAGATACTCAGAAACACTCTTACACTACGGATTCTGTGTTAGCAGTTGAAGTGGGTCGTAAAGTTGTAGCTAGATATTTGAATGAACGTTATTGTAATTCTATTTATGTGTCTGAACTAGAAGAATTATTAGCAGTATTTAACCGTCTACCGGTATCTGTGGAAGTTATTTATAATAAGGAACCGGGTTTCTTAATTGCAGATAGATATAATAAAGAGAAATTTGTAAATAAGACTACTGAGGTAGGTACTTCTGCGTTAGATTGGTTTGATGAGGTTGATGAGTAACTGCATTTAAGTAGTTTAGGTTTACATTAGATTTTGAAAGGGGATTGAATTGCTTACTTCAGAGATTAAATTTACGTATAAAGGACAGAAGTATAATTTTAAAGGGTATTTATCCGATTTAACTCACGGTGGTTTATTGCGTTTAGTAGCTCAAGATGGTCTCTCAGCTCAGATGTTGATGCAAGGTCAGTCTGAGGTTTTAGGTAGGACTTATAGAACTGCAACAATGTCTAGGGCATCGTTTACGGTTGAGCGTTTAATAAAACCTAAAACATTGTTTGGAGAAGATGGTACAGATTTATCTGTAGCTAAATCTTTTCAGAAACATCCCTCTTTTGCCTTATTTGCTTATATTTACGCTGTTTACAGTTATGCTAAGTCTCTCAAAAATGAGATGCGAGGTAGCAAAGGGTTCTTAGCTTTGAGTTTGAAAGAGCTTGAAAATATAGAAGATAGGGTTGAGTTTGAAGTTCCATTTGGGAAAGGTGTAATTGAGCGTAAATATGGTCTTGTTAAGTCTTTACGTTTTGCTACACAGACTGAAAGTGACAATATTTCGTTAGAGTTTGGTTTTGTAGAAGATTCCTCCTTTGAGTTTCTTCCAAATCAAGAGAGGGTATCTATGTTGGGTTCTGATGTTATTCGTATGGACTCAGTGGGTACGGCTTATAAAACGGAAATCTCAAATAATTTAAGACGACAATTATTAGGGTTACCTAAGATTGAAGTTGTTACGGATTTAAAAGGGTTGAATGGTTCTGTGAATCCTTTTTATACTACGATGGCAGAAGTTATCGAAGTAGAGAATATGAAAGCTAAGGTAGAACAACGCACTCCTCGAAACTTTGAGTGGGTTAGAGAACGTGTCCAAAGTGGTAAGTATAGAGTAGTTAAACCTCACGAAGTAGAGGACACTTTTAAACAGTTGGAGAAAGACTACAAGAAAACAAAACTTACTGCGTTCGATACGGAGACCACAGGTTTGGACTTTACGTTTAGAGGTTTTTACGGTAAAGGCTCAATTATGGTAGGTGCGGTATTGTCTGCAAAACCCGGAACATCTTACTATTTCCCTCTAGCGCATAAGAAGTTTCCAAATGTTTGTGGTGGTGACATTGAGTTATTTGTAGAGAAGTATTTGCAACCTTACTTGGGGAACAAAAGAGTTGTAGCTCATAATAATATCTTCGACTGGAAGGTAGGGTATCGCCACGGTTTGGTTTACGATTGTTGGCTCGACACCTTGGTAGCTATGCGTAAGACTTACTCAGCAAGAGATAATGAAGAGTATGGTTTGAAAGCTGTAACTGATAAGTTTTTACATAGAGAAGCGGTTGAGTTGGATGATTTAACTAAGTGTGGTTCTTATAAGAAGTGTGGTGCTACGTTTGATGAGTTGGAAGAAGAGCTAGTTGCTTTTTATGCGTGTCCCGATGCAGATAACACATTGTGTATAGCTTTATACTTCTTAGAGAATGATATACTTGGTAAGTCTGGTTTTGATATGATGCAAGCAGTACTGCATGATAGTAGATTTACTTGTGTAGCCGCTTATTCAGAGTTTTACGGTATGCACTTAAACTTAGATTCTGTACCTCAGTTGCGCTTGCATTATGGTCGGCAATTAGTCTCAGAATACCGTGACTTGCTAGAGTTCTTAGCTATTCACGTACCTCAGCATGCAGAGGGTGGTAAATTTGCTATTCAAACAAAAGCTAATTCTATGGTTTTAGGTTTAGATGCGGAGTTACCTAAAGATAGTAAAGTGTTACAATATCATTTTGAAGATTATCCGGATGTATATATCGCAGCTCAGGGTGGGTATTCTGTAAACTCCCCTATGAATAAAACCGTAGCCTATGATTACTTAGGGTATCCAGAGCAGATTAGTAAGAAGTCAGGTAATTCTACTCTAGATAAGAATGCATTGAAGTTCTTAAACAAAGGTACAAAACCGGATAAAGAACCTTTCAGACTTAGTTTTGATGACTTTAGTTCTCGTTGTATTCAACTTCTATCTACTTGGTTAGGTCATCCTCAAAGCAAAGAGAAGTTAGAGAGTATTATCAAAGATAATAGTCAAAAGAAACTGGTTAGAGGGTTAGCTCGCTTTATTTACTTGGTAGAAAGGCGTGAAACTAGTTCCTTTACAGATTTAGACTATGAAACTTTGCGTATTGTAACTAAGTATATCTATGGGGAAACTTTAGGTTATAAGACAGTAATTGAAGTGGAAGAGGGTAAAGGTTTTCTAGTTAAACCAGAAGAGGGTGCTCCTATACATCCATTTACGGTTATTTTGGAGTCTCCTCGTAACACGGCTCGTTTGTTTACTAACTTCTTAGATAAAGTTGAAGATAACTTTATTGAGGGGTTCTGTTTCCCAGAGTTGGATATGTTTAAGGTTACAGGTCGTCTTTCTACGAAGAAACCAAATATTCAAGGGTTCGATGACACAATTAAGAAAGAGATGACGGCTCGAAACGGCTATTACATGGTCGATACAGACTATGCTTCGAAAGAAAACCGAGTAATTGCGATTATGTCAAAAGAACAATCATTGATTGAGATGTTCAAAGACTGGCGCAATGACTATCACCGTTTCCAGTCTGCTCGACTTAATGGTTTGTTGCAAGAACAGGTAACAGACAAGTTGCGTAAGATGTCTAAAGGTTTGGTATTTGGTATCAACTTTGGGATGTCGGATATGTCTTTAGGAGAAGTCCTATTTGGCTCTAGGTCAAAAGAGAACGCTCGCAAAGCTGCTCAAAAGAGAGAAGAGTTCTTCTCATTCCAACGTTCGGTTGAAGGTTGGTTTGAAAATAACGTTAAAACTGCATTGAGTAAAGGGTATTCTACAACCATTTTTGGAAGTAAACGTTTCTATAATAAGGATAGGGTTTCTAAGAGTCAAATTAGACGTTACGCTTTGAACCACCCAATCCAAGGTTCGGCAGCGGATATTTATAAAAAGGGAATGGTTGATTTATTCTCTGATATTAAAGAGCAAGGGTATCTTGGTAAGATTTTGCTTACAGGTTTCATTCACGATGAGGCAACCATTGAGGTGCATAACACCATTCATCCTCATGTAGTCTTAGGTTTAATTCGTAAGAATCTTATGGTTGAGATTGAGGGTGGTTGTCCACTAGACTTAGGTTTTGGAGTAGGTCATTCTTGGTACACTGCGAAGAAAACCGAGTGGCAAGTAGGTCTCCAAGAGCTTATGGAATGGAACTTAGATGCCTATGATTGGGACGGTGACATTGATAAGTTCATGGTTTGGGCTGAGAATAGAATTCATGAGTTCAACGCAGAGGATGTTGAGAACAAATTACGTTCTACTGCCTTTACGGAAGATACGATTGAGCAAGACCGAGTGTTCCCAGTAAATTACGCTTTGGAGTTGAATAAGTACTTGTTAGGTGAGCTTACTAAAACTGAACATAGTTGGGAACAAGCAAGAGGTATTCTTGACTTTCCGGAAGACTTTGAAGAGTTAAGTGAGGGTGAGCGTAAGGAGTTTATTTATTTACACTTACCAAACTTACATATTCATAAGCGATTGCAACTATTTTGGGATATGAGACAAAGTTTCGATGTTTCAATTATTACAGAGTACAGAGACTTATCTGATTTAGAGAATGTAAAAAATTCTGTTGCTAAGTCTGAGGTTTCAGAGGATGAAGAACAGAAGAAACAAAGAGAGCGTAATATTCAATTATTGAAGGATCACTTAATGGACTTTGGTTCTAAGTTATCTTCGGACGGTTCTGTTTTGTATCTACAGTATACTGAAGGTCTATACTCTGAGTTAGGTTCTATGGTGGTATCTACTGATGCTAATGTACCGACTGTGAAGATTATCATGTATATACCTAAAGAGGATAAGTTCACACAAATCCCTAATGTAGGCGTACCTCAAGCTTTATTATCTGATGTAGTTAAACTTGCACGAAGTTATGTTATTTAAACGTGTCTAAGAACTCGTATTTTCGATTCTAGTGAGTTTAATTGATAAGAGGGTAGAAATATACCCTCTTTTTATAAAATTGTGTAAGGAGCTTTATATGAGTTTATAATTAAGTTGAGAATAATTTAATCTAAGCCAATATATTTCTAATGTTTCTTGCATTTCCTTACATTTAGTGATATAATAAAATAAATACAGCATAAAAGGAGATTTATTTGTGTTTGAAGATTTGATTGAAGAGCTAGAGGTAACTAGTTCAGACGATTTTGAAGATGGTTTAAGTTTAGAAGAGTTAGAAGTTGGTGTCGACTCAGTTCGAACAAATGAAGAAGTAGTTTCAGAGTTACAATCTAAAGAAAAACAAGTAGCTAAAATAGGTTATGAGATGGAAAAGGGGTATCCTTTATTTGAGATTCGGTTAACGCCAGATTCGCAAATGTCTACGGTAACTATGGACGCTATTCAAGGTTTGATTTCGACGAGTGTAAAAGAGAAGAAAAGTTCTAGTGATTTTGAGAGAGAATCTGAGACAGGGGTTAAACCAGTTGAGGTTTGTCTAACAGTTGTGTTAGCAGTTGACCCTAGTTTACCTTCTAAAGAGAAAGTAATTGGGTATTTTAAACGAGAAAAACTCCGTCACTTGTATCAATTAACTCGGAACTTAGAGCATAAATTTTATTTAGATGAGCAGAGAGTTTTCTCTGGTCAAAAATTGTTAGCAATTATTTAAAAGGTGAAGAACACATGGTTTCAAATATTGAGAGAGATTTTCCATATACAGTAGGTTTGAAAGATAAATTTAAGTCTTTGTTAAACCAAGAGGATTTATTTAAGAAAGAGCAAGATGCATTATTGGAGACAAGCGTTGATTTCATTGACACTGGTTCTAAGTATCGGTTAAGTTTAACTTTGGAAGCTGAGGGTGAGTCTCAAACAATTGAGATTCATTGTGATGATTCATTAGCTTTGGCTTCTGAATTTAGAGCTATTTTCCATCAGTATTTGGGAGAGAGTGCTCCTTTGTATGATGTTGTATCAAAACGGTTCAATGAAAAAGTAAGTGAGGGTGCCTTGGACGTTGTTACTTATTTGGTTATGGTAGATAAAGATGTTTATTGGAACTTGTTAGTTACTTTGTCTTATTTGGGGTGATTTTGCATGCAGCAGTTAGATTTATTGAATGAAGTTGCTAAAGAGGGTAGGTTATCTTTTTTAACCTTATCTGTTTATTTAGTTAATGAGATTGACTCTAAGACCTTTTTTAGAGATAGTGTAAAGGTTTCTTCTGCAGTTAAGATTGTGCAAGCACGTGCGCTCCTTGGGTATCACAAAAATTACGGTGAAGTAATTACTGAGGGGTTTATCTATGTTAGTGTTCCAAAAGACCAACCCTTAGGGGAAATTGTTCATGTAACTGGAACATTAAGCCCAGTTACATTTGAAGATTATACTCCAGAGTTATCTTTGCTAAGGTTTGCTAAAGTAGATAATCGTTGGGTTGTGAGAGCTTGTCAGACTAAGGCTTACAAAGATAGTCCATACAAGGACGACTTTGCTCTAACCGTTTTGAAGAAATGGCCAGAGGTTCCTTATGTTCTAACAAGTGCATCAGATTTAGTTTATCCAAGAACATTAGCATTTGATAGGGAGGTTTTATACAATGTTCAAGATAGTTTAGTTGGTAGTGAGTTGGAGTTATCTAAGGTTTCATTAGGTCAACCTAACTTACCTTTAACTAAACTTCAAAAGGAAGTATTAGAAGATATGCTAACTTTCCCTGTATTTCAGTTGCAAGTTGAGAATGAGATGATACTAGAACCAGAGTCTTTAGGCGAGTGGATAAAATCTCAGATTTCTAGTAGGTCTGTTAGAGTTTTTGACCTAAGGGGTCGAGATATTCCTTTAGAAGAAGTAATAGAAAAGTTAAAAGGTTCTCAAGGGTTCACATTAGAGACACAATTTATATTATTAGTATCTAAGGTAAGAGAAGGGGTTCCATATATTCAACTTGGAACGGTGAGGTGAGAAATTGGGTAATTTAAAACTAAGTTCTAAAGACAATTCACATTATCTTTTATTAAATTTGGATAAGAAAGAGAAATATGAAGAGGGTATCGCAAGTACGTTACGTTCAAGTGGTTTTCTTACAAGTGTTCCTTTAGAATATAATGATAAAAAGAGAGCAGTTCGTTATGATTTAAGTGGTTTAATTTCTTTACGTGTAAGACTAGGTTCTGTTATTACGATTGATGAGTTTTATTTACTAATTGCGAATTTGTATCGCTCTATTTTAAACTTAACAGGTGATTTACAGATAGCACCCTCTTTTTTAGATTGGAATCCCGACTATATTTTTGTGGATGTTTTAGGGAATATTTATTTCTTAGTTTATCCATTGCACTTAAAAACTGTGGAGGGTTCAGGGGTATTTTCTTTATTGCGTACTCTAATTAAGAATGCCAAACCGTTTCAATCTGTGGATGAACAAGGGTTACTACGTTTGCGAGGGTTTTTAGCCACAGTTGAGCGTGGAGAATCTGATACTGAAAGTTTCATTTACAATTTAGGGTTAGAGTCTCTGCAGTATAAGCAAGATAATTTAACTCAATATACTTCACCTCAGTTGAAGTTAATACTTGAAGGTGTAGAGTCTATTGAAGAGGAACGTGCCCCAGAGGTGATTACTGAGGTTGTAGGTGGTGTCGAATTAGATTTAACAAGCTTAGATACTGAGATGATTGAACGGACTGGTTTGTTATCTGCTGATGGGGAAGACACAGATGGTTTTGATGAGGAGTCTACCTCTGTTTTAGATGATGATATTCAGATGAGTCATAAGGTAGGGTATCTAAAGCGTTCAAATGGTGATGTATTTGAACTAGATAGTCGAAGTGGGTTTGATACTTGGGTGTTTGGTAAGCGACCTAAATTTGTAGATAATGTAGAAGTAGGGTTTTCATTAGCTGATAACAAGTTTATATCCGGAACTCATTTTAGAATTATGTATGAGAGTGAAGAAAGTACTTTCTATATTGAAGATTTAGGTTCTACTAATGGTACGTGGTTAGGTCAAACGAAGTTGACTGTACGAGTTCCTTTAAAATTGGAAGATGGTTCAATTATTAAGATTGCACGTGAAGAGGTGCAGTTTAAAGTGAAAGAGGTCTAGTGAATTGAGATTAGAATATTATTCTGACAGAGGTGGGTACAATGGTACTTCAAGAGTTAAAGGGTATCGGGAACATAATGAGGATACTGTTGGGTGCTTTAAAGTTTCCGGTTTAGATTTAGAAACTTCTCCGATTTTTGTATTCGTAGTCTGTGATGGTATGGGTGGTGGTGTACGTGGTAAGTATGCTTCTTCCTTAACAGTTCAGTTTATAAGAAGTGCCATAGAGAGTTTATCTGATTTAGGAGATAATTCTACGTGGTTAGATGCAGTTGTAGAGAGTGTTTCAAGTGGTATTTACCGAGCACATACTCGTCTATGTGATGAGTTCTCAACTACAACAGGGATTTCTGCAACTACTTGTACGGTGGGTATAGTTCAAAATAGAACTTATGTAAGTTTACAAGTAGGGGATTCTCGTTTGTATGTAGTTAATCGAAATGGTTTAACTTTGCAGACTGAGGATGATTCTTGGGCGTTTAAGCAGTTAAAATTAGGGGTTATGTCGGAGTCAGAGGTTAAAGTACACCCTAACCGACATAAGATTACTAAAGCAGTCGGAGTTAAGAAAGGGTTTAGGTTAAAACAGACACCTAAACAAGAGTTAAAACCTACGGAGGGTATTCTTATAACTTCTGATGGTTTCTCAGAATTTCTTACGAATGAGAAAGCTAAGTTGATTTGGTCTAAGGAAAACCAATTAGAGTCTATGTCTAAGATGATGATTGGTGAGGGTCAAAAAGACAATATATCGGCAGTATTTTATATGCCTTAGGATTTAAGAGGGTGCAGTTTATGACAACAGATATTGATATTAAAAGTTTAGGGCGCAAGCAAGGGTCATTTCTCTTGCAAGGTTTAACAATTGGTAAAACTAAGAATGACTCGGATATGCTCCAAGGAACTATTCTTGTAAGAGGGGGTTCTTCTGTACGTTTTGTTTGTTTCGATAACTTAATTGTTTCTCAATTTAAAGATAACGATGTAAAGTCTATTTTAGTTACTGATGGTACTATTACAATGCAAGATTACAATGGTTCCTTGTCTGCTAAGTTAGATAGTATTCAAGGGTTGTCGAATGAGTTTAATCCTTCAGAGTACATGGAGATTATTGACCCGAATACGAATGCTAAGTTAATTGGTAACTTGATTCGTTCTATGATGACAGAAAAAGGTACCAAGTTAGCTTTGCATATTTTAAAAGAACAAGGACCAGAAATCAGTGTAGCTATGGCAGCGCAGTACGGTGGGTATCACGATGGTAAAGTTGGTGGTTTGTTGAACCATATCCGTAAGTTATTGCGGTATGCTGAGGTTGCTATGTCTGAGTATGCAGAGTCGAACACTATGAGTCCAGAGGAACGAGACTTAGTTATACTAGGTTTGATTGTGCATGACTTTGGTAAGATGTTAGAGTTAAAGAACGGAGCTTACACAGAGATTTCGATTGTACCTCATACTTATCTAGGTATTGAGATTATTTCTAAGTACCGAGATTTGATTGAGCATACATACAACCCTATGTTTTATAGAGAGCTACAAGCTATTATTTTGGAACATCATGGTGAGTTTGGGGAACGCCCTAAGACTGTATATGCTTATTTAGTTCATGTGATTGACTTATTGGATTCAAGAGTGTCTGGTTTGCAGCGCAAAGTTGAAGGGCTTGAATTAGGAGATACTACTAATGTTTCTTTTGATGATTACAAACTTCAGTTCAATCGTTATAACTCTTCTAATACTGGTACTTTTGAATTAGATGGCAGTGCAACCTCAGAAACTATTGAATAGTTTGAGGGTTTGTGGTACAATTAATTTAAGAAATACGTAAAGAGGATAAGTTATCCTCTTTTTCCATAAGTCTTAGAGAGGATTGGTTCAAATATGTATGAAAAAGAGCGTATAATACCTAAAAAAGCGTTATATTTTTTAGCGGGGTTCTTGTTTTTCTTTGTAATTATTTTTGTGTTACTGGCTATTTATTTTAGTCCAACAAAGCAAATTGCACCTGACCAAAATCAGGAGAGACAACAGGAGATAGCTAAAGGGGTATCAGATAAAGACTTATCATTCGACCAACTTCCAAGCATTAGTAACATTTCAGATAGCTCATCTACAGTAGATTTTTTATATACAAAGGAATATCAATTGAGTCGTTTAGAAGGGCAATATAAATTAGCTGAGTTAGACGGTGTATTATCTAAATTGGGTGAAGAGTTCACACTTTCAAAACCGGTGGGTGTTTTAGAGGGTGATACAAATTTAATTACACTGAAGTCTGCTAATTATGAACTTACTTATTCTTTTACAAAAGGAATTGTAGGTGTTGGTTATAAAGGTTCTGTAAAACTAGACCAGTTAGTACCTAAGTTATATAGTGGGAAACAATTAACTGATTTAGAGAGCAAAGGGTATGTTAAAGTGGATTCTACTAAAAGTGGGTTTCATTATTTTAAACATCCTAAGTTTGAGTTAAGTTAATAGGGGAGGTATGGATTTATGAAAAAACAATTAGCCATTGTAAGTTTGTGTTCAATAATTCTAAGTAGTGTTCCCTTATTGACTAGTGTTGATAGTACAGTTTTAGCTGAGGAAAAAGGGAAACCGAAACAAAGTGTGCTTATAAATGCATTAAATAAAGAGAGTAAAGAAGTTAAGGATTTAGCGAGTAAGAACGGATTATTACCTAGTGTCTTGATGGCTTTGTGGGTGCGTAACACGGATTTTGGTTTAAATCCTAGTGCTTTCTCTGTGTCTGAGTTTGTCTCAGAATTGGTAAATAGTGACTCTGAGTTAGCAAAACGTATACTGGAAACGGGTAGTTCTGATGAAGCAGTAGCCTTACTCTTTAAGTATAAATACAGCAGTGAGAGTGATTTTGTAGGTTCTATGAACTCTATCTTGTCCTTATCTTATATTAAAGGTTTAGACAAAGAGTTATACCCTAAAGGTGTAAAACCTTTGTATGATAAAGAAAGTTTAAAACAAGGTAAGCAAACAAGATTGTCCTGGGTATCTTTAAATCAAGATGCAGATTTACCAAGTGCTCAATTAGAGTCTAAAGCAGATAGTACTTTAGCTTTTGAGCGGGTAGGTGAGAAACGTTTATCTGAGAGTGGTTCTCTAAAGTTTCTACTTCCAAATAAAGATAAGCATTGGTGGGAGTTTTGGAAACAAGGTTTAACCAAAAGTGATATAACGTTCAGCAAAGAACCAGTAAATGCTCCAGAATTTGTTCTTACTATTTCTAAGGTATTTGCTAATAAGTTAGGTTGGTCGTTTGACAACATTTCTTCTCAGATGACTTCTAATGGTTTGTACGCAGTAGGTACAGAAACGCAGAAAATATTAGTAAATAAGCTAGGGAAAGTAGTAGCAGTTTGGACAAAAGATGCAAAACCCTATGGTTTTGATGGTGTCCAACAAATTATAAAAGGTGCAGATGGTTATTTAACTATAGGTTTACGTTCAAGTTCTCTTTTAGGTGATAGTCCTAGTTTGGAGTTTATACTTGATAAAGAAAGTCAAGTAGATACTAAACTATTGGGCTTAAAGAGTTCAGAAAGTGTAATCGGTATCTTTAGCTTATATGATGTAGGTACTCGTTACGTTGTTATTTTAGATAGTGCTACGGGTAAGTATTCTGTACTTTCTGAGTTTGGTGGTCAAGTAGGTTCTTCAGATAAAGACGATATAAAGGGAAGTAGTTTGGAGGATTTAGCAGTTTACACTCCAATTCAAACAGAGGTAGGTGTATTATGGGTACAAATTTAAAGAAGTATTTGTTCTCTGTACTGTTAGTAGCTTTCACATTTGCTTTTATAGGTAGTTCAACTATTACCCAAGTTTCTGCGGGTTATAACAATGTTGAAGATATTACTGAGGATGGTTGGAAGACTATAAGAGGTGCAGCTAAGAAGGCAAAAGAGCTAGGTATTTCTGCTGAGGCTTTTGCGGGTATGATGGGTAACGCCAATGAAGAGTCTGCTTTTGATGCTACTTTGGAGGAACAAGGAAATGTAGCAAGTCGAGGGTTAGGTTTGTTTCAGTGGACAGATACTCAGGGTAGTCCTCGGAGAACTCAGTATGAGAATTGGGTAAAAGAGAAGGGTTATGATATAAAAGACCCGGCAACGGCAGGTGCAGCGTCTATTGAGTATATGGATCAGGAGATGCAAGGAAACTCTGATTTTGGTTCTGCCTTTTGGTCTAGTTATATTCATGGTGTTTGGGGTAGAACAGACCTAAAACAAACCTATAAGAGTTATGAAGAGTTCAAAAAAGCAACTGATGTAAAAGGTGCTACCCATGACTTTGTAGCTGCGTTTGAAAGACCTAGGGATGACACTTTAGATAAGCGTGCGAAGATGGCAGAGGGTATCTATCAAAAAATAAAAGATGATTATGGTACTGTAAGTTCAAGTGAAAGTGGAGATAAGAAAGGTTCTTCTGTTACAGATAACTTGAAACAGTGGTCAGAGGATGCCATTCCTAATATGCCTAAAGATAGGGATTACGGTAAAGAAGAGAAGGGTTTCCAAGACCGTTTAAATAAAGTGGAGAAATTAAAAGGGGACGAAGCTACTAGTATTGCTAAGTGGAAAGAGGAGCGTGAAGTTTCTTTACAAAAGAGGTCTATTAAAGGTACGCGTTTAGTTGTGATGGTTATGTCCTTATTAGCTTTGATTTACCCATCTATTTTATTATTGGCTTATGTAGTAGATTCTTGGTTTGTTTATATTGATAGCCCAGCTATGCGCCTTGTAACATTTAATCGTAGAGCTATTGAGCAGAATCGAAACGGTTCAAGTGGTTTATGGTTTGCAGATAAGAAAGAGAATGCTAAATTGAAGACTAAGCGTTTAGGTTTAGGAGATACTTTAATTTGGGCTGCAATCTTTAGTTTTGTAGGAGTACTTGGTGTTTCAGGGTTGATGTATGAAACAGCAGGTGGTATTTGGCAGTTTATATCAGATTCAGTAGGGTATGCTGTACCTAAGTAGAAGAAAGTAGGTAGTTAAGTGGCTTTAAGAACATACTTAAGAGAGGGAGATATAGTTGATGGCTCTTGGGAAGTTATTAAACAGATTGGACAAGGTGGTTCAGGTACGGTTTATTTAGTACGTGATATTGAACTAAATAGGTTGTTGGCTTTAAAAGAGGTACCGGTTAGGAATACTGACCAAGGTAAACGCCAAGCTAAAGCAGTTGTAGCTGAGGTTAGTTTATTAAAATCTTTATCTCATCCGTCTATTCCTCGTATTTTGAAGATGACACACGATGAGCACTCTATTTTGATTATCATGGACTACATTGAGGGGTATTCTTTACGTAGTTTGATTGCGAAGAAGAATTACATTGAAGAAGCCCTTATTGTTAAGTGGGGTTTAGCATTATGTGACACTTTGAAGTATTTACATAATAGGAATCCGAAAGTTATTTATAGGGATTTAAAACCACATAATGTGATGTTATCAAATGAAAACCATTTATTCCTAATGGACTTTGGTATTTCGAGGGAAGTTGGTCCTGATTTCGATTATAGTAAAGAGGATAGAGTAGGTACTAAAGGATATGCAGCACCGGAGATGCGAGCGAAAAATGCTTGGTTTGATGAGCGTTCTGACATATACGCTTTAGGTCGAACTTTATATTTCTTAGCTACTCGTAATAGTCCGTCTTTAGAGAAATTACCGAATGGGCAAGAATTACCAATTTTACCGATTCGTCAATATGATGCTTCACGTTCAGTAGGGCTTGAGAAGATTATTGAGAAAGCAACTGCTTATAAACCAACGGACCGGTATCAAAGTGTAGAAGAGATGATATATGACTTGAAGAACATTGATAAAATGTCTGAGGGTTATATTCGTAAAATCAAACGTAGAGCGACTACGATTTATAGTTTATTTGGAACGTTGATTTTGGGTCTTTTCTTGTTAGGTAGTGGTGCTCTTTATTCTCAGATGGCAACAACTGATGCGTATAACCAAGCCATTTCTAAAGGTAAAACTTCACAAGATTTAGATTCTTTAGTAAGTGCTAGTAAGATTATGCCAGGTGAGGTTGAGCCTTACTTAGAGATGGTTAAGATTTATAGGTCTAATGGTCATTTTACAAGTGAGGATGAATTCCAATTATTAAGTGCTTTACAGTCTAATTTACCTAGTTTGAAGGGTAAAGAGGGTGCAGGGGATTTACTTTATCAAGTAGGTCAGTTGTATTGGTTCTATTATCCTCAAAACGGTCAAACTAAGTCAGTTTCTTGGTTTGAGCAAGCAAAGGACTTCGGGGTATCTGAGAAGAACCAACACTTATTGTCAATCTATCTGGAGTTAGGTACGTTTAAGAAAGGTATATTAAGTTCTATTACTGACCATTCAGATAGTGGAATGTACAAGACTTATTGGAATGCTTTAAACGACTTATCGACTGAAATGGGCGATGATTCACAATTACAGTTAACTTATTTACAAAGTGTTTTTGATGTGATTGACTCTTATTCTGGTGGTTTGAAATCGGATGGTTTATCTTTAGATGAATTAAAAGTAGTCTTTGATAAGGCAGTGGATTTATTAAATTCTTACAGTGGTAAGACAGATGCACAGATGAAGGCTAAAACTGAATTGCAGAGTAGAGTAGAGACTGTACGTAATAAGTTAAATACTACGTATGGTATACGTTAAGGGGGGGGGTTAGGATGAATATATTTACAATACTAGGTTTTATATTTATTTTAGGTTCCCTAATCGGTTTATTGATTATGTCTGCTAAATATGGGATTAAACCTACTTTAGATATTTACACAGGTAAAGAGAAGAAAAAGGTATTATCTCGTATTGAGGCACGTAGAGATTTAATTGGTGCTGAACAAACTGCTGAGTTGGTAGAGAAGTATTCGGCTTTAGATAATATATCGAGAACAGGATCATTGGTATCAGAAAGAGCTTCTGGCTCATTAACTCAAGATTTATTTAAGAGTTCAGAGCAAGTAGATGCTTTATTGACAACTCTTATGGGGAACAATTCTGCCACAACTTCAAGTTTGGAAGTTGATACTTCTGTGGATATGAGTTATTTAGGTGAAGAACCAATTGAAGAGCAAACTGGCTTTTTAGATTCTGATAATGAGCCTAAGACTAAAGTTGAAGTACAGGCGCAACAACAAGAGAGTTTAAAGATTGAAAGAGCTGTAAATAAAGTGGTTACATCTAATGGAATTTTTAAAGTAGATACAATTTTTGACAACATTGAGTTATAAGCATTAAAAGACTTGCATAATCTTGTTGTTGTGATATAATAAGTTTTAAGTAAGGGGTTTACTACCCCTTTTAAGTTAAGAAAAGCAGAAAGACAGAGGGTATCAAATGTCAAAAGAAGAGAGACGTAAGAAGAATTTACGTTTAGTATTAAAACGAGGGAGTGTATTTGCTGCAACTATAGCTAGTGTAGCAGTAGGTCAAGGTGTTGCAAGTGCTGATACGATTCAACCTACGGATGCAACTTCACCAGTAGTTTCAACTACTGCTAGTGAGAATGCAGATTCAAGTACTACATCAGAGAAAGTTACAGAGGTAACTCCGACTACGGAAAATTCTGAACCAGTTACTTCTGAGGAGCCTAAGACTGAGGAGCCTAAGACTGAGGAGCCTACATTGGAAGAACCAAAGACAGAGGAACCTAAGACTGAGGAACCTAAGACTGAGGAGCCAACTCCAAGTCCAGAGGAACCGACTCCAAGTCCAGTTCCAAGTCCAGAAGAACCAACTCCAAGCCCAGAGGAGCCTAGACCAGAGGAGCCTAAACCGGAAGAACCGACTCCTACTCCAACACCAGAGGAGCCAACTCCAACTCCAGAAGAACCTACTCCTACCCCAGAGGAGCCTAAACCGGAAGAGCCTAAACCGGAAGAACCTAAACCGGAAGAACCTAAACCGGAAGAACCAGTTCCAACACCGGAAGAACCTACTCCTAGTCCGACTCCAGAAAATCCAACACCGGAAGAACCTAAACCAGAGGAACCTAAACCAGAGGAACCTACTGTGGAGGAACCTAAAGTTAAGTTCAAGGATAAGGATAAAGTTTCTGTTGAGGGTAATGACTATAAAGTTAATTCTCTTGGTTTAACTGAGGTTGAAGTAGAATTGCCTAAAACTATTACACCAAGAGAGGGTGATAGTATAATTCAAACTACTTCAAACGGTATTGAAAAACGGGTTCAAGGTGCGTCAGGTAATATTTTACCAGTGGACTCTACTTTAGAGTACTTGCATATCACTGAGACTGGAGAGGAAGAGCGAACTTTATTAGGTCGTGTAATAGATGCTGAGAAGTATGATACTTCAGCTATTACAAGTGAGAATAAAGTAGATTTGAATGTTCCTACTTTACTAGATGGTGATAAACTCCCAGAATATATGTACTTGGTGTCTAAGGATGGGGTTCACACATTAACGGCTAAACAAGAAGATGGGGTGTATCACTTTGATAGTTCTAGCTTACCAGAGGGTACGTATGAGTTTAATTTAGCGAATAGTACAACTACATATTACGGTCGTAAATTCAAACCACAAACGTTTACTTTAAATGGTAAACCTAAGAAACCTGTGATTGAAGTTCCTATTGAACCAAGTACACCGTCTCCGGCAGAGACTCCAACAACTCCAACTAATCCAACCACACCAGTTACTCCAACTAATCCAAGTGACGTAACTCCACCTAGTGATACAGTTAAACCTAGTACTCCGATTGTTGAGACTCCAATTGCACCAGAGAAACCAGTTTCTCCTTCTCCAAGTATCACTAACCCGTCTGATATTGGTGGAGGTACAATTATAACTCCTCAACCTCAAGACCACGATAACACAAGTGGTAATACAAATACAGGAGACAATATCAACATTGGTGGGGTATCTAACCAAACGAACTACGTAGAAAATCCAAATAAACTAACAGTTGGTGTTTCTTCGGGTTCTGTGAAAGAAGTAAAAGCTACTGTTTCGTCACAAGATGGTACGTCTGAATTGAGTGGGCGTGTAGTTAATGGTTCCTTTGTAGCTGATAGCTTACCAGACAAAGATGGTGTTTACACTGTTAAGGTTCAAGTAACAGATGATAAAGGTCAAACCTCTGAGAAGATTATTACGTATGCAGTTAATAAGAATGGTTCAACTTATGACTGGTTGAATAAAGATGTTAACGGTGCTTACTACCAATATTTAAGTGAAGATTTGAAACTCTCTGAGCATTCAACAACTCGATTAGACACAAGCAAAACTAAGTTCACATTTACTTTAGACGGTAAGGTTGTAACAGTGGATTCAAGTCTTGTTAAAGTAGTAGAGAAGAAAGAGGACGATGGTTCTTACACTTATACTTATACATTTAACAAGGATGGATTTAAAGATAACGGAGTTTGGTCTATTTCAGTAGCTACTGTGGATATTGATGGTCACGCTTCTTCTTCTAATGCTTCTGTTCAGTTCCAATTTGTATTGGATAATATCGTACCAGAACTAAAAGTAGAGGGTATTTTAAACAACGGTAAGTATAATGCAGCTAAACATCAATTTAAGGTTTTAGTTAAAGATAATATTGGTTTAGCACGTGTTCGAGTTCTTATTAACGGTAAAGTTTATGAATTTACGAAAGAAGAGCTACTTAAAGGTGAGAAGATTTTAGACTTGGAACGTTCTGAAACACCTTACTCTATTGAAGTTGAGGTTGTCGATTTGGCAGGGAACGTCACTACTCAAAAAGTAGAGGGTATCACAGTTTCGGCAACTACTTTAGATGCGTTACTACAATCAGATAACTTTAAGCTTATTTTAGGTGTACTTGGGGTAGGATTCCTAGGTTCATTATTAGCTTGGTGGTTTGCAGCAGTTAGAAAACGTAAACGCAAAGAGCAAGTAATGGAAGAGTTACGTGTAGGTGCTCATTTACTTACGGAAGCTGAAGGGTTAGCTTCATCTAGTGGAGTTAGTACTGCTGATGCACCTAATCCAAACGAACCTAACTTGGACGAGACTTCAGAATTAGGTGGTGCAGGTTTTGCAGCGTCTGAGGTATTAGAGTCTATTAAAGATTCTGCGAAAACAGAAGTACCTAAAACAGGTGATGTTTCTGAGTTAGGAGATACTACAAGTACGCTACCTTTGGAAGACTCTGAAAAACTAAGTACTTTAGATGTTGACCCAGAAACGGCTATTTTAGATAGTGAAGAGACAGGTATGGTATCTGATGAAGAGACTTCAGTATTGGATTTTGCTGAGGAAACAACTTCTGTATTGGATTCAGAAGATGAAGAAACTTCTGTGTTAAGTTCAGAAGATGAAGAAACTTCTGTCTTGGATGAAACTGAGACAACCTCAGTGTTAGATTCAGATGAAGAAGCAACTTCAGTATTAGATACAGAAGACGAGACAACTTTGGTCTTAGATTCTGAGGAGAATACAGGTAAAACTGATATTTTAGAACCTAGTGAAGATACAAATTCTTTAAAAGAGGATGTGTCTAAAACTAAGAAACCAAAATCTAAAGGTTCAAAAAAGTCTACTAAGAAGAGCAAATAAACGCTCTTAGTTATGTAGTTAGAGGGCTGTTTGAACAGTCCTCTATTATTTTTATAAGGTGGTATTATGGTTAGTATATTTAAAGATTTTTTGTTAATGCGATTATTGAGTAAAGTAAAAGGTTTAAGTTTAAAGCAGATTTATGAGATGTCTGTAAATGCAAAGGAAAAGGTTTATTCCTTGAGTGTCCTCGTACTTATTGGCGGTATTGCTACGTTTAACTATGCTTTTACTATGGGTTTAAGTAATATTTATTTATATCTATTGCTTGGGTTTTTACTTCTAGTATTAGGTTTGGGTGTGCTTTATCATATCAATTTGTATTGGACTTTAAAAGATTATATATTGTATATGTTGCGACCAGTTGAGAATGATTTAGACCGTCCAGAAATCTATTTTAAGAGACTTTTATCTTCAGAGGTAGATTTACCTAAGAAAGAAAATAAAACGGAGTAGAAGCCAATTCTGAGCTTCTGAGTGCTATATTTTAGAGAAGGTAACAAATGTCAAAAGATAAAACAAGTTTACTAAGTGAATTAGATTCGGAGGATGTCTCATTTGAGTACAATCCTTTAGTAGATTTTAAGTCTAGTCGCCCTTTAACTAAGTTTAAGTTCTTAGGGTCATTTTTGCAAAAAGTAATAACAATTGTTCTTCTTATGTTAGTAGGGGTATTGTTATTGAAACTCTCATTTAGTCCTATAAAAATATCAGGTTCTTCGATGGAGCCTACCATGCAGAACGGTCAAATTTGGTTTAGTACTATAAAAGAGTTTAAAAAACCTAAGCGTGGAGATATTGTAACTGCGTATGATGTATTAAATAGAGTTCGTATTGTAAAGAGAGTTGTTGCTTTAGAGGGGGATACAATTACAGTTACGGATAGTGGTTTATATGTGAATGGTCAGTTAGAGGATAACTCAGATGAAACTAAGGGTATGCTTATGGATACAACTTCTTGGGTTGGTTCACATAAAGGAGTAGAGACACATTTAGGTGAGGGAGAATATTTCTTATTAGGGGATAATAGGAATAATTCTGAGGATTCAAGAAGAGAGGGTATCTTTCCATATTCTACAATCCGAACAACTGTTACTTTAGAATCACCAGATTTTATCAAAAAATTCTTAGAAAAAACGATAAATTGATGAGAAATTTGTTTAAAACTTCTAAAGTTACCTAGGTTTAGTCCTTATTACACATAGTGAAAACCCTTGACAATAGTGGATTTTAAGCAAATCTCTTGTGCAAGAACAAGTTTAAAAACTTTTTTACGCAAAACTGTTGACATACGTGGGTTTTTGTGATATACTATTCATTGTAAGTTAGCAAAAAGCTAACTAAAAAAAGAAAGGAGCCTATATACATGGCTAACAAACAAGATTTGATTGCAAAAGTAGCAGAAGCTACTGAGTTGACTAAGAAAGATTCAGCAGCAGCGGTTGACGCTGTATTCGCAGCTGTAACTGAATTCCTTTCAGCTGGTGAAAAAGTACAATTGATCGGCTTTGGTAACTTTGCAGTTCGTGAACGTGCAGCTCGTAAAGGTCGCAACCCACAAACAGGTCAAGAAATCACAATCGCAGCTACTAAAGCGCCTGTATTTAAAGCTGGTAAAGCTTTAAAAGAAGCTGTAAACTAAGAAAAACTAATAGAAAGACTTTTCCTATTAGTAATTTTCAAATATAGGTTTGAGGTTTTAATACTTCCAATCTTAGGTATCGCTTGATTGCAGTGATTTTCACTTGGTGGTTTGATTCCATTAGATACCTATTGCAGTTTTTGAGACTGCATATTCCAAACGTTCCTAGTAAGTAAAGCGTTAAGTACGTTGTTTTACGTGTTTGTCTTATGGACTAGGTAATACAGTATGGTGGGCGTAATGTCGAATAGTTCATTATACTGTCTTAGTGGTCGGTTGAGCCCGCTAAGAATCTCCGCACTGTCTGGTTCGGCAGTTCCATTTACAAAATAAAATAAAGGTGTGTATCGTAAAGGTGGGTTTAAAACTTAGCCGTTAGTTCTTTACAGTAGTATACGACGGGTCCAGATGACGAAGGACGAGAACCTTAGGGTTGAGTAGTTCTGCACCTTTTACAAACGGTCGAGTTGCTGACTTAATGAGGTTGGAATCCTCACGTTTGTTTAGAGTTAATTAATTAACTCTATCTTTTCCTCCATATTCTTCGGTGGTGTGAAAGACAATGTGGCTCATGAGACAACTGCAAGGTTGTCTCCCCTCTTTTGAGGGTATTTTATAAGCGTGGATGGCGGAATAGGCAGACGCACAGGACTTAAAATCCTGCGAGCTTTGGTTCATGAGGGTTCAAGTCCCTCTCTGCGCATACACCTTAATCGAAAAAGAAGAAGTAAACGCATAAAGCAATCCTAAGCGGACTATGTGTGCGGAAGATAACTTCCGTTTGAAATTCGGTTAAGGTATTCATCATAAAGGTTCCATAGCTCAACTGGATAGAGCACACGCCTTCTAAGCGTGGGGTTGCAGATTCAAGCTCTGCTGGAATCATTATAGTTTTAGGTTTTATATTGCCTACGTCATAATCTCCTTGAAACACATAGAGGGGTATAGTCCTATTAGAGTTAATTCTAATTAGGATGAAAATGATGAACTTGTAATTAGTTTCTCGCCTGAATTGGAATAAATAGGGTTAGGGTATCGTTGATAAAGAGTAGCTTCCTTTTGAGATATTTTAAAGAGATGGTAGTAAAACGGATGTTGTGTGGAAAGTGGTTCTAAGTTAGGTTCGAAACTAGCGAAGGACTTAAGGACACGTTTTAGCTGATTACAGACTACTATATTTAGAACCGATAGCTCAGTTGGTAGAGCACTCGACTTTTAATCGAGGGGTTTCGCAGGTTCGAACCCTGCTCGGTTCATTAGATACTTCTGTTAAGGGTATCATTTTTATTTAGGCTTGGTAGCTCAGTTGGTAGTAGCAGTAGATTGAAGCTCTATGTGTCGCAAGTTCGAGTCTTGCCCGAGCCATTGTAGGTTTAGGTGCTTAAAACCTACAATATTTAGATACTTAACTAGCAAGCGTTGGTTAGCTTGCAAAGGAGTATCTTTATTCCACCATAGCTCAGTTGGTAGAGCGCATGACTGTTAATCATGATGTCACTGGTTCGAACCCAGTTGGTGGAGTTCCATTGCGAAGTGGAAGTTTAAACGTTTAAATCCTGATTACCACCGATAGCATGGTGCTTATGTTTGGGTCATGGCTTACATACACGAGCCGGTAAATCAGCGGAGTTTTCTTTGAAAACTGTTCGAATCCTTGCGGTGGTATTTGTTTTTGTGCCACAACGGCGTGCAATGCTTGAGAGAGGGTTGCAGAAGTTCTTAGAGTAAGTCTCTTACTCTTCGTATTTTAATATCGGAAAGTAGCGCAGTTTGGTTAGCGTACGTGTTTTGGGAACACGGGGTCGCAAGTTCGAATCTTGTCTTTCCGATTTAAGTACCTTTAGCTTAGATGGTTAAAGCTCTCGGCTCATAACCGAGTGACCGTAGGTTCGAGTCCTGCAAGGTACATTTAGAAAAAGGGAGAATTACTCGTATTTTCCTTTGTCCTAGGTAAGACATAAAACTACTGGGAAAGAAATCCGTTATCCCTTAACAATACGGGAACTTTCAACTTAGCAGATGCAAACTTTAGTGTCAGTAGCGTTAACAGTCAAAGTTTTCGTGAAGTTATGTCCTAAACCTCTGTTAGGTGAGGGGTATCTTCTGTAAAAGGTAGGTATCTCGTTGCCTATATTATTTATAGGTAAATGCGCTATCTCTTCTATGTCTTTTTATGGGTTATTTTTGGACGAACTTTTACTTTTCTGTTTTGAGAAGTTTGGTGATAGTAGCGACAATTTGTTGTAAGACTTTGGTTAGGTCTTACACCTTTAGGGGAGATTACCCAAGTCAGGCTATAAGGGGACGGTCTTGAAAACCGTTAGGTCGTTCGCGGCGCGAGGGTTCGAACCCCTCATTCTCCGTAAAGTTTCATAGTGGTATGAGTGGACAGAGGTCAAAAATGTTGTTGGGGTATTTACTTTCTAGAGTTAAGTACATCAAGGCTATGAACCGCTATATAAATTACATAATGTCCCCGTTTACTGGTATAACCTCTTGCTGGTAAACTTTTTTTTTAGTTTTAAGCCTAAAGAGAGGGTATCGACAGAATGTTAACTTACAACAAAATGATGAAATTACACAATGAACTATCTTCTAGTTTAGGTGAATTACAGCAACACTTAGAACTTGTGCTTGGAGATATTGGGTATGAATATGGTGTTTCTGCTCAAATTAAAGTTGATGAGGGAACTTGTTTAACCATAGGTTTTTATGATCCAGTTAGATATTTAGAAGTTGAAGCAGTAGTTGCAGATGATAAAGAGTTTAAACAGATGATGAAACTTCAAACTACTGATGAGTTGCTTTCATTTTTGTCTACTCGCACCATTGCGTAGTGCATCAGTTTATTTAAGCATTTTTTATAAAAAATATTAGTAACTTTTATAAAATTGATTGCTTTATACTTAAGCTTTTGGTATACTGTATTTACTATTAAGTCTTTAGACTTAAATACTTTTATATTAAGGATTTCAAATATGAATAAAATTAAGTTACTATCTGTTCTAGCTTTATCTACCGTAGTTTTAGGTGCATGTTCTTTGTTACCTAACCATTCAAAGAGTTCATCTGAAACAACTGAACAAGTAGAGACTACTAGTGAAGCAGATGCGGTAAAAGAGAAGGTTACCAAGGATGCAACAATTCTGTTGGACTCTATCTTAACGCAAGACGACACTAAATTTAAAAAGATTTATGGTGAGTCTTATGATAAGTGGACTGATGCGGTTATTGCAGTACAGACAAGTGAAAAGATTAAAGAAGATGGTTTAACCCCAGCTACTTCTTACTCTGTTCAATGGGTGAAAGAGTTTCAAGTTGAGACTCCAGAAGAAACTGTATCAGGTTTCCTAAAGACTCGTAGAGGTCTGTTTAAGAAGATTGAGAATTACGAAATCAAGGATGTAAAACTCGATGACTCAGGTAATTCTGCAACAGTAACTTTCACTTCTAAAAAGTTACATTCACTTGGTCTAGCTTCTGCAGTAAGAACAGTTCTAACCGAACTCATTGGGGGCATCGACAACCTAGGTAAGTACAACACCGCTGGTAATACAGATGCTGACGTTAAGAAATACCAAACTATTTTATCTTATTGGATTTTCCGTCACCTCTACCGTAATGACTTCAACATTTACTCTAATGTCGATTCTAACTTAGTGAAAACTCCATACACTACTAACGAGTATGATACAGAAATTACTCTTACGAAGGATAAGGATGGTAATTGGTTAATTTCTAAAGACGATTATAAGACTCTGACAACCGAATTACTAGACCGCTCTGAGGGGTATAGTTCTATTACTTATGATAAGCCAACAAAGAAGAGTGATTCTTTAACAGATGAGACTAAGGAAGAAACTACGGAAAGTAAGTCAACTAAGTCATCTGATAAGAAAGACGACAAATCAACTAAGAAGGCTAAAAATACGAAAGCTAATGTTTAATTAGTCTTAGAAAGCAAGTATTCTATGTGAATTACTTGCTTTTTGTTTTTGAGGTTTCTTTGAGTTTGCTGTGGTTTGTAAGTCTGTTTGGTTTACTTTAATTCATAAAACACCTACAAACGCTGAAAATACTAAGATTAAGTCTTGACATTTTACCTTGTTTCTGATATAATAAAGTTATCTTAATTGAGGGGTCGCTTGGATTCGACAGGCGATTGGACTTTTTAACCTCGCACCGAGTAGTGACGTAATCACTAAATTAAATATAACTGCAAATAACAATGCACCAGTTCGTGTAGCTGCCTAAGCCTTAGGGTTTAGTAGTTAATACGAACACAAGTAAAAAGTCGAATAGACGAGCGACTAAGATAAGTACCGGTATCTTTTAGTTGCTATAAACCTCGGTACTCGCAACTAAGATTTCTCAACTTAGTTTGTTAAAGAGAGATATAACTTTTAGCTTTGTGCGTTTCCTAAAAGTAGAATGTTAAAACGTAGCCGTGCGCAGTAAGGTTAACTGGAAAGGTCGTTTGGACGTGGGTTCGACTCCCACCGGCTCCATAACTGAGGAAAAATCATATAAAGAGGGGGATAACGTGTCATTTCTTACGAAAAATTTAGCTAAAGAGGTATTATCTAAGTATCCTTGCGCAGTAGAGGTTGCAGTTAATCCAAATTACTATGTCTTGTCTGATAGAGGTTCTATTTGTGGTTTAGGTTTATTTCAACCTCATGAGGTTGAAAGATTAAGTAATATTATTGGCGAAATCTCTAATCAAATCTACCTAGAAACTGGATTGTATATCACAGATTTAGACTGGTTAGATATTTTCCCAGAGAACAAGTCTTTATTAGATGCTCGCATTAAAGAAGCTAGCGGGTTATATGCCACTCTTCTTAAATCTTTCTCAGAGTGAGTTAATTGCAAAATATACGAGGTAAGTAGTAAATGGTTAAAGAACATTATCGATGCAGTTTAGGAACTAAAAAGCTTACTAAGTGGGGAAATAGTAAGGGTATCCTTCTACCAACTACGGTTGTAGAGAACCTAAATTTGTCTGAGGGTAGTGAGGTGGAGTTTCTTTTTGAAGATGGTAAAGTTATTTTGAGAAATAAAGCAACTCAGTTAAATATTCCCAATTATGATTTGGAAGAGTTATTAGAAGGTTACGAACCGTCAAGAGAATTGTTAGATTAAGCAAATCAAATTTGGTTTGCTTTTTCTATTGAAAAATTTTTGGTTATATAGTATACTAAATAAACTAACCAACAAAGGAGACTTATCATGAGACTGTTGAGATTGACAGAAGGTTATGAAAATCGTAACAAAGTAGTTCGGTACTTTGCAGTACCTAGAACGTATAATCGTTTGTTCAAGATTTTGGATAGTTATAGGTTCAAGACAGGTAAAATTACGTTAGGTAATTTTAATAACAGACCTGAGTTAAATATCCGGAAGTATGTGCCTACTGAATACAAAGATGCTATGGGTGCAGATTTAACTCGAAGTGAACTCGCTAAGATTCCTTTAAAATCTGTTTTAGAGTTCGGTTTTTGTGCGAGGGTAGCCCTCAGACAGTATCATCATTACGCAAGCTTGTATGTAGATTTTGACATTGTAGATTTTGATGAAGAATATGAGCGCCTTACTCAAGATTACGCAGATAAACTTTGCGATGTTCCAATAACTGACGCTTCTTATAACTTAGTTATTCATGGTTTCAAGGTAGGGTATGGGGATTTACCTGTTGACTCTATTTACAATTTAGAAAAGTATTTGTATCGATCAGGTGAAGAGAAACCGGAGCATTTCTACTCTAACGATGGTAATGAAGTAGTGAGAAACGCACTCCCAGACGTTGTGTATTTTATAGAACATTACGGTATCCGCCAAAACGCAGAGTTTGACTTTAAGTTGGTAGATAATACCCCACATCTATATGGTCGTGCTGAATATAGTAGATATGCTGAACGGAAGTTAATTAAGGTTTTACAATCTCAAGAACCTTTGGAGATTCGCTCTGTGGAGTCAAGTTGGAATTTGAATAACAAAGACCCACGTTTTCAACCAACAAGTCCTTGTGTGCTTTATATAGACACTGAGAAGTCTTATCGTCTAAAGCTTCAACGTGATTACGAAAGGGAAATCAAGTTACTGCAAGGGTATCGAAAAGCTCTCTAATTTTTCCTAAGTTTTAACTTTTTCTAGTAAAACTAAACTTTCCAAGAAAATTTGTTGACAAATATACCTAAGTGTGTTATAATATAAAACATAGAAGTTGAGTTTTTGCAGTAGACAGATTTAACTGAGCAGTGACGACTACAAACATCTGCACATATTTGTCTACACGGGAAGTAGGGATCGCCCGAATCAAAAGAACACGGTCGCTCGATGTAGCCAAATCTGTCTGCGGAAAAGCAGAGACTTGCCCCACTTTAAGACTTGGTTGCTGATGATGGATGAGCATTAAAACGTAGGTTCGATTCCTATCCAAGTCATTGTTGAAAATAGTACGTTGTTTCTCAGAACAGAGGTGTGGGTTCAAGTCCTTCCTAGACCGTTAGTCTAGTAGTATAAGCAACAAATGTTTAAAAGAGGTTACGCAACTGAGATAAGGGTATCCTCAAACATGCATCATTGGTCAAGTGGTTAAGACACTGCCTTTTCACGGCAGTAACAGGGGTTCGATTCCCCTATGGTGTATATACTGAGCTTTAACTCAGTCTGAGCCACAGTCGGCTCTCCAAAGGTACGTAACTTTGGGAATTGCCTTAGAGTTTATCTTTAAGGGGTTTACGGTGATTTTGTACGTTATTTTATATAAGTAGTCCTTGATACATTAGTAGATGGGATAAAGGGTGAGTGTTACATCCAGTTAGGGTAGGTATTGTTTAATGATACTGACTAACGAACTTTTATTAAACTTGCTAAATGAAGTTTTATTTTGATGTGGTAAAAGATAACATAAAGGTCTAGTATTATTATATTTGAAGTGTTGGTTCAGTTTAATTTTGAGGTTGGAGCTTAGTTTGACTTAGTAATAGAAGCATTTGTAGGGTGATGCAGTAAGGAGAGGTAACGTTACTCCTAGGGAAGTCGGTTCAAGACCGTCCTATTACATTATCTTAGGGGTTTATTTGTAGGTATGAGTTGTTGCTAGATGATTTATTAAGTGCTTTAGAAACAAGAGGTATTGACACTTCTAAATTGAATTTAGTTGAGGAAATTGACAGTGATATTAAACCTCTTGATTAAGAAATATGGTTTCGTAGCGTAGTGGTTATCGCGCTGCCTTGTCACGGCAGAGATCGAGGGTTCGATTCCCTTCGAGACCGTTACATATTGTAAAGGGTATCTAACAGCCCTAAGTCCTCAAATGTTAGGTTAACCGAAAGGGTAGATATAGAATCAGCGTATTGAGGTAGTATGCTTAAGGGTTCTATTCTACGGTAGCTTCCAACCGTAAAGACAGGTATGGTTTAAGTTAAGTAAGCGTAACAAATAAACAAAAGGTTTGCAACTTATATCGGAGACCGAAGCTTATCCGTATAAAGGCGGTGACTGCTCGTTGAAATAGAAACGGGGTTATATTTTGGAAAGGTAGCGAAGAGGCTAAACGCGGCGGACTGTAAATCCGCTCCTTCGGGTTCGGGGGTTCGAATCCCTCTCTTTCCATTGCTTAGGTTTTAAGAGTGGTCTAAGCAACCTCCTTTCTTTAGAGGGGTACTATTATTGTTCTAAGTTAGATACGCCAATATCTAACTTAGTTTATAGCAGAGTAGTAGCAGCGGTAGCTCGCAAGGTTCATACCCTTGAGGTCGCAGGTTCGAATCCTGTCTCTGCAATCACCAACATAGTAGCGATATGTTGGATTGAGCAACCCCGAAGTAGAACAAGCGTTTGAAGGGGTTGTGGTGTTCTAAACAAAACAACTAAACTGTTTCGTTAGGTAACGTTAAACTAACGGAGATACCATTACCGTCAAGCTTTGCTTGTAAAGTTGGCAATTAAATCGACCTAAGTAAGTCACATTAACTACTTTGGGTGATACCATACCTTTGTACTCAGATGCATAAAGTTGGCAAAAGATTTGTCCTAAATAAGACAATTAAACTGTTTTACTAAGTTCGCACTTGGATTTCCACTTTTATTAGAAAGATTTTATATTGATTTCAATGGATAACTATTTAAGTGATAATAATAGCTATATTCAAAGAATGAACCAAACTGCTGAGTCTAAATTTAAGGTAGTTGAGCCTTTTCTTGGAGATAGGGTTACACTTTTGGATTTCGGCTCTGGTATTTCTTCGGAGTTTATAGTTGATGTAGTTTCTACAGGTGCTAATTACTATTCTTATGATATTTCTCCGACTGTGCAAACTACTTTATCTCGTATGAGTGTAAATGTAGTAACTAAACAAGAGTTACTTAAAGGGGAACTTCAATTTGATGTGATTTATCTCTCTAGTGTTTTCCACGAGATTATGAGTTATTTAACTCGTCAAGAACGTACAGAAACCATATCCATGATTGTAAATAGTTTAAAAACAGGTGGTTCTCTAGTTATTCGAGATTGGGCTAACCCAGATTTGGTGTCTGAGACATTCACGCTCCGACCTGTTTCAAAACAAAGTGAGATAGAAATACATACTTGGATTCAAGAACTTCAGAAAAACTCGATTATTGATACTGTTGAGACAAAAGAAGACGGTTCTATTATAACTACTGTGAAAAATGCTTATGAGATTATGTTTCATACGGTTTGGGGTTTGAAGTCTTTGAGTCGAGAGTCAAAGGAACAATATAACGTTACAACTGCACTCATGAAGTGGATTTCGTATCCTTGGAAAGATTGTTTACAGTTGCAAGGGATTTATCAGTATAAGGATCAGAGTTATTTAACTTATTTACAGAACTATTTTGAATTAGATTCAGTTCCTTTTGATACAAAAATGGTATGTGTTTTCGAGAAGAGCTAAATTTTTTACTTGGAAATTATTGTCCTAAACAAGACATTAAACTGTTTTGTCTCATTGACATTAAACGAGCGTTGACTTTAAGATGCTACCTCACGGTATCTTAGACGAGCTTCTGATTAGGGTTTTCGGTGTACACCGCGGGTGAGGGTTTAAAACCGAATTTACTTGTATTTTATTTGTAAATTTGATATAATATGGCTCCCTGTCTAATATAGTCATTTATGGAAAACGTGTTAAGAACTTCTAACTGCTTGTTCCCTGCTTTGTCAAAATAACTTTTAGGGGAGAACACATTTACAAAATTGAAGATATAAGTAAATACCTTTTATACGTGACCAATACTCCGATGATGTCGTAAAACTCAGGCGGAAAATCCTAGTTGAGTGTACATTAAAACTAGGTGGATGCAAGGCGCAAGTTTGGCAGCGGTCTGTCGTTTCCACCCCTTGACCCCTTAAGTAAAAAACCAAGAAACTTAAATACTGATACGCTCGCTCTAGCATGTCAGTAAAGAGCAATTTTTGGAGGGTTTAGCTCTCCTTATAAATAGTGTAGTCCAATTACACTCGGTGGTTGGTGCAAAAGAAGGGCTTTGCGCACTTCTCTTCTGCTACACACAATTTAGGTTTAAGTTTCTTTCTATACCAAAAAAGAAACTCTAGGTCAACTACTAGCGAAAACCAAGCAGTAACAAAGTTGACTGGGTATGCTCAATACTCGACAGAGATAGGCTTTGGTAGAAGGTCTATAGGTGGGAATCCTAAAATAAAGAGTACATAATTCCAAGATACTCGGAACCTAATGAGATTGGTTAACCGTGGGTGCTTTCTTCGAAGGGTTGGAGTCCTTCGACAAGTTTTCTAAGTGCTTGACCACAAACTTAGTGAGCAGATTTAGTTCAGTTGGTAGAACATCTGATTTGTAATCAGAGGGTCAGCGGTTCGAGTCCGTTAATCTGCATGGGATTATGGAGAGAATCTGCTTTTGTGGGTTCTTTCTCCCCAAGTGCACTTGGTGACAATATACCACCCCCGCTGTTGGGAGGTTAGGTTGGTGCGATGTAGTCTGGCTACGGACGTGGTTGGCGCAAGTGATTGGGATGAGCGCTGTACCAATCAGCTACATCATTTTTATTGTGGTGACGTAAGGCAATGTGGTGAGCCACTTGTTTGTGGAGCAAGCGTTAGTCGGTTCGAATCCGACACGTCACATCAAAGTGTTACCTAGAGTATACTTAAGCATTATAAAGTTTTTAGACTACCCACAGGTCTAATTACAAGCTTTGTTTAGGGTTGTCAGTGAAGACCTCGTTGGGGAAAACTGAATTTTGTCAGATAAGAGACTTTAAATCTTATTGAGTGTTGTGCGAGAGTTCTTCCTTTCGCCTTTTATATTACCTTATAACCTTGATAAGTGTGACCTTTTGTGATAGACTTAAGTAAGAGAAATAGAGTTAGTAGAGGTGTGCGACATGATTTATAAACGTTATACAGTTGAAGTAAATGGACAAGTTTTGTCAGTAGAGTTAGCTAAAATAAACAATTCTTTAGCGCATGCGTTACGAGATAACGGTATCTTATTTACAGAGGAAGTTCTTGAACAAGAAAGAGAATACGATTATTATAAAGATGATGAGAAGATGGAGAAGTTCTTAGAGTCTTTAATTTATCTTTTATATCCTGAACTAAAAGCAAATATTAGTAAGTTAAGTCGTATTGTTAAAAACTTAGGTAAGGAATTTGCAAAGTTTGAAAATATTTATGTAGATGGACGTTTGAGTTTGACTGAGGGTTATAGTATTGTGATTAGCTTTGACTATAGAGACTCTTTTATTTCGTTTTATAGCTTTAAATATGATGCACCTCTACTTGGGTCAGTAATTGAAGAAACTGAGAAGTTTGCTAATCAAATTTATGGTAGGTTGTGGTGATTTTTATGCTTAAAGAAGTGATTTTAGATGAGTCTATTTTGGACTTAGAATCTTGGTTACCTCAATCTGCGATAGATGAGGTGGTTGAGTTAATTTTACAGTTAGAAGAACAAGAGGGAAACAAACCATCGGTATCCTCTGTAAAACCTTGATTTTTCAAAGTTTTTATGTTATACTACTTATAATTATTAAAGAAGTTGGTTTTAAGTTATGCGATTAAAAATTTTGAAGTCTAAAGATTTGGAAGAACTTTCCGATTCTATGTACGAAAACTTATCAAAAGTGTTTGTCTTTTTATCTAGTTTATTAGCTTCAATTGTAGTAGGTTGGTTAGCTTTTTTATTACTGTACAAGTGTTGGATTTACTTCGGTATCCTACAACCTCATGCGGAGGGTTTATCTCTTGGGGTTCTTCTAGTTTTTCCTATCTTTTATTCAAATTATAAGTCTAAAATGAATGAAAGCGAAGTCTCTCCTAAGAATCAATTTAAACTTAATTCTACTCAGTTGTTTTGTACTTTCTTGGCTTTAACTATTATCCTCAATTTAGATTTGGTAGTTCCTATATTTAAGGGTTTCAATGATTTCTTTAGTTCACTGCTTTCTCCGTCATTTTAGTTATATGCTTGATTAAATCTTGATTTTTCAAGGTTTAAGTGTTATAATAGTCCGAATAAATAATGAAATGAGGTTTCTCAAATGGAGCAGTTATTTGAAAAACGATATACAAAGAAAGGTGTTCGTACATTTTTCAAGAAACAAGAAAATGGATATTGGGATGTACACATTGTATTTTATCCTAGAAAAGTCGATAGTAACCCATTTCGAGGTGGTAAGTTATTTGCTGACTCTTTAGATGGCTTGTACCGTGAAACTGGAATAATGCCTACTTGGAACTCGATTGGTGTTCCAGAGAACTCTGTTGATGATAGTGAGGAAAAGTTGGCTTTAGGTTTTAAAGAGGTTATTTTATGATTATGAAGAAACTTTTAAGTCATTCTATTGAGGGTACAAACCACGATAATGAAGATATATTTGGAGTTTATAAAAACTACGTTTGGGTAATGGATGGTGCTACAGATTTGTTTGATACACCTAGCAAGTATGGTTTCTCAGTATCTCAAGTCATGCAGACTTTAAATCAAGTTCTACCTAAAGAGTGTAAAGATTATAGAGGTTTGAAAGATATTTTAGCTTCTGCAATCTCACAAGTTCAAGCTACTTATTTGTCTTCTGATTTGACTTATGACTATTCTGAGTTACCAACCTTTGCTTTCATGTTTGGTCGTCTTACTGAAGATTTATTTGAGTATATCTACTTAGGAGATTGTTATTTAATTTGTAGTCAGTTAGATATTATTACGGACTCTTCTTTTGCTCCGTTTGTACAAGCAAATAGAGAAGAGATTTCGCAGCTAAAGACTCTACAGGTTCCTAATTTAGATTTTGAAGTTAAAGAAGTGTATAAGCGAACTAGACATTTAGCGAATAAACCAAGTGGGTATCATATTGGAAGTCTTGATCCAGAGTGTGCTTATTTGAGTAATCAAGGGTATTTTCCTTATAGTGGTCAAGAGTTGATGTTTATGACAGATGGTTTTTACAATATGTTTTCCGTGTTTGGTTCGGTGAGTGAGACACTTTCTGAACTTCAAAAATTACATTTAGATGGTTCTGTTAAATTAGATGATGCCACAGTTGTAGTAGTAAGAGGATATTAAGTTGTTTATTCCATTTCAGAATGGTTATTCTATTTCAGTTGTACCTTCAACTTACAAACCTTACTTTTCTACGGAGTTTCAACAAGATTATGTTTCTACCAACTATCCAACTGCTTTTAATGGTTCTACTGTTCGGTTAGAGAGTTTAGTTCAACGTGAAGATGGTTTTGTTTCCTTATCTTGTTCATGTTTAGATTTCTATTCTTTTCTGACAAGTAATTTATTAGTAACTCCTACAGAGATAACTTTAGATACATTTGGGAACTATCTTTCTTGCCCTCACTTAGCTAATGTGATAGCAGTTAGTGTTTTGGTACATGACTCAAAGTCAGTATTATTAACCAAGCGAAGTTCTACTGTTTCTTTAAATCCAAACCTAGTTGGGGTATCCGTCACAGGTGGAGTTACTTTAGCTGACTTAAAATCATCTGACTGTTTGCGTTCTGCAGTTCAAACTGAGGTAAAAGAAGAGTTAGGTTTGTCTATTTCTTTTGCAGATATAACAGTTTCAGGTCTTTATATTAGTGAAGACAAGTTTCAACCAGTCGCTATTTGCTTTGTTAAAACTATGGATTTGAACAATTTACAGTTGTACGGGGTTGATACTGATTTTGAAACGAGCTTGTTTCTTAAATTATCGAAAGATGCTTTAAGGGGTTTAAATTTCAAAGACTTCACAGATACGTGCAAATTTCACTTAAATTATTTTATACAAGAGAACCTTTAAAGTGCTTAGGTTCTCTTTGTTTTTGCTTGATTTACTGGTGTTTTTATGGTATAATAAAGAAAATTTGAAATGGAGATTTTGTTTTGAAATTTAATAAAAAGCTAGAAACTGATTATCAAACTTACTTGGTGAGATTTGGGTTGCAAGTAACTAAAGAAGAATATAGAATTAAGCTAAGAGAAGTAAACCCAAATGCTATGAAAGATAGTTTGGAAAACTACTTAAAGCGGTTTTTCTTTGACGTAGAAGTTTCAGTATCGGAGAGTAGTCTGAGAGTTCAAGTTAAAGATAGAGGGGATTTAGAAATAGGTGTAATTACAAGTCACTATGCAGATTTCCCTATGTTATACTCGGTATCCACAAATGATGCAGTAAAATTGTTATCTCATATTTGGTATACTTACGAAGATGGCTTTGACTTAGCGTGTTTAACTGGTTATTGGGATTTCCCAGAGAAGTTTGAGGGGAGTAGTGTTTTAAACTTTGAACAACCTATTCCTCAAATGTTTGCTATTAGTTTTAGAACTCGTATTGAAAGAGTATTTATTGCGAATAAAGGCGTTGGGAAACAAGTTTACATGGAGAAGTTAGAGCATTTACATGAATTAAGTAAGGTTTTGGAATACTTTAAATACTCTAACTATGTTGAAATTCCAAGTTCTGCTTGGGTATCTAGGCTCCAAGTTTTACCTTACACTACTGAGTCTGCGGTTAACACTCAAGTTTGTGTTCGTCCATTTATTGAGGTGGAGGTAGTTTAAAGTGCCTAGATTAGTAAATACTCAGAAAATAGGAGTTCGATATTTTTCAGAAGCTATTGTTGAAATAAATGAAATAACTCTCGAAGAACCTAATTCAAATTGTAAGGTTGTAAAAATTAAAGCAGAGCGAACTTGTAAAGATTGTGGTTGTACTTTAGTGAAAGGTACTAGATGTTACACTTTCAATCCTCGTTTAAAACCTCGCTATTGGGTTTGCTTTGATTGTCTCCCAGAACCTACTACTTCAGTTGAGCGTGAGGTAGGTATGTTAACACTTGATAACATACCTTTGTTATTCTCTAACAGAGTTGGTCGCATGGGTCAACATAAATCCAAAGAGCAAATTACTCAAGAAGAGTTGGAAGATTATATAGATACCAAAGAAGAGCTAGATGAATACCACTTACGTGGTTTACATTTTGATGAGTTTTAAAATTTAGTAGTTTTTCTCTTTCAATTATTTTTGCTTTGTCACCTTTTACAGTAGTTAGATTTAGATTTTATCTTGTTTATGGTTTTAATTTGTGGTATACTGACTATATCTATAATTAAGAGGTGTAAACATGAGTTTATTTTCCGATTTGAAGAGTTTGTTAGGTTCTAGTGGGTTTAAATCTTCACATCAAGCGCACATGAAACGCTTAGAGAAAAAAGGAATTAAAGTATTAGAAATTGTACATGAGGGTACAAGTTCTACGATGGTTGAGTTACCTATTGAGTACAATAATCAATTAGAAGCGTTTGCGAAGAAAGTAGCTTATCCAAAGACTGTTGTAGGGAATAGTTTAATAGAAAGCTTATCTCCTTTAGTTTATCAGATTGTACTTTGGGGTATCCGTGATTTACAATTCTATGATGAGTTCTCAGGTTCAGAAAAAACTTTTGAGAAGTTGGAGTTTACCTTGTCTGAGAGAGAAGTACGTGCAGATATCACACTTAGTGGTTTTACTTATTCAGTTACATATACAGATGATGGTTTTATATTAAGTCCTTTTAACTTAGTTTATTATGTGTTACCTTTTGAAGATGTAAATTCATATAGAGGGATTTTATCTTCTAACAAGCAATTGTTGAGTAAAGGTACCACTAAGATTGTATGGGGTGAGTTTAAAGTAGATATTCTAACTGCACCTTCTAAGAGTTCTGAATATTATAGAGGTCGTTACTACATTTACTCTACAAGCAGAGGTGTATTTTCAAGTGTTAATGGTCAGAATGAATTTTTACCTTATGAGCGTGAGGATTGGTCTAGTCTCTTAAACTACGGGTATCATTTTGACTCAGAGGATGCTGCTAAGAGTTTTTTGGATTCAGACTTGAAAACTTTCTTAAAGGGTATTGGTGAGACTACAGGAGACTTGCAGTTATTGTCTTCAGCACGTGTTTATTCTGAGGTTATGAAGTTGCAAGAAGAGAACTAATCGTCAAACAGATTGATTGAGAGCCTAGTTGAATCTAGGTTCTTTTGTATTTAACTTGACTTATTTAGCTTTTTGTAGTATAATGAAGAAAATAGAAATGAAAGAAGGCTTGGCAACTTATGTCTTATATCAAACCACCCACTAAAGAGGAAAAAGCGGCGTATTGGGAGAAATTTCAAACTGTATTTTTGTTTACTCTTCTAGCATCCGCTTTTGTAATCTTAATTTTTGTTTTAGGTTATTTATTTTATCGTCATATAGATGCAGTAATTTATCTAGGTTTACCATTTTTGATGGTATTTATTCTTTCAGGAGTTGTTGGTTCTACCTATGTTGAAGTTTATGAAAATTGGAACATGATTTACAATCGACATAGAGTAGGTCATTACGTTTACTACATAAATTCTATATTTGTAGCTATATTCATGACGGTGGTATCTTTTGGTTCCTACTTTGCTTTACATCTAATTGGCGCACCGACACCAAACCTATATTTGTTATCTTTTGTGTCTATACTCTTGATTGCTACGTTTACCGTGTACTACGTAATTAAAATAAAGAAAGACAAGCCACCTTTCTCTCCTTTAACTACAGAAGAGAGTGAAGCTAGAGAGTTTTTAAAAGACATTTATTACAGAAAACTTGGGTTAAATAGTTCACTTAATAGCAGAGAATCTCATTTATTGTCTGATAATTATTCTAGGTTAGGTTGTCTTGATTATTACATTAACTATGGAGTATTCAATCTCTCACAAGTTGATGAGTGGTTAGAACACTTAGGGAATGATGAGATAACTGTCAGTACGCTCTTTGTTCAAATGGATTCTCTCAATAAAAAGCATAACAAAGTTGAGTGCGAAGAAGTATATAAAAAAGCTAGTGATTTACTAAGTTATTGGAGAGAGTTACCGGCACTTATGAGAGATTCTAAACTACTCAAGAGTAAAATTCAGCGTTATTTGGACTAGAAAGAGAGGGTTTTATGCACTTAATCAAAACTTACAAAGCCGTTCTAACCCATCAATTAAATTGGACTTTAATGGGTGAAATTAGTATGGCAGAACATGCAAATTTAAAAAGAATACAAGCTTTTATATTTCCACACTTGGATAACTTGGAGTTAGGAAAACCCATTTCAGAGGAACTAAAAGCACTATCCAATGGGTATCTTATTAATTTGAGTTACACTTATTGTAACGAGTTTTATCCCCTTTATCTTCATGTTGAAGATGGGTTTTTGAAGTCAGTAACTAAAACTGTCTCTGCTGCGGAAGATGAGTCAGAAGAATCTGCATTTGGTTACTTTTCTTCGTTAGATTACTTACTATAACAAGTAGAACTAATAGTAGATATAATTAAAAGCACATAAATTTAGGTGCTTTTAATTTGTATTTTCCTTACTTTTTAAGAAACTTTTCAAATTTAGCTAATTATCTATTGACAAAAGCTACTCAATGTGGTAGAATAAATATAGCATGAAGGGTGGTTCCTTTGTGTGAACAAATTTACATTTCAGAAAGGTTCTTAGATGACTATTGCAGGTCTTTAGGTTATAACGTTTTGTAGGTGTAATTTGTGATGTTTCATATATTTTTTAATGACTTCCCCCACTGATTTTAGTCGAGGGGAAGTTGTTATTTTCTTTAAACTTTTGTCAATGATTTGACTTTTTACTTGCTTTCACTAAAATCGTATGCTATAATTATTTTATGAAGTTTAGTGAAAGGAGTCTGTAAATGGAAATCAATTTGACATCCAAATTACGTATTGTGTTTCAATCCGAAGACGATAGAAAAAGTGCTTTTGATACACTTATTGCTTATCGTGATGCTTGTAATTACGTATCGCAATATATTTTCAGTCATGATTTCGTGTTGAAACAAAGTGATTTACAGTCAGCTCTTTATCACGAGCTTCGTGAACGCTTTGGTCTTAAATCTCAAATGACGCAATCCGTTTTCAAAACGGTGATTGCTCGTTATAAAACGGTTCAAACACAACTTCGTAAACAAAGAGTTTGGGATGGTTATAAAAAGGATAACCACGGAAAGGAAATTCCCAATTATATCAATAAAGATTTAACCTTTTTGTGGAAATCGATTGAATTTAAACGTCCTCAATTAGACTTGGTTCGTAACCGTGATTACAGTATCAAAGACAATTTGTTGTCTATGAATACGATTAACGGACGTATTTTCGTTAAGGTTTACAGTCTTAAAGAAAATCCTTATTTTGATGGTTCGTGGAAACTTGGAACTGGAAAAGTGGTTCAAAGTGGTAAACACTGGTTTTTTCACGTTGCAGCAAGCAAATCGTTTCCTGAGTTTGAACTATCTCAATTGAAACACGTTGTTGGTATCGATAGGGGACTCCGTCAAATTTTAACCATTTATGACGAAAAAGGTCAAACTCGTTTTGTCAATGGGGCTTTCATTGCGAAGAAACGCAATCATTATGCCAATCTTCGAGCACACCTTCAAGCGAAAGGTACGAAATCAGCTAAACGTCGTTTACGTTCTCTAAGCGGACGAGAATCCCGTTGGATGAATGATGTCAATCATTGCTTATCTAAGACACTCGTTAACACTTACGGCAAACAGACGCTGTTCGTCCTTGAAGATTTAACTAGCGTAACCTTTGACACGGTTCACTTGCGTAGAAAAGAGAATCGATACGAACATCATTCTTGGTCATTTTATGACTTGGAACAAAAACTCAGATACAAGGCTCACTTAAACGAAAGTGAAGTCATTTTGGTGGATGCTCATTACACTAGTCAGCGTTGCCCTAAGTGTGGAAGCATTGATAAATCGAACCGTGATAAAAACATTCACCAATATATCTGTTCGAACTGCGGTTACTCAAGCAATGATGACCGAGTGGGCGCCATGAACATTTATGAATTAGGTAAATGGTTTGTATCGGGTGTTGAGAAGCCGTCTTTTGTAATCACAACTGAATAGACATGCGTATACGTATGTCATTGCCGTAGCTCGTCAACCTGCGGATTTAGAATGTTATTTCTAAAAAAGAAGTCTCAATAGTTTTGTTCTATAAACAAAGAAGGTGGAAGGAAGTTTCTTCTGTTTGACCACCTTCAAATTAGGGACAAACCACTTACTTTAGTGGGTGGTAGTTGATATATGCCTCTTTCGTAAGGAAGAAGGTGGAGACTAGTAGAGCTGTTGCTCCAATTACAGTTTGGTCTACCTATGGGGTTCGAGTCCTCATGTCTCCATTTCCAAAAACGCAGTTTGGATGGAAAGAAAGCAGATGTATATCTGCTCTTTTTCGTAAGCTGATAAAACTTTCTCAAACCTCTCTCAGAGGTCACAGATTGCCCCAGAATTAATTTTAGATATAAAGTTGGTAAATTGTACCTCCGAAAAATAAAACTCGTTAGAGAGCAAATTAGAGGGTTATAAATTATGAATGGAAAAGATAAGAAAGTGATTGAGTTTTTAAAAGCTCAACGATTGTTCATGGCAGACAAAGTACGGTATCGAGAACTTACAGAGTTGATTTCAGCTTTTGAAGACGGTACTTATTCCGTAGATATGTCTGAGGAAGAGTTACCACATAAGGTTTGGTTGAATATACAGATGGCTTTAGGTGGTAGGTTTGGGAAATAATTAAATAAGACGGAGGTAAAGTTTATGTTTTTATCGAAAGCAGACATTTTAGAACGGTTAAGAGTCTTAGATTCGAAGTCGCAAGGGGTATCCTCACCAACTGAGGTACTTATTGTAGGTGGTTCTGCACTTTCTCTGTTAGGAGAGTTGAGATTAACCTCAGATGTTGACTATATTGGTTCTCTTGATTATTTACCGAAGGAATATCTAGCCAGTTTGGGTTTTTCAAATAATGTTAAAACTTTCTTTGCTCTATATGGTACTGATGAGTATAACGCTTTAGAGTTGAGTGGGTTTAATAATTTAAAAGTAAAGGTTTTATCTTATGTTGATTTAGCAGTTATGAAGTTATTTTCAAATCGAACTAAAGATTTAGAGGATTTGGTTCAGTATATTTTCCCTAAGTTAAGTAGCTACTCAGAACTAAAGCAAAAGATTGAGACATATAAAGATTACTATTTCTTTAATTTTGATTTACCGGAGTTGAACTTAAATCAGTTTGACTTAATTAAACAAAGGCTTCGAGTTGAGAAAAAAGTTATTCTTGTTGACGATACTTCAATTCCATTACGTACTTTCTTAAAGTCACTTCGGTTATTAAGCTATACTCAAAAGGTGTTTGGGGAAGATTCTACGCTTGAATGGTTGGATAAACCATTATTTGAAGTAGCTGCTCAAACAAGTCTGTTGGGGTATCTATACGCACACAAAGGTTTCAAGGTATTACTATGAATTATTCACAGTTGTGGAAAACCCTCCAAAATTATGTGCATAACTTCCTCAGTTTTATGGATCAACATCCTTATGTATTTATAGGGTTGTTGGTTGTTCTCTTTTTAAGTTGGTCTCGGATTGGTTGGTTAATGTTTCATAGAGCTAAGACTAAAGCGGATAAGAAGAAGATTGTGCAGTGGTTTTTCAATGGTCTAATAGTCTTACTTTTGGTATCTTTTTTGTTACTATTATTGATTGTAGGAGTAGGTCAAGTCATATAATACTTGACTTATTCTTTTATTTGTGTTATAATAAGACATACTTAAAATAAAAGATAAATAGGAGAACAAAATTATGGCTAAAACATACAAATTAGGTCTTTGCGACAACCGACATGAAATTAAAGATGTAACAACGTACATCTTCGCTGAGGGTGCTATTAGCTTTCCTATCGACCCTAGAACGTTGAGAAATCAAGTGGTAGATAGATTCAATGAGTTAGGTATTACTGACGGAGATGATTTAATTATCTATGTAACAGGTTTGACTCCAGCTTTAACTGCGGTCATTCGAATCGCCTTTAAACATTCTATGACTTTAACACTCATGCACTACGATAAGGACTCTAAATCATATATTGAAGATGTACTCTTCTCCCCGAATGATGTGGGGTACGATTTAGAGTATCCAACATGGGTAGCGTGTCCATAGGGTTTTAATTGAATTAAGAGTGAAGGAGAACTACCATGTCTATTGTAACTTTTAAAGATTTCACGATTGAGAATATTACGGATAGAGTTCATGAAGTAAATGAATTTCACGGTACTTTTGCAGACAATCGTACAAATATTTGTGAGATTTTGATTGAGATTTCAACTGAGGTTAATAACAAAAGAGTTGAGCTAGAAATGACAATTAAACCACAAGAAATAGGAGCTTACCACTCTTATGGGGATGATAGAGACAAAGGTTTCGGTATCTCTACTGAGGTTTTCAAAGATTTGATTTCTCATGCTCTTGATGGTGCAGACAGCTTGACTTTAGATGAGTTTGTTCGTCATTACTTTGAGAAGTTCGGACATACACATAGTGTTGAGTTGCGCTATGGGAAGTGTAAGTATTTAGGTCACACAGTCTTGTATTTACCTACAGATGATTCTAAGTCTACAAGTGCAGTTTCTTTAACCACAGTTATTTCTGAAGGTGTTGATTTATCAGATTCTTCTGTTGAGGTGGTTAAGTTTATTTTGGATGATTTAACTGTTGACTTGGTTGAAAAACTTGTAGAGGGTGTTAAGCTTAGTCGACATCAAGAAAATACTTATGAATTGGCTTTAACACAATTGCAATATGCAAAAGAAGTAGCAGATAAAAGCAATAACTTTGTTTATTATAAATCAGCTTTAGAGTTCTTGTTAGAGATAAAATCAAACCATCCTTGGGGTTTCTATCCATTGGAACTTGTCTGCAAAGATAATTTGGTACGTGGCGATTTAAAGCACATGTTTCCAACTGCTATTAAGAAAATGACAAATGATAACGTGGTTTATAGTTTGGAAGAATTGTTAAGAGGAGATAATTAAAATGACTGTGCCAAAAATGAGAGTTTGGGACTCAGAGCTTTACATGATGGTTCTAGACCACTATTTAGAAAGACACGTAAGTGGTGAGGTTTATGAGATTTACACTCCTTTAACTGGAGATAAATTAAACCTTGCTAAGGTAATTAATCCTAGTCATGTTATGCAGTCTTTCCACGTTTTCGATAACTCAGAAGATAAGGTTGAGATTTATGAAGGTGATATTGTTCAATTTGAAGACTATAACCCTCAAACAGAGGAAACTTATTACACTCTCGGTATCGTAGAACGTTCAGACTTAGGTTTAAACATTACGAATCGCTTTACAGTAGAACTAGAAGATTTGTTATTAGGAAACCAACGCCTTGATGTGAAAGTAGTTGGTAATATTTATCGAAATAAGGATTTATTGGAGGGGAGTTAAGATGAAATTAACATTGAAGCAACTGCGAAAATTACAAACGGAAGGTCAGTTAACTGACTTTGCTTTAAAAGATTTACCTACTTATCCAAATTTTTATAGTCAAGTAGGTATAAATGAATTGGTTGCGCATGAATTTGAATTGCGTAAAGAATTTCGTGGAGTCTTTGTAAAACAAGGGGTTAATCATTATCAGTATGATTTTAAAACTGAAACAGTCTTTTTGTATAATGACTATGTGGGTTATCGAGACTCTAATCATTACAAGGTTTCTGTTTCTGAATTAGCAGAGGTTGTAAATGGTACGCGCTCTTTGGATGAGTTTCCGATTGACTCCGACTTGGATTTATTTTGGTTCTTAGAAACTCAAGAAAAGGATGTCTTAGTTGGTTTACTTTATAAGGCTTTAAAAGGGAAATAGAGGTTTTTTATGAACAAAACAACAACCTACAAAGTTTGGGACACTAAAACTAAACAGATGTACCAAGTAGCTGGAATTGACTATGTACAAGGTGAAATTTACCCAGTACATGAAGATGATTTCAAACTATTTATCCCACTTTCTGAGGGTATCCTCTTACCACAAACTCCATTTGTGGATTCTGAAGAACAACTTTTGTTTGCAGGAGACATCATTGAAGTTGCTGATACGGTTTACTTTTCAGATGGGTCTTTCTGTGAGAACCAAGATGAAGCTTACGGTGAGACTGAGATTAAGAACCGTTTTGCTTTAGAATTTGATGGATTCGAGTTTTTGCTTACTAAGAGCAAGTACGGTCTCTTAGAGGACTCAGCTTTGTGGGTCTCTATTTATGAGGATAATATGCAAGTTTTAAGTGACTTCTTAAATATCTCAGATAACTTTACAGTTGTAGGTAATATTTACGAAGATGCTGATTTGATTGAAAATCCGGAGCAAAACTGAGGTTGAAACATGTTGAACAGAGTGGACGAGTTAGTTGATGAACTCAATAAGGTAATGGATAATGACTTCGAACGAATTGCAGGTAAAGGTAAGTGGTTGTTATATTTTGAGCGCTTAAAAGCCAATAATGTGAAAGAAATTTTCCGAGTGAGTATTAAGTCTAAACATATCCGATATTACTGCGTAAGTCACGATACTTCTGTACAAGGACTCGCGTTAAAACAATGTCCAACAGATAAAATTGAATTTGATACAGTAGAGGACATTGTTGAGTACCTTTATGGTGCTTAAATTAAAGAAATAGAAAGAGAAGGAGAACTTATGTTCAACAACTTATCAACAGAAGAAGTAAACCACTTGGTTCGAAGCAACGACTATTTTAAACTTCCAAAGGAAGTGGTCTTTTATAGCAACAGAGAAAACCTAGCAGACTGCTCTATGGACAACACTAAAAATAATGAAGGTTGGCTCTTTAACACAACTGGGGTATCCTATTATTATGACCCTCACCGTAAGTCTTTGAAGATGGTTTTAGGTTTAGGTTCTGTAGTCAGCAAACCTCATAGAGTTTCCCTAGAAGGTCTTCAAAAACTACTCGATAGAGAAAGTTCTCTATCTGATTTTGAAGTAGACCAAGAATTATGGGTAGCTCAGTATGTACAAGACTTGACTCCAACAACTCGCATGAATTTGTTGTTTACTTTGTTAAAACAAGGTTTTGATGTAGATTTGGAGGGTTTAGTAAGTGAATAGAAGAAATGAACTGGAAGAAATGCCCCTCTTGATTGCCAAAATCGAAGAGTGGTCTAGGGAGAGGGGTATCGACACTCTCCCTTATCAAGAGCAACGCTACAAGATTATGGAAGAGTTTGGAGAACTCTTCGGTGCTTATTACCGAGGTAACACACTTGAATTGAAAGACTCTCTAGGTGATATTGTAGTTACTTTGATTATCTACGTGCAGCAATTTTCAAAGGGTGAGCGTAACTTTTTTGAAGAATTTTGGTGGGTAGATAAAGATGAGTTTAAAGGTTTGTCTTACCATTTAGACCAAATTGCAACTTCAACCAATTTAATTTATGCTGGTGCAAGTGGTATTTGGGTGTTGCGTTATGTAATTGCAGATTTAAAGCATATTGCAAAGCACTACGGTTGGAATTTAACTGAGTGTGTAGAGCACGCTTGGGAAGAAATTAAAGACCGAAAAGGTCAAGTTGTAGATGGTAAGTGGGTTAAGGAAAAGGACTTAAAAGATGCAACAAATTAAGATTTTTACAACGGACTCTGGTTTTAGAGAAAATTGGGTCAGTGCAGATGAAAAAGCAAATAAGTGGTTGTCAGAGAACCCAAATGTTAGAGTTTTAGATATTCGCTATCAAGCAAATATCTCAGGGTTTGCTGACAGTGGGGTATCTGCTAGTGATTTCCATGAGTCAATTTGTTTGCTTTACGAAGTTTCAGATAAGGTTGGAGATTGATTTAATGCCTAGTTTAAAAGAATTTTTGCAAACCTCTGTTCATCCTAAGGGGTATAAACCTAAAACAGATGATCGAGATGATTTTCGGATTGAAACTGAGGAGCAATTTATAGACCTTCTTCAACGTTTATTACAATTAGAGCAATATCAAGAGGTTTTACGATTATATTGTTCTACTAAGGTTGATAAGTTAAAAGAGATTGAAGAGTCTTGTTCCGTTACTTCTATAGAGAATCTTATCTATGAAACAAGTCCAATAGCTAATTTTGGGGAGGCATACAGAGGGGAAATTACCTTTCGGTATTCTAAAACAGATGTTAGAGCGAATAAGTTGCTATTTGAGTTTTCTCATCAAGGGTTGGAGACGAAAACTATTCGGTGTCAAGTGGAGTTTAAACTTCTACCTAATGCTCTTATAAAACCTACTTTTTGGGGAGATTTTACTACTGAAAGTTTAGTCATAAGCGATATTTGGGTATCTCATTTTGAGTCTGGTTTCCCTTTCTCTTTGATAAATGATACTTTACTAGAGGGTTTGCTTGGTGTGTCTTATGACTCTGATTATTTAAGATAAGGGGGATTACGATGAGTAAAGAACAATTAGTAAAGATAGACCCAAAGAACTTAGAGTATTGCTCTATTGAGTTGAAGTCTTTACTAAATAAGAAGTTGAAAGATAGAGACTTAAAGTTAGAAGTTAATATTTATTCTGACACGAATAGTCCTTTAAATGTTGAAGTTGAAGAAAACTCCTTAAACGGGGCTACAGTTTGTTCAGGGTTTATTTGGTACAACACTACTGATATGGTGTGGAATAGGAAGAGTTCTCTTCTTCCTCTAAGTGCTATTTCCATGCTTGACAACAACCAACTCGCAAAAATCAAACGTTGGACAAAGAAGTACATGGACGAACTTGCGACTTATTATGAAGTAGAACTGAAATTGAAAGGAAAATAAAATGACAGAAACACAAATGGTATCTTTACCATTAGACGAATTAAATGAGCTTTTGGTTAAGGAATTTGTAGTAGAAGAGGCTTTGAAACAAGGTTTAATCTCAGACGATTTTATTGAAGAAGTTCGTAGCAAGTTTGAGGAGTAAAATATGGTTTGGAGAATTACTGATTTAATACATTTGTATCTAACAGATATTCGACTGTCAGACTTGGAAACAACTAAAAACCCATTGGGTTTATGTGATGATTTACTTGATCCAAATGAACGGAACCTGTTATTTACATTTGAACCATTACGACAAGAGGTATATGATGTTTTCAATGAGATTGTTCGTTGTAAGAGTAAGTACGTTACGACATTAGGGCAAGTTGTAGCTTTTGTAAACTTCTGTGCAAACGACCTTTCTAAGTATCCTTTCTCGGTTTTAGCAAGTGAATTTTCACCAGAAGATTTACCAAAATTGAATTTGTCTGATGATTTATTGGTAGTTATAGAATTTGAGGACTAAACAATGTTAGAAATACAAGAAAACAAGCCCTTCCGTATCAACTTCAAAAACAAAGACCAAACCATTTTCATGGTTCAAAATCAGATTTTAAAGATTTTCTTTAGAGATGATTTTGGTTGGTTGTCTGTTCCAGATGAGATGTACAACCGCACATGGTCGTACATAAAACGTAAGGGTATCACTTATATCCCGGAAGATGAACTTTTAGACCTATCGAAACAGTTCACAAACGGTTCAGATTTGTTGAGTTTAAATTTGGAAGGAGGTCGGTGATTTAACATGAGTTGGCTTATTTCAACTGGGTTTTTAGCTCCTTTTCTAGTTATACTTATACTTGTGGTTATTGTGATGTTCTGTGTAGACGGGGAGTCTAATTGGGAACGTCCTAAATGGTTCAAGTACACTTATATTTCTTTATTTGTTTTACTGTTGTGTTCGTTTCCCTTTTTAGCGCTGAATTTAAAAGAAGAGAAAGTTTACGCAACAGAATGGAAACAAATCTATCAAAATGATAAAGATATTGATTTGACTTTAGCTTTTGATGACGGTTTTGAGTATAAAATTCCTTTGAACGAACCTCTTGCTAAAACTCAGATTTACAATAGTGGCGATAATTCAAAGGTTTTAAACTACACTCACTACTTGACTTTAAAGAAAGATAATGCGAGCTTAACTCGAAAAGCAAAACTAACTGAGCTAGTAGGCGAAACAGGTAGCGCTGCAAAAGTTATTAAAGTTGAATATCGTAAAATTGATTATACTTACAACAGACTATTTAACTTTGTGGGTTCCCATGAAAAGTCAGAATATGATGGTGAACTGCGTTTGACTTTTGACAATGGAGAAGGTGCTATAACAAGTGATGATTTAAGTAACTTTTTAGAGAAGTAACTCTCGGTATCCTTAAATTGAGCAAGACTTTAAAGGTCTTGCTTTTTATATTTGACAAATATATTTATTTTTGATATAATAAAGAAAATAGAAAATGAGGTTTAAATTATTATGTATTCTGAAGGAATTGACCGTTTAACGGTCTATGGTTCAAGTAATATTGAGTCAAAGTTGCAGACAAAATTGCATGAGTGTAGTTTATACTCGGTATCTTTTTGTGACAGTGGTTCTCCTATATTTGAGGATTCTGGGTTGGGTAAGGAGTCCACAGTTCAACAAGTTTTGGACTATCTCGACTATCGGTTTGCTATTGTAGACTTTAAAGGTTCTAAAGGTACTTGTACAATTAGTTTAATCAATACTGATTATACAATTAAGATTGAGAGTTGTTCTTAGTTGTTTAGAGAAAGGAAGTTAAATATGTTTGATTGGTTATTAAATAGTTCTTACCGAGGTATTATATCGAGTCTTTTAGGTGTAATTGCATGTTTTTGTGCTGCTATTTTACTAAATTCAGTAGTAAGTGATGAGAAACTTTTCACACTTTCACTACTTATTTCAGTCCTTGTTTTTGTATTAACTCACTTTATTTTAGAGACGTTTACTAAACAAGAGTTTGTTTATGAAAAAGATTGGGTATCAGTTTATAATCGAAAGCTTGATTTTTCTGATGTGTTTTCGTTAATGTGGGTAACTAAGTCATATACTTGTGTTACCTTAACTCCTAGCACTATGTTGACTAAGTCTTTATTTGAAGAACTTAAGAGATATAGTTCTGGGGATTTAGTTGGTAAGGTCACTCATAAGCAAAGTGCGAAACAAAGTTCAGCTTACGTTATAGTGAGTGAATTAGTAGATTTAAAGAATTTAGATAGTTATTTAACTAAGGTTGAATATAGAAAACTCAAAGGGTATCGAAATCGTTTAGGGTTTTTAAGAGGTAACGTTCAAGAATTTGAGACTATAAAAGGTGTTTTGCGTTTGACTTTTGAACAAGAGAAAGCAGAGACTATTTTTGATTAGATAGTTACCTTGGGATTGAGTGCAAAGTACTGAGTAGATAGGGTTTGAGAAACTGTAGAAAGTGTTCTTGATGTTATTTTACTTTCGATACAAACTTACTTAGCACCGGATATTACCTTGTTATTTGAAACTTTGAAACAGTTGAAGAGATAAACTTAAGTGGAACGGTCAACTCTCACAAGGGTTGATTTTTCTACTGTTGTGTGTTAATCTTAGAATAAGAATTATTACAGAGATTGGGGTTCTATTATGTTATTTGCATTTAATAAGAAAGATTACCATGATAAACTTCTTTATTTAGCTTATCGAGTTTTATGTGATATAGGTGATTTAGCAGATAAATTAACTATTAGTGGTGCATATGCTATTTATTCACGGTATTTTAATGGTATTTACACCCTCAGTTCCAGTTCACGTGAAACTTCTGATTTAGATATAGAGTTATTTGCTAAAGTTGGAGATTTGAACTATACTGAGTTTCAACAGAAGTATGAGAGAATTATAAAATATACATTTGGAGGTACTGCTAGTGTAGAATTTTTTGATTTAAAATTACGCTCTAATTCAGCTACATACTCATTCAAAGTAACAACAGAAAAGTTCGGGGTATCCAATCCTTAAACAGATTTAAACCCCCTTTAGCAGTTCAAGGTTTAGCGAATGAAGAATGTCTTTTGTGGGTACAAAGTTTGTTGTTAGGTTTGTTTAGTTCGAATATACCGAACAATGCATTATTTAAAAAGGGGGTTTGGTGTTGATGTATCCATTGTTCTTTGAGCTTGATGGTGGAATTCTTACTGGAATTAGTGCTTGTGCAGAATATGGGTTGTGTGCAAGTACAGACTTTTATTTAGAATATCATGTTCCAAACTCTCCACTATCTTATTTAATTGATGGTAGTTATATTAGTTTAATTTCAACAGGTAACGATTTAGAGATTATTGAGATAGGTGATAGACGTTATGTTTGTAAATATCAAGCTATTGTTGATGCTTGCTATTTCTTCCATGATGATTCTGCTTTAACTGAAATATTTGAAACTTTAGAATATGATGATGAGTTAGAGGAATGGATTTTATTTGCAAAGTCTGTTTCTATGGATTCTAACTTATTAGATTATGTTTTATCTATGTTTACAGATACTTATAGAGATAGTTTTGCCGGTGAAACTCCTTTAGTTCTTTCTAATCGTTCTTTATATTCTGTTTAATAGATGAAAACAAGTCTTGTACTTGTTTTCTTTGTGTTTTTGTGCTATAATAGAGAAAATTAAATAGAAAGGAAAATCTCATTTGGTCAGAACAAAAGAAGAGGTCTTTGAGTTGGTCAAAACTCGCTTGATAGACTTGGATTCGGTATCCGAAGTCGCCACTCAGCGAAAGTACATCCATGATGAGATTAAGTCTTATTTAGTTGAGAACTACTTAGGGTTTGCAACCAGTCCTTCGGTCAATATTGAGTTAATGAATGCTTTAGATGAGGTTGGTTGGTTTGATAAAGGTACATTTACCTTAGAGGGTCGAGTGGTTGTTCCTATTCGCAACGCAGATGGTTCGATTGCTACTTTAGTAGGTTGGCGAAAGGGTTTCCCTAAGTACTATACTATTGCTGATAAAGATTTCTCTAAGGAGAGTCATTGGTTCAACTTAGATAGAGCGTTAGATAAGTCTTTTAACGGAGATAGTCGTTACCGTGGTTCTGTTGTGGTAGTTGAGGGTATCTTTGATGCTCTCCATTTGGATGCTTATGGTGTACCGGCTATTGCGACTATGGGTTCCGATGTGAATGCTTATAAAGGCGCAGTTCTTAATTTGTTTGATAAGGTTATTTGTATCCCGGATAATGATAAAGTAGGTCAAAAGGCTTTACTAGAGAAGAAGTGGCAAGTACCTACTAATTCTACTTTCTTGTATGTAGAAGAGAAGCGGTATCAATTTGGAGAAGGTCTTTCTTTTCAAGTAAAAGATATAGACAACTTTTTAAGTTTATTTGGTTCGCAAATACATGAGGTATTGGTTCCTTTGGTACAAAACAAAGGTGCAGTTGTAGAGAGGTTGAGTTTATGATTGGCGATTTAGATAAACTAATGTTAGAGATAAATGAAGCTAAAGAAACGGTTCCTATTGGCTCTATATGGAGACATCTAAAGACAGAAACTCTTTACACGATTAAAGACCTTGTAGTTAGGGAAAATGATTTAACAGTATGTGTCTCCTATCAAAAGTTAATGATAGGTTCGCAAGTACATTGGATTCGTCCATTGGATGAGTTTTTGGATGGTCGTTTTGTAAAGTTATAGATTTGATTTAAAGGGGCACGTTTTGGCAGAAATAACTGTAGAAGATAAGGTAAATTATTGGAAAGATTGGATTGGTATAGGTTCTGAATGGTTAACAGTTGATTTTGAGCCTATAGCCATTATGGTTACAGATATTGTATATTGCAGTGATACTGATTCGATTGAGGTAGAGTACATCTCTGAGGATAATCCTCATTCGATTAACTTTAGTTCAGTAGCAGAATTTGTAGATGGTCGTTTTATTCGTAATTATAAGTAAAATTGAAAGTGAAAGCAGGTAATACATGAAAATTATCAAACGTAATGGTTCAACAGAAGAATTTGATGCAAATAAGATTTATGCTGCATTGATTAAAGCCGCACAGTCGGTATTTGTAGTAGGTGATGATTTAAGAAACAATCTAGCGCACATTGCAAAAGGTGTTGCTTTGCAGTTGGAAGAGTCTAATGCAGAATTTGTGACAATCTCTATGGTTCAAGCTTTAGTAGAGGAAAAGTTACTTTCGGCAGGGTATCTGCATATTGCAGAGCACTATATTTCTTATCGTTTACAACGTGATATTGAGCGTACAGGTTATGTAGGGAATGTTGTAGTGCATTTAAAACTAGAGCAAGTTCCGTTAAATTAATAGAAAACCCTTGACAGATAGCTTAATTTGTGGTACACTATATGAGTAAGCAAAAATAGCTTTCATAAACTCTCACAGAGGGTGTTTAACTGTGAAAGGTTAGGCACTCATAGAGTTGTAATTCCTTGCAACTCGAACTTTTTCATCAACATTCCTTTTGGTGATGACTCCTTATTAGGTTATGAATTGTAAAAGGTTCATAACTTGTTCCAATCTTAGATTGGTTTAATTATGATTATTTAGCATAATTATAACTTCTTTTCTTTTTTAATCGCGTTAAAGACTGTAAAAGGTCTTTAGCGTTTACTTGTCACTTTTTAAAATAAACCGAATATGGTATTGATTCTAAAGTGGCAAACTAAAGGTGCGTAATTGTAAAAGGTTACACACTTATATGAGATAATTGATTGAGTTATCTCAGAAGTGAGATGCAATAACCTCTCACATGCCATATCATAATATTTTCGATTTTGGGTTATGAGTTGTAAAAGGCTCATAATTCTTAGAGGTAAGGTTGGAGTGGTTGCCTTACCTCTGAACGATTTCATTTGCCTAACCTTTGTTGAGGTTTTGGTCATTCCTTTCTATTGGGTTACAAACTGTCAAAGGTTTGTAGCTCATAGGAGTGGTATTTTATTTACTATCTCCTTTGAAATTCACTGATTGAAGCTTTATCGTTATCCTTCAGTCTTTGTGTTTTATCTTTGGTTCAGGGTTACAAACTGTCAAAGGTTTGTAGCTCTTAGAGGTAATATGGTTTGGCTACCTCTAATATGATTTCACTGGATGAAATTTTTTATTTTCATTCCTTTCTATTGGGTTACAAACTGTCAAAGGTTTGTAGCTCTTAGGTAAGACTTCTTACCGTAAACCCTACTTGATAGGGTATCTATACATTTGACTGTCGAGATGATAGGCAAAACCAATGAAAGCGCATTTGAACAATTTCAATTGTGATGTGTTTCTCGTTGGTTTTTATGTACGGCTGAGAAGTCGCACTGTTTGTTTTATAAGTACCTTAAAGACTTTGTTTGTCTGAACTTTTATGCAAGAGGTAAACTCTTCTTTCAAAATAATTAATTACACAAATTAAAAGAAAGACAATCATTACAAAAGAAAGTGAAATTCACTTTAAATTCTAAGAAAAATCTAAGAAAACTCTAAGAAAAATCTAAGAAAACTCTAAGAAAAATCTAAGAAAACTCTAAGAAAACTCTAAGAAAAATCTAAGACTAAACAAAGAAAAATTTTTGAGGTAAAATAAGATGGTAAAATTCGATCCAACACAAATTTCAGAAGAAAAATTGGCACAAATGACTCAAGTTTTGGCTAAAGATACTGCTGGTGCTAAGTATTCACAACTCACTGAGCTTGGTGAAAAACTTGGTATTAAAATCTTTAACCGAGCAAGCATGGGGTATACAAATCAACAATTGCTTGTGTACATCCCACGTATGGGCATTCCAACTCTTGATGAGTCTGGAAACTTGATTCCATTCCGTGTACCAATGCGTAGTGTCACTATGAAGAAATTCAACAACGGTGACAGTAAGAGCAATTGGGCAGGTACTATGCCTTACTTTGAAGAAACTAAGGAAGAAAATCGTATCTTCACTGAGTGGGGGCAATCAGGTAACAACCAATACTTGAAAGACTTTATTTCTGCTGCTTTTGATTTACGTCGTGCTAAAATTGAGTTGGAGTTGGCTCGTAGAGGTTATTCTTCTGTAGCTGAGTTGATTCAAAACGAACCTCAGTATAAAGAAGAAAAAGACTTCACAAGAGACTTTATGGAGTATGTGTTCTTGCAAGTTGCACAGAACTCAGAAATGTGGTTCCCTATTGTTAAAATTACTACTGAGAAGGATGCTAAAGGTAAGTTCACAACTACACCAGAGAAACAACCTTTGTTGGATGAAAATGGTAACCCAACTGTAGTGGATAAAAAGATTGCACGTTACGATGTGTATGGTAAACCTATTGTAGATAATGATGGGAATCAAATGTTTGAAGACCGTAAGTTCTCTCACACTATTGAAGGTGAGTTGATGTGGCACAAACTTTCAACTAAAGCCTTCTCAGAGAAATTGGCTAAAGCATTTGAATTGCAGTTAAAACAAGAGGGTGTCACTGAACTCGGTGGTTTCTTCGTTCTCTTCAACTATGAGATTGATGAGAAAGCTCTTGAAAAAGCAAAAGCTAACGGGGGTTCTTCATATACTTCTGAGGATTCTAAGTCTGGTGCATCATTGAATATTCAAGTAATGCCTAAGATTCCTCCATTCTTGGAACTTTATGAAACTATTGAGCACCTTGGTTTGCAAGAACAATGGGATAAAGAAGCACAAGCTCATTACAATGCTCTTTACTTGGTAAGTACTGTTCGCAACTGCGAATTGTTGTCTGACGAGGAAGTAAACGCTAAGTTGGATAAACTTTACGGTAATCTTAAGCACGTAAAAAAAGAGATTGAGAACATCAACACAACTGCTGAGAACTTGCGTAAAGCAAACTCTGCGGAGGGTTCAACTTCTCAAATCACTGCTTCTGCAACTAACCGTCTAGGTGGTGGTCTCAGTCAACTTCCTCCGGGTGTTGAAGTAGACCCAACTGCGGGGTTAGAATTTGGTTCAGCAGAAACTCCTGTTGAATAGGTAACTATAAAAGCTCTTGGTCTTTGAGCTTATCTACTTAGGGTAGGTAAAGGGTATCTTATAAAACAAACTGAGGTCAAACTCTCTTGGGTTTGACCTTTAACAAAGAGAGAAATCTCTTTGTTTTCACTAAGTTTCTATAAATTACTAGGAATTTTGTGAAGATAAAGAGAAAGGAATATGCGTTAGTGACAACTATTGTAGATGAATTATTTTCAGAATTACAGAGTAAGGGTGAAAGTAAGAGTAGTTTGAAACAGAACTCCTTATTTGAATCTGATGAGCATCGTACCTATTTAGAGGGTATTATTGCTAGGGGTCAAAAGGCTAAGTTATTAGCTTGGGAAGTTGAAAACTTTGCTCAGTATGAGAAAGAACGTTTTGAGTTTGGTTCTCATTGGGTATTACTACTTAAAGCCTTTAACTCTACGGGTAAGTCGAATGCTCTAAAAGCTTTAGAGTATAATTTAACCACAAAAGGAATTGGGTTAAGTTTTGCTAAAGGTTTAATTAAACATGGCTCTTTAGAGGCTAAGATTACTACATTTTGGTCAGATGGGTTAGAGGTTGAGTACTACTTAACTAGAACTAGTTTAGGACCCCGTTCGACATTTAGAAATGGGTATCGTGTATATTTATCAGAGGATGGCAAGCGTACTGAGGTTTATAATACTCTTGTAGACGGTCGTTTTGTTAAAATCACTGAGACTCCTAGTTTTCTAAAGAGGTACTTTAACCTAGCTGAGGTTAGTGGTCGTTATCTAAATTTATTACGTGGTTCTGAGGGGTTACCTGTTTTGGAACAATCACCAGCATCTCTTAATAAAATGCTTTCACAAGCAGCAGATTTAGAGACTGCGGAGCAAGCGATTAAGCGTATGACTGATGATAACAAAGAAACCTTTCAACAGTTAGAGATTGTTGAGGGCAGAATTCGTGTTTACTCTCAGGATATTGTAGAGCGTAGGCACTTAACTAAGAATGTAGTTACTCAGTTGGAGACTGCGACTAAAGACTATGAGTGTACAGAAAAACTTTCAGATAGTGTTTATTCTGTTTTGGATGATTTAAAAGCTATTCAAGGTTTGCAAGGTACAACTCAGATTGAGGAAGTAGACGTAACTTCTTTGAAACAGTTGCAATCTATACAATCTAAATTAGCAGAACTCAGTTCGCAAATTTCATTACCACAAGTAGATACTATCTCAAGTAAAGAACTATCTAGTTTACAAACTGTAAATACTTTGATTGAAGAGTTATTATCTGTTAAGAGTTTCGGAGATGCACCTACTGTAGGTTCTTTAAAAGTCTTGGAAGTGTTAGGTTCTATGCAGAAACAGTTAACTTCTTTACAGGATTTAGGTGGTTTTGGTTTAGCTCCTATTACAACTACAGACTCGTTGGTTTCTGTTCAGTATTTAGATAGTCAGTTGGATGGGTTAATTGCTTTAGATAAGTCTCTTTCAGAGGAGCTTTCTGCTAAAGAAGATTGTTTCAAAGAGAGTGAACACTTATTGGAGGAACTGAAAGCACAAGGGTATCCGGTTGGGGTATGTTCTCATTGTGGTCATCTATCTATCACACAACCTTTTAAAGTCGGTTCTACGGTAGTTAGTCCACATGAGCATAGCTGAGGGGTTCCAGATTAGCTTATATTTAATTTTAAACTAGATTAGGTCTATTTCTACCTTTGAAGTTTAAAATCGAATAGAGAGCAAATGATAGGGTTTTGAGAAAAGAAATAAAAGGAGGTTCGTACTATGCGAATTTTATGCGGTTCTAAAAGACATACATATAAAGGAGTTCGGGCATTTCTAACTGATGAGCGTACTGTAGGCGATTTACAAGTAGTCGAAGTTTTCCCAAAAGATAGAGGTGAATCTTCTTTCTATGAAGGGGAGTTGAACGCTTTTGAATACTTTGAAAAGAAAGGTTACGCTATTTATATGAATGGAGTTCATGAAGCACATGATGAAGAAGGTATTAAAGATTGGTTAACCCTTTATAACCATGTGGAAGAGGTGATTCTATGAGTAAGAGCGTACCCACAGGGTATCCAACTAAGGAACTTATTGATAATTCTGTAAACATGCTAACTGCCGGATTCCAGGTTTGCCCAGATGTTTGGTCATTTCGTATCGCTATGATTTTAAATATTGAAATATGTATAAAGAAACTTGTTTTGTATTTACGTCCTGACCTTGTTTCATCTAACTCTAAGTCACATCAGGTTTTGAATTTGCTTGGTTTACTAGCTGAACACATTCCTAAGTTGGATATTTTTATGGCTTCCTTAAGTCGTAGCGACAAAGTGAGATGGCGTGCTATTATTGCATTTAGTTACACGCAAGAACGTTATAGCAGTTACAGTTTAGAAACTATTCCTCCCCTTCCTCTCCCAGAGGATTTAGTTGAAATTTATTGGATACTGTCTGAAGCTTTATATTACTTTAACTTAGATTAAGATTTGAGAGAGAGGTATAGTTTTGAAAAAAGTAATCGGTAACACCTCAGTTACTTTTGGAGACCGCCACATTGAAAATGTGTATAGAGGTCAACACATCAACTACCAAGAGAACTGTTATTGGTGCATGGATAAGACTTTGGAGAGGGTTCAACTCCTTGAACCAGAGTTATATAATGAAACAGGCGATTTTATTGGTGTTCGGACAGGGGTGTCTTGGCTCTCTGGTGACCGTATTATGTTAAGTCGTACTATGAAGTTTTTGGATTCTATAAAAGGTCATAAGGTTATTAACCGTGGAAACCATGATTTACATGGTTCAGAAGAGCGTAATGATTATTTGTTCTTGTCGTCATTGGGTTACTTTGACTCCCCAGCTCATTTGACGGAATCTGATGAGCACGTAGGTAGGGTTATGTTGGAGTCACCTGACTTAATTGACCCGGATACGCAAGAGCCAATGCGAATTGTTTTTCACTATGTGCCTTATGGTAAAGAGTTTGAAAAGTTGAATATTGTTGACGGTGTCACAAATATTGCGATTACGCACAATGACTTTCGAATTGGTTTAACTAATTTCACGAACAACCCAGATGCTATTGATTTGGTAATGCATGAGCCTTTTTACGGAGTTGACTTGATTTTAAATGGTCATATTCACGAACCAAGTGAGTTAAAATCGTTTAAAACAGAGGGTGGAACTACGTGTGCATTTATGAATGTAGGTTGTATGGCTCGTCCAAAACGTTCAGAAGATTATAGCTTTGTGTGGTGTGCAGTGGTTAAGATGCGTAAAAATCCTCATACAGGTGTACCAGAGGTTCATTTTGACCCACAAGTATTTGAGTTAAAGCCACCATCTGAGATTTTCTTGGAAGATACTGAGGGTTCAGTAGCAGAACAAGTAAAAGCTGAGGGTAAACAAGCTCAATTATCAGAAGCATTAGAGGGTCTAAGAGATTTCAACTGGGCAGGGGTATCTTTGTCAGAGATGTTGGAGTTAATGGTTTTAGAACCTAACATTAAAGATTTAATTAAGCGTTACTTAGAAATTTAGAACATATTACAGAATAGAAAGGACATACTATGTCAGTAGAAGAAACATTGGCTCGATTAGAGTCACTAAATGCGCAAGCAGTTCAACACAACAAGAGAGAAGTTGAAATTAATGGGTCTAAAAAAGCTCGTATTCAGAACATTTTACGTGAGGTTGAGATTTTAAACTCACTAGGGTATTCTTTAAAAATGGAGCTTGCAAGTGAGACTGAGTTTACTAAGGAATCGATTGATGCGTTTAAAACTTTGTTAGCAGAAGTCACTTCTAAGAAAGAAGAAGAGGCAAACCGACTTGAAGCTTTCTTTAAAGCAGTAGAGAATAAAGACTACGATGCTATTAAAGAGCTTACAGGAGAGGACGTTTCTATTGTTTCTTATGATGTTGAAGTTACAGATAGTAAGTCAGTCAAAGAAGAAGCTAAAGAGGTTTCTGCTCAGTTATTGGAGAATGATTCTGTTGTTGAGATTGCAGAGGGTACATCTCCTTTGATTAAAGAGGAAGTTAAAGAGGTGAAACCTAAAGAAACTCCAACGAGTGAACCAGTATCCTTGACTAAACAAGAAGAACAAGCACCTTCGTCAGATGCAGCTAGTTTTTTAGAGTCTGCTCTTAATGGTTCAAGTACCAAAGTTGTTGAAAACGTTAATGTAGAAGTACCAGTAGAGGTTACGGAAACCGTAGAACCTACTAAAACATCAGAAGTAGTCACTGAGACAACTCCGACAGATCCAGTTAATGAGGTACCGTCTGCTTTTGCAGGGTTTAACTTTAGTGGCTCTGATGACTCTACAGGTTCTTGGGCGGATAACTTTAAACTTTAATGGGGGTATTTCAGAGTGTTTTTAAAAATTGAATTTGATACATTGGTTGAAGAAAGTCGTTTATTGATTGATACTGTAAAGCGTTCAGCAATCGGTGTTAATGATAAAAACGTAGTTGTCAAGGTCGAACCTAGTGGTTTAGTATCTTTTCTAGCTCTTACAGATATTGTAGTAGCTAAAACAAGTGTAACAACTTCTGCAGTAGAGGTTACTGATTTTGAGGGTGAAGAACCCATCTACTTCCAAATCCCGGCTTTGACTTTAGAGAAGTTGCTTTCAACTTACTCTGCAAATGAATTGACAACTCCACTGAATGTAACTTTCCATCCTTTAACGGATACAGAAGTTGCAATCACTGTACAAGAGAGTTTGAAGTTGCCAGACAAAGAAGAAGAGATTCGTAATTCTTCTTTGAGGTCTAAAACTCCTCCATTTTATATTTCTGACTTGTATCGTTTGGAGTATATTAGTATTGCCGAAGATGAGAGTATCCCTTTTACAGAGTTGACAGAGCAGCAACGTGAGGATATGATTCAAACCTTGAATGACTTGGCTCCTTATACACCTACAACAAATGAGATTTACAATGATTTGATTTTTGAACCGACTAAGGGTGTTCTTGAGTTTTACAAAGAGACTTATATGCCAATGGTACAAAATAACATTGACTTCTTCTTAAAAGAGGGTGGTCTTCGTCCTATGAGTTTGATTGCCTTGAAAGACTTATTGTCTAAAGGTTTGTTCTCATTTTATAAAGATGAAGAAAAGCATTTCTTTGTACTGAAACAAGGTTCAACAGTACTCGGTGTTTTATATGACGCAGATGTAACATATCCACCTAATCCATTGGATCAACTTGGAGACTTACCTTGGATATCTATTTCTCGTCCTTTGGTTGAAATGTACTTAAAACGTATCAACTCTTTGAGTGGCTTGGTGTCTGCAGAGAAGATTCAACTGGTTATTTCAGAGGATTTGAAATCAGTCACATTTAACTATGGTGATTTAAGTTTAACTGCTCCTATTTCGCAAGTGCATAAGGTTACAGAGGGTAGTCAAGCTAACTTAGAATTGGGTGGTTTCCACTTTGGACTTACACCTGTTTACTTTGATTACTTGTTGTATGGTAAAGGTGACTTTGCAGATGATATTCGTTTTGCTTTTGCATCCTTTGCTAATGTGGTGTTTATAAACACATTTGACTCTTCTAACATTTGGTCTGTTGCTATGAGTAGTGAATAAGTGAGGTGTTTAGATGGTTTCTGATACATTTTCAAGTCGTCTAGGTGCTATTAAACAAGACTTTTCTTTAAAGGAAGATAGGTTGCAGAAACGCCAAGAGGACATTGCACATTTAGAAGAGCTACGAACTTTGTATTTGGATAGAGCTAAGGCTTTACAATATGTGGTTATGTTGAGTAATGATAGTACAAAAGGTTTACGTGACTACATGGAGGGTATTATCAATCGTGCATTGGCTTTGGTTTTTGGGGAGAATGTATATAAATTCTCTTTGATTTCAGATTTGAAAGCTCAGAAAGTTCATTTGAATTTATTAGAGTTCAAGAACGGTCAGTGGAATGAGTTGGTTATCGGTAAACAAACAGGTGACGGTATGGGTCAAATTATTGCCTTTCTGTTCTCTGTGGTGTTGACTGAGATTACCAATCATCGTATGTTGTTTGTAGTAGATGAACTTATGGGTGGTCTTCACGAAAAGGCAGTAGAGTTAGTACAACGTTGTATTGCTGAGTTTGAGGGTCACGGTGGACAATTTGCTATGATTGAGTATACTTTTGAGGACTTTGGTAAAGAGTTGATGTTAGCGTTTGACACTAAGAAAGAGCGTACTAACATTGTAGATTCTAGGGAATATCCATTGTTACCGGAAGAAAAAGAAGAGGTTGTATTATAATAAACGAAAAGAGGTACTTAGGGGTATCTCTTTTTATTTTGACTTTAGTTATTTTAAGTGGTATACTTTACTTACATATACCATGAACAATATAGGAAGGGGACGCAAATGCGCAAACGTAAGTACACTGTAGTTACACAGTTACACGAGCAAAATAACAAAGATTTAATTGAATATGTAGAAGTTGCTCGTCATGCTTACGCTCAAGCAGTGCGTGAAACTTTCTACTGTATTAAAAACTCAGAGGGTTTTAATAAGTCTAGTTTTAACACTTATTTACAAAACTCTTACGGTATCGCTAAACGAAGGGCTAGTTCAATTATCTCGGACGCTCAAGGTTATACAAATAAACTCAGTGGGTTAAAAGTTTATGAGAAAACTCAATTAGAGCGAAAAATAAAACATTTGGAAACAAGTGTTATTCCAAAGCTAGAGCAAAAACGAGACGATAACTCAACTGTGTTGAGGTTAGGTCTCCCGGTATCTCTAGTATCTCAACGAAATTTAAGAAGAAAGATAGTTGCCAAGAAACAAAAGTTAAATTGTTTAAAACAGAAATTAGTTAATTTAACTTATCAAATTGAGACTTCTAGTTTTAAATTGTGTTTTGGTACCAAACACTTATTGCAACGCGATTATATTGCTTTTGCAGAGCGTAGAGATAGTCAAATGTCTTTTGTAGGTTCTAAGTCTGAACCTTGTTGTAATCAACAATTCCAACTGAGGTACAATTCTAAGAATACTCAATTTGAACTTAAGTTAAGAAAAGATTTTGGAGGTTTTAAAGACATAAAAGGTCATGACCGTTATGTATTTGGTAAAGTTTATTTCAGACATCATAAAGATAAAATAATCAGTATCCTTAAAGAGAAGAATAGTCCACTTAGCTTTAAAATTATTAAGAGAAATAATAGATTTTATCTTTATTGTACATTTGAAGTCCAACTTGGTTCCGATGATTTCTTAACACGTTCAACTTACGGTACCCTTGGTTTAGATTTTAATAAAGGTTTCATTACTTTATCTGAAACTAATCAACATGGTCATTTAGTTCGAACTCAGTTATTGCCTTATCGGTTTAAGTCTGGGAATAAAACTAAAACAGATTTACAACAAGTGATAGCTAAAGTAGTGTCTTTAGCATTAAGCGAAGGTAAAGATTTATGTATTGAAAACTTGAATTTCAATAGCAAAAAGGCTCAAACGGAAACAAAACAAGGTAAGAAGTATAATGAGATGATTCATTCTCTTGCTTATAGTCAGTTTATTGATTTGGTAGAATCAATAGCTTATAGAAACAAAGTATTTATTAGGATAGTCAATCCAGCGTGGACAAGTTGGATTGCAAAACAGAAATATTGTCCACAAATGAAACTGAATGTCCATGTTGGAGCTTCATTTGTAATTGCAAGACGTGGACAAGGTTACAAAGACACCGTATAAGTTCTTTGAGCATTCAACCTTATATAAATGTATTAAACGCAAGACAGTTTAGCATTTCCCTTTAAGGTAGTGTTAGTTAGAAACTTTAACGATAAGTACTATTGTGTAGCTTTAAGAGTTGAAATAGTATGAGTTAAAGTGGAATAGGTTAACCGTAAGACCTTAAGTTGATAAACTTTAAAATTGATTTTATTAGTTTTTATAACTAATAAATTACGGTGAAGATAGGTATTTTGTAGGAAAAGATACGATAGGTGTTAGCAATAGTAGGGTGGAGACTTTAAGCGATAATCGAATTAGGCAGTACTCAAATTTAACGCGAGAGTGTGTTTTAGAAGCTCGTAAGCAAGGTTTAGACGAAGTTGGCGTAGTTGCTGCACAAATGACTAAAAACAGAGAGAAGATGAATGTTGAGGGTGGTTTTTGGACTGTTGCTTTAGATGGTTCTTACGAAACGGAGTTTTTAGTAAGAACTTATGATGTACGACACTTAAAGCGTTGTTTGTTATTTTCCGATGGTTTTGAGAGATTGTTTATACATGATATAGTTAAAGTAAAAGATATTTTAACACAGAGAGTATCATTAGATACTGCTTTAAAGAAGTTGAAAGAATATGAATCTAAGGGTTTGGTGTCTGAGGTTAAGCCACATGATGATGCAGTTGCTCTTTTGGTTTCTTTTTTATAAAAGAAAACTATGAAATCCCTTGCAAATACAAACTTATTTACGTTTTCTATTGACAAATCCTTATTTATTTGATATAATAGTGGAAAATAAATTAATAAGGAGCTTAATTGGGATGAAAAAGACACCAATTTTTCTAGCAACTACGTTTGCGCTGAGTACCTTTCTTTTAGGTCAAAATGTGAATGCAGATGAGGTTTCAACGACAAGTGAACCTAAGGTAACTGAGGTTGGGGTATCTACAACTGAGAGTACTGTAAGTACAACATCAGAAACTTCAACTGCCAGTACTTCTACAACTACGGTTGAGTCTATTGAGCCGAACACAAGTACTACAGAGGTGAGTGAAACACCAACTACAGAAACTAATAAAGTTTCTGAAGGTGTATCTGCTGAACCTACTAAGGTTACTAAAGAAGGTTCAGAGATTACCGTCACTAATCCAAAAGTAACAGTAGACCAATCAGATGGAGCTGGAAAATATAATGCTTTCAAAGTAAAATATGAAAATATTACAATTCCAGATGAAATCCCAGTAAATGAAGGTGATAAAGTTGTTTTAACTTTACCTAAAGAAGTCAAATTCCAAACATCATTTGAATTTGACGTTAAAAACCCAACACAAGATGTTGTTGGTAAAGCGTATGCAGATTCAGAATCAGGTAAACTGACAACTGTTTTCAACAGTTATTTCCAAAGTCATCCGCTTAATAAACAGATGTCCTTAACATTTGATGCTCAATGGACTGATGTTGTTGAGTCAGGTAAACCTGTAACTGCTAATTTTAATGGTACAATAGTTACCACAAATATCGCAAAAGAACAAGAAATCGGTAAAGATGAATTGGTTGCGAAATGGGGTGGTCAAGACAAAGATGACCCAACTGTTATTAATTGGACTATTCGTGTAAATTATGCACGGCGAGTTCTTAACACAGTTAAGTTGTTAGATACTTTTAGTGATAATCAAAAGCTTGTAGATGACTTCCTAGAAGTTGGGTACGTGGATAGTGTAGACCCTTGGGTTTACGCTGGTGATGCTAAAAACCTAGTTAAGTCTATGGTTAAAAATCCAAATGGTTTTGAGTTAACATTGGCTCGTTTAGAGCGAATGGTTTACGTTAATTATAAAACTAAGTTAACTAGTCCAGTTAAAGAGAGTGTTAATCCTACGAATGAGGTTAAATTAACTGCGGGGGATGTAACTGCTAAGTCTACTATTGAGGTATCACTTGTTGGTGGTAAAGGTAATGCAGTTGGTGAGAACAAACCAAAACCTACTTGGGAACTACCGAATGATGCTCCAGTTGTTGAGCTTCCAGAACTAAATCTTAATGATGTACCTCAGATGCCGCCAGCACCTATTTTGGAGGTACCAGAACTAGATATTACAGGTATTCCGATGATGCCACCCCCTCCAATTTTGGAAGTACCGGAATTGGATATTACGGGTATTCCTATGATGCCACCCCCTCCGGTTGTGGAAATCCCAGAGTATAAATTACCTAAGGTTGAAGTACCTATTACGAACTCTAATCGTAAAGATGACAAACCTAAGAAGACTGAGACTCCAAAACCAGTTGAACCTAAGAAAGATGAGACTCCAAAACCAACTGAACCTAAGGTAGAAGAGACTCCTAAAGTAGTAGAAACTCCTAAGACAGTAGAGGTTAAACAAACTGTATATGGTGCAACACCTCAGTTGCCTAATACAGGAGAATCTTCAACAACCTTGCTTACATTTGTTGGTACAGTAGTGTTAGGAACATCTATGTACTTGATGCGTAAAGCGAAAGAAGAAAATTAAAGAAAGAGAAAATAGTTTGCAGTAATGCAGGCTATTTTTTCATTTTTAAAAAGATACTAAGTAAGAAAACAAAAAGAGGGTTTGATTATGTATGAATTATTGAAGGGTTCACAAGGTGGGTTAAACCAAGAGGTAAAGCCAACTAAGGTGACAAATAAATATGTTGAAAATTTTGAAAGGCTTTTGTGTGCGGGAGCTTATAAACAGTTAAAAGAGAGAAAAGATAAAGGAATTACTGAGGGTATTATCTCTAAGTTCTCACCTAACAATGTACGTAGAGTTGTTTTAGGTTTGGATGGGGTTTATGTACAGTTCTATGTTTCTCCAGTAAACTTTAAAGCTAAAGAGCAGTTTGTACCTATTACTTTTACAGAGCGGTTAGGTGCAGAATTATCAGCAGAAAGCAAGTCTACTCCGATTACTAAGGTGTTGAGAGGAGATAGTCGCTCTCTCTTTGGTTCACGTGTCTTCTCTAGTATCGAAGAGATTATTGTATTGAGCAGTAGCCCAGAGGTACAAGGGTATCTGCTAGACAATCACGGTCTCGATTGGTTCTTAGACCCAAGCAGAAAACAAACTGTAGAGTCTTCATTTAAGCGACTAAGAGCAGTGGGTTTGGTGGAAGACAGTGTGACTTGTAAAGAGTTTGTAGAAAGTCACAGAGCACAAATTAACGACCCTTATGGTCTCATTTTGAGAGACACTGAGTTGAACTATGTAGGTGCATTGTTCAACGATGATTTATATTATACTCACACGGCTCTTCGTCCTCAGTATTATGAGATGGACGAAGAGGGTGGAGTTTTATGGAATTACTTCCAAGAGGTTAAAAAGGGGACGCCTAAGTCAACTAAGTCTGTGGAGATTAAAGAAATTGGCGATGGTTTCTTAAAAGAATCAGACTTAACTTTAGTGAACAATTTCTTAGGTTTAGTGCGTGTTCTTGAGGGGTATCAATCTGAAATCTCAGCTCAATTCCCAACTTTGAAAGAGACTTTAGAGGTAGGAGAACATAATAAAGCTCTAGCGAAAGAGTATGTAAACTCTATGGTTGCTTTTGTAAAAGAGCATCGAGATATTACTTCTTATCCAACACCTAAGGTTTTGATTACATCAGATACGACTTATCTAAGAGCAGTTTCCGTAGCTAATTATCTTATGAAGAATAAAGATAAGGTAGGTTTAAGTAAAGGGGTAGATTCAGTATTCATTGGGTATCTTACTGCTTTAACTACGTGCTTAGAGTTAGCTTTGGATGGTATTACTTTTGACTTTATGAGTTCTGAATTTGTTTCTAGTTATAAGAGTGGGTTGGAGTTGTATTTTAGCAACTTATCTGATGAAGTGGAAGAAACTGAAGAACCGTTGGAAACAGAAGAAGAGGTCTCAGAGGAACCAACTGAAGAAGATGACAATTCTGAGAACTACCAAGGCATTTACGATAAGTTAGTGAGTTTTGGTTTTGATTTAGAGGGTGTAGAGTTCAAACCTTTATCAAGAGAGGTTACTTTAGATGGTGTAGATTTCCTACCGGATCGCGTTCTAGCAAGAGTAGGTGAGGTTTCACCTTTGTTCGCAGTAATTAGCGATTTAGTTTTAGAGAATTTAGGTTCTTACAATAACTTCTTTAACGAAGAGGACTTTTTCCGTTTAGCTTGTTCCTTAAAAGACCTTGATTTATCGGATGACGAAGTTATTAAGTTAGCAAGTTTTGGTATTTTTGGTTTAGAGTCATCTTCTGTTTTTGAGGGTTATAACGAGTTTGTAGAGAAACATTCTCAACTAAAAGAGCAATTTAGAGAGTTTGAGAGTTATTTTGCAAATGAGGGTAAAGGTTCTGACTTTAAGCAGATTAGACCGTCATTCCAAGAGTTTGCAGAACGTTTTTTAAATGAGGTTTCGATAGAATTATTGACTGCACCGCATTATTTAGCTTCTGATGTTTTGCGTTCTGCATACGATGTAACAACTTGGGGGGTTTCATTACCTAAAGTGTCACAGTTACCTAAATTGAGCAAACTTTTAACAGAGTTAGTAAACACCACAAGGGTATCTTATCGTTTCCGAAGAGATTTTGAGAAGTTTGAGCTTGAATTTGGAGCAGATACTACAAAGTATTTGAACAGTAAACACTTAACTAAAGAGGGAGACTTCCTAAGTGATGTTGTGGACACTCGAAGTTTTGTAAAGATTATGAGTGAGATTTTCAGTTACAACCCACCAAGTGAAGTGAGGGATATTAGTGGAGTATTCCAAAAAGCGTTAGAGTTAGTAGAAAAGAAAGAGGGTGAAGTGAGTGAGTAAAGTACAAGATCAGATGGAGAAAATCTCAAATCAGCTTGGTTTGGGGCTAGATAACCAACAAATTGTAGATGTTGTTTATAGCTCAGTTGAGGAGTTAGTAGAGAATGGACTTGAAGGTTCAGATGAAGTTGTTTACTTTTATGCTACTTGTATGTTGTCTTGCGCTTTCGGTCAACTTTCTTTAGATAGAAAAGCAAGTGGATTTACTTTTGGGTTTAGTGACTTAAAACCAATTTACACTCAATTAGAGTCAGAGTTAGCAGTTCATTCTGTGGAGAACCAACTAAAAAGTCAACTAGCGGTATCCGACTTACGTTCTCAGTCTTTGGGTGAATTAACTGCAGAGCAGCTAGAGTGTTATTTAATTGATGATATTGCGACCGTTTCGACTGCTTTGGGTTTAGAGTTTGACGCTACTTCGGTATCTTCAGAGGTCAAAGAGAGTTTGGTTTCGGTTGAGGATGAGACCTTTGCAAGAAAGCTTAAAGCTTTAAAGTCTTCAAGTAAGTTGAATGCTGATGTAGTTTCTTTGGTAGATTCCTTACTTGAAATTTACGATTTCGCTTTTGAAGCAGGGTATGAATTGGATAAATATGAAGGTATTGTGGTTGGTTTACCTGATTTACCTATGGTTATTATTCAAGGTGAGCAAGCAGTTCAACCGAATTATACTGCATCTTACTATGCGGGAGAAGCTATGTTTTCTCCACTTCGTGATATTTCAGTTAACACTTCAAGACAAGTAGACTTGAAAGAGATTGTAGAATCTAGCAAACCTATTTACTACCCTTATAAAATGTTGGAGTTTGCTTTAAGTCGTAAGGTAACAGTTCAGAAAGATGATTTGAATTTCCCTTCAGTCCCTATGAAGTGGAAAGGTTCAGACGGTCAACGTGAAGCGATTAAAGATTACTTAACGAAAAGAGCTTGGGAGTATTTGGTGTTGGTATGTGATACTTACCAAGATGGTTACTTTTGGTCTGATAAGGTTGCATATTTTGGTAAAGGTGCAACAAGACCGATTACTCCAACAGACAACCAAGTCTTTAAAGACTACTTAACCAAGTTCAAAGCAACATTCTCAACGTTTTCTATTTTGAAAAACCATGTTGGTATGATGGAAGATGAGAAGTGGGCTTCGGCTGAGTGGGTGGTATCTGCTCCAATTTCAGAACTGCAAAATAGTGAGTTTAACCATAGTAGTGCTTTATACACTGATGTCTTTGAATACGGTGGTGAATTTGAGGCTCCTTTAGTAAAAGATTTTAAAGATGTACGGGTTAGTCATTATTCTCACGTTGCTCGCCCAGATATTGCAGAGAGTGAACCTTTATTTGCGTATAAGGCTCTGGAATCCTTACAACGTAAAGGTGAGAAGTTAACTTATGGGTATCAGTTGTTAGGTAAAGGTCTCGATGGTCGTATTTTAACTTCATCTAACAAAATTACTGCACCAATCAACGCAGGAGCGAAGTTAGTTTTAGTTTATTGGGCAGGTTCTCGTTCAGGTAAAGGAGTTTCCATCTCCAATGGTCTAGCGGTATCAATCGCCAACGGTCGTCCTATTTTCGGTGGTGACGGTAAACCAGATACAATGGTTCCTTACTATATTGCTTTTGGTGGTGCTGATGAAAATGGTATTCCTAAAGGTTACTTCATTCAGTCTGGGGATATTAAAGAGTCAACCATGCCTATTGTCAATGACATTTCAAGACAATTACTATGGGATGAAAACCCAACAATTATGGGTTGGTATGATACTCTTGTGCCTAACAACATTGATAAAACTTTCTTAGAATTAGCTGATAGAAAATACACAGGAGCTTGGGGTAATTTAGCTTTCCTACGCCACATGATTTTCGTTATGGGTATCATTTCTGTTCGAGCTGAAATCATTACTAAAGATAAAGCTATGTATGAAAAACTCGGTGGTGACGAGGGTGTTCTTGGCATTTTTGATGAGGTTACAAACTGGACAAACAACTTTTCAGCAGATAGATTTAAACAATCTGGTTGGTTTTCTCGTACTTTATCAGATAAAGTTAGAGATCAATTTAAGTTAGATACTGAAAAATACTTATCAGGTCGCATGAAAGAAAATGCGATGGAAGACTTCAAACTCAAGTATTTATCTGAAGATGCTGAAAAACGTATGAGAACAGATGCTTATCTAAGAGATTTATTTGATAAGCTGAATGAAAGTATCACGAAACTTATGTCTTTAAAGCGCGCAGGTTTCCAAGGAGCTGAAGGTTTGAGATCTAGTGTCTATATTGTTGGTCAAAAATTTGATATTGCTTCCAACTTTGAAACTTATCCAGTTGCAGATGGTGGTGTAGCTAAAGCTTTCACAGGAGCAGATAGACCGATTGTAGATATTTGGATGTATAATTTATTGAACCTCGACACAGGTTTTATGATTGGTTATCAAGGAAATGAAGGTGGAGATGGTCAATATTGGTCTAATGTTAAAGGTTCAGATACAGGTAAGTATTTAACTGAAAGTGCTCGTAGATTCGCTTATATCGGAAATACAAGTTACAAAGTTATTCGAGACCAAAAACCGTCAGACTTAGGTAAAGTTAAAGAATCAACTTCTCAAGCTGGTGGTGGAGCGGTTTATTTCAAACCTTATTTAATCTTAGGAGACTCTAAAGGTGCTATTACAGACCAATTAGAAACTTTCTTAGGAGATAAAGCACAAACTATTAAAGCTAAGAACTGCAATCCGAATAACCCGAATGAGTGGGATGAGCGTGTTGGTGTATTAGGTTACTTGAAGGCATTAGGTTCTAGTGATGTAAGTCGTTCTTTTGTTCGAGCTAGGGAAATTGCAGACTTAGTAGTACAACAAATGGGGTATCAAGGTTCTTACTTAGAGTTTCTTCTTGATTTACGTCCAGAGTGGATGTTCTCTGTTGCTGATGTTACTAAAGCATTTAGTTCATTAGGTAGTTTCCAAGAGCAATATTCTAGCACCATGTCAGGTCAAATCGATGCGATTTACACCAAACTAAAAAACGCTGAGATTGATGATAATTTAGAAGAGGTTTCAACTAATGTTGTTGTCAACAATGTAGACCTCCGCCCAGAGTTTGCAACTAAAGAAGTAAGTAAAGATGAATTTGACGAAGAAGTGAACCCTACAGATGACTTTCCTCTTGACGGTGTCTCAGAGGTCCCAGTTTCGTCTGAGAGCGATTTAAACCTATCGGATGATAATTTAACTGAGGAACCTCAAAAATGGACTAGGGAGCAATCTGAGACTTCTGAGAGTGTGCAACCTAAAACACCTAATATAGCAGAACCTTTAAATGTTGCTTCTACTTTGGCAAGTCAATTAGGGGTATCTGAAACGGCTCTTATGTCTGTATTGCAGTCTGCATTTGGTTTAAATGTTTCTACGATACCTACGGTTGAACCAAGTATTTCTGTTGATGATTTGAATAGTCGAACAACTATGAGTAGAGTTGCTTCAAATCAAGCAGGTGTAGTCCTTAAAGATGACCAAGATTTGAAAGAGTACTTGTTAGAAGATATTTACAATTACTTTGGTGATTGGTCTAGAGTTCGTAAGATTGAAGTTATAGGTCGTCAGTTATACTTTAATGGTTTGCTTTATGAACCGATTAAAGAGGGTGTTCAGTTTAGTCCAGAGGTGTCTCCATATTGCATTTCTTTGTGGAATAGTGGTAGCTTTGGTGAATTATTCGATTGGAAATTGATTGGACAATATTTAAGTCCAACTTCTTTAGTATTTGACTCAATGGACTATGCTTATAGAGAGTTTGACGGTTTGCAGTCAAATAGTTCAAGAGCAGTAGTTGAGGGTGCATATAAGCGATTCCCAACCTTGCAAGACTTACAAATTGGTACGTATACCTTTACGAGAGCAGAGGTTGAAGAAATGATACTTGAAAGACAACCATTCTTATCAAGTTATGATCGCAGACAACAAGTCTTCCGTAGAGGAAATAGCAAAGGTAAGTCTTTCCGTCAAAAACGTTGGCAGAAAGCAAGAGAACACATGGCAGAGGGGCACACAGGTCGAGCAGTAGCTTCGGCTTTAGGTGCAGGTCTTGGAGTTGGTTTCCAAGGAGCAAGTCATGTAGGAGGTTTCTTCAATAAGGCTGCAAGAGTTTTTCGTCAAGCAGGTTCTTCTGTAGCTGAGAATTGGAGGGAACAGGATAATTCGAAACACTAAGAGATAAGGGTATCTTCCCTTTCTCTTGGGTTTTACAAGATTTAGAAACAGGTTTAGTGTATGAATTTAAAGGATATTTTAAAAGTTGGTGATGAGGTTATAGTTGATGTAGTTGACTCAGAAGGTGTTTCAAGAGGAGATGTACTTGAATTTTACAGAAATGAATTTGTAGTAACAATAGGTCGAAAATACATTACAACTGAACGTTATGGTAAAAATTACAAGTACGACATTGAAACAGGGATTGAGGTTACAGATTCCTTGGATAAACGTAGGCTTTTTCCTACTTACAATCAACTGGTTGCTGCTAGATATTTCGGTAAAATTCAACGTGAGATTACTACGTTTTATCGGAATCCAGATAAACAAAACCCTCAGTGGTATCCTATTTTGCAGGAGCTACAAAGATTATCTGAGATTACAATTTGGTAAAAATTTTTTTAGAGAGAGCATTAGCTCTCTTTTATTTTACTTGACAATAATATGAAATTTTGATATAATAAGAGAAAATAAAGAAAAAGAGGTACTTCACTTGAACGAAGGAAGAGAAAAGGTAGAGCTAAACTCAGAAACACTACCTTCATTGTTAAAGAAACTTTACAAGTCACAAAACCAAGTGCTTGTGCGTATAAACGGTAAGGTTGTTTTGGATATGTTGGAATTAGATGGTTTAAGAAACTTGCTAATTAGCAAAGGGTATCCCCACATTTGGGTGGTTTCTAAAAGTTACGGTTATGAACTAGATGTTCCACCGTCAATAGAAAGATAGGTAAAAGAAAATGTTCATTATCAAATCAGGAATTTATCAAAAACCAAGATTGAGAGGTAAGTCATTAGTTGACTTGTTTGGACTTTCAACTCGGAAGTCCTCTTTGGAGAATTTAGAGTTGTTTACAACTCAAATTAAACCTCTTATTGAAAGTGGTGAACTTGGAGGTAAAGTAGTCAATTTCCCTAATATGACAAGTTATTTCCATCCAGTACACCTCAGAGAAGTTTATGAATACTTGCGGTATCTCATTATGGAGCGTGCAGTTACGATTGACTTTTCAGTTTATGATGGTACTCTCATTAACTTAGTTGGAGAGAGTATTTTAAGAGGTTCAGTTTCAGATGACCAAGTTCGTATTCAACTTGAACTTGAAGATGGTGGTAGACGTGAGTTGCGCTTTGACGAGCAAGGTCGCATTCACAACTGGCCGGTAGGTTATTTTGAACCTAGTGCTCCATTTGATTTAGGTTTGTGAGGTAAATTAAATGACCGTAGCAGGACTGATTCAAGAGATTTTTGATGAACCAAGTTTTAAGAGTGGTGGTACTTGTTCTGAATTTAGGTTAGAACGTAGGTTTGACGCACTTCATATACGCGTTGTTGAACGAGACTATGATTTTATGGTGCTTGAAGTTTTGAATAAAAGCAATAGAATTGGTAAAATTACACGATATAACTACTTTACGACTTTGGAAGACTTGGATTTACACCTAAGAAACATCAGAAAAGGGTATCCAAGTTTCAAGTTTACCCCTAAGTTCTAAGTTAGATAGGAGCTTTTATGTTCGATAAATTGAAAAACTTGGTCAAAGGACAACCTTCCTTTGATTTGTCTCTTTCTAAGAATTACACTAAGAAAGAGTTAGATTTGATTGCTTTGCTCCTTAAAGACAACCCAGTTCAGTGCATGAGATTTCAACGGATGATTTAGCAGAATTCGCTTTGAAACTATGTTTTGATAAAGGAGGTATTTAATATGAATTCAACAAAAATTTGGTTCTCGTCTAATATTGGAGATAGAGAACGTTTTTATAACATCTTGAGAGTAACTAATGGGGTATCTCGCTCTAAATTGCGTCAATATGGTAAAGTTGAAAATTATAATTATGGCGCAAGTCCACACTATTATGTAGATAACATGAAAGAGTTACATGGTCTCATGCGTTCTCTTGAGCGTATTGAAAACCCTTATAAAGTTAAAGGTTTGTGGCTTACTCCACATAGTAGAAAGAATGAGTTCAACTTATTTATTGAGTTTGATCTGATTTAGAAAGAAGATAAAACATGGACACAATTTTACTTGAAACATTTCCGTACTCTCAGAGTCAGAAAGTAGCGTTCAGAAAGCTCTCTACTTTTGTGCAGCAAGTATTGGTAAGCGAAGATTTTGAAACTTATAGTAAGCTAAATAACTACGAATTTGACTTCAAAATTGAAGGTTCTATCAATCCTATGTCTGACGGTTACGTTTACTACACCTATGTTTATCTAAGAGGGAAAGTTGTAGCAGTAGTTCAAGCACTTGCACCTAATTAGGTAAAAGTTGCAATTATTCCACCTACTGAAATTGAAAAGGTAATGCACAATTCCGTTCACTTGGATTTTACAGATTTGAGTGATACTGAAGTTCATCTTTGGTTTAATGACTTACTTCCTTTGACGATAAAAGAGGTAAGACAAGCTCTCCAATATCCATTTGGTTTCTCTGCCAGTTCTGAGCAAATTACGATTACAGGACTTAGGGGAAGTCACACCGTATCCTTGGAATTTCAGCTTGGGAAAGGACTTTAATGATGTTTTGGTTAGGCTTTTTATTTGCTGATGAAAATCGTCAGTTGAAAGAATTGGAACAACGTAAGAAAGACCGTCAAGCAGAGCGAGATAGAGAAACACTAGGTTTTATGGTTGAAGAGTTGACTCCCCAGTTAGAGTTTATGAAGAAAAATGAGTTGGATAACTTAACTTTCCCTATTTTAGACCTTTCGAAGTTTGACTATAGTTTGCTCTCAAAAGCTTTAACAAAATGTGGTTCTAAAATCGCTTATACTCGTTTAGAAAAAGAAGATGGTACTTTTACCCTCACTCTCTATACAAAGCGACCAGAAGAGTTTTCTCAGCTTCACAGAGTGTATATTTTACGCTCTCTACTTTGGCTTGTTTTTGCTTTATTGTTTTCAGTTCCAGTTTACTTGTTTTCAAAACCGTATTTGGACTTGCTAAAACCTGAGTTATTTACTCCAATTTTGTTTGATTACTTAGCAGCAATTATTGAGGTATCCGTCATTTGGATTTTCGCCAATATTGTTTCAGCTTTGGTTTTCCGACAGTTTAAACTTGCTGAAGAATTTAAACACACATTAAGATTTGATAGGGTGGTGAAAGATGATTGATATACTCCAAGGTTACATCGATGATTTCAAAGACTTTTTGCCTAGAACCTATGAGAGTTCTCCTATTACTCAATCTGTGAAGGAAAAGTTAATTGAAGTTATGTCTAATGAAATTAAGGGTTTTATCCACTATGACCAAGATGGGAATTTGTTAGATACCTCGATTGTAATTGAAGATAACGCTCCTTTTGACTTAGGTTTGCTCCCAGAGGTTTTAGATTTACTTGGTTGCAAGTTTGCCTACTACAAGTGGGAGAAATTAGGTTCTGTACATGAACTAACTTTGTACAGAAACAAATCTCCAAGAGACAAGCGGTATCAAGAAACTCTTGCTCTTTTCGTAGGTGGTTATATTACTTCAATTTTGCTTGCATTTGCTAGTATGGGTCTTTTGTACTATTTCTTTTATTTGTTGTCTATCAACAGTACAACACCTACAGGAGTAGTTCAACCTCCAATTTGGTTTGTGGTGGGTTCTATGTTGTTCATGACAAGTTTAATGGTTGTTTTCTTTATAGACGCTTACATTTATTTCTTTAGAAAAACTTCAGTAGCGCAAGTTCTCCGTCAAGAAGTTTACTTCGATAAGCTCGAAAACATTGACAAACCAACTATTTTGTGCTAAAATACTCTTATTTAAAATTTGAAAGGACAATACTATGAAATTGTTTAAAAAACGTTCTTACTCTGAATTGCTTACTCAATACACCCTTCTTTTAACAGATGAGTCAACATTTAATGAAGAGCGCAAGAAATTAGAACTTTTAACTTCTATAATTCAACCAGAAGTTGAAAAAGCAAAAGAGCTTGATATGATTGACTTCACAGTTGATGTGACAGATGTTGATACTATGGAGTATGACTTTTTGGGTATCGTCATGGGAAAACTCGAAAGTCCTTATATTTACTGCAAATATTTCAAATTAAAAGGTCGTCTTTATTTGACTTGTGCTAAAGAGAAGTCTAAAGCTTATAAGCGCTTAAGTCATTTAGAGAATTGGATGCTTTTAGTTTCCGCTTTACTGGCTTTGGGGATTAGTCCTTTGGTTCGTTGGTTCACAATTTGGGTATCTGGGTCGTCCTATGATCCTTCAGTTCCATCTCCATTTACTGACACAGGTGCTACTATTTCAGGAAGCCAACTTCAAACCTATGTAAATACGCATGGTTTTGTGCCAGCTTTTACTTTCTTTGGTAGTTTGCTACTTGCAATGTTAGTAGTTTTATTGTTTACACGATACAGTAAGTACAGTCCTTACAACAAAAACGTTCTCCGTTGGTCTGATGTAACTAAACATTAAGAAAAGAGCAGTTTTGCTCTTTTTCTGTTGACTTTTTCTTTTTATTTTGATATAATAGAAAAAATAGAAAAAGAGGTAATTACAATGTCAATTCTAAACATAAACTGGATTAACAAATTAGTTAATTTGGTAGAAGACAATCCTTTAGTAAAAGATTTTGAAGATGTAGAAGTAGTTCTAACTTCTTTACTTGGTAAAGAAAACTTTACAATTAAGGGTGTGTCTAAGGAGTTTTCAAAGGGTCAACAAGTCGATAGTGATACTCAAGTCGATAGTGATACTCAAGTTGATTTACTCGTACCCTTCAGTAAAACTTATGAAGTGTCGGTGGATAAAGAGACTTTCGGTATCCTAGTCGAAAATTGGGGTTCTAACGTTTCTCCGGAATTTCTAGTGAAACTTCTGTTTAACGAAACTAATCAGAAGTAAGTTACGGTTTTACTTTGAGGTATTTTATGTACAAAAAGAAATTGTTATTATTGAGTTACCCTTTAGGTTACTTTGGTCTATTTGTCTTTACTAAGTGGGTTGCAGGGTTGTTCTTCACACAAGAAGACAGTTTGCTTGTTAGGACTTTGCTTGTTTTAGGTGCGTTAGCTACCTTAGTGCTTATACTTATTTTACAGGATGGTTCTTATTTAGCTAAGTTGATTGACTGCTTTCCTCAAGAAATTCGAAACAAGTGCCAACATTATATTAGCTACTTAGATAGGGTTTCATTAGTTTTATTTATTGGTTTAGCGGTATCTTTCTTTCTCGGAGAGTCCTTTTATAGTCATGTAAGTGAGGTTATGTTTTACTTTGCTTTAGGTTTTTACATTAGTTCAAGTGCCGCCATTTTACTGTTTTTAAGTAGAAAATAGACTAAAAATTGGAGGGTTAGATTTAATGAATGAAGGTTATGTTTTAGTATATTGTTTGGATTGTGGATATAAAACTTTGACCCCTATGTTCACAGGAGAATCCACTGAAGATTTGCACTGCTCTAATTGTGGTTCGCACGATATTGAAATTTGGTAAGGGGGTGTTAGAGAAAATGAACTCAGCAATAGAATTTTACAAAACTTTGAACTTCGGTCGCAAGGTTCAAGTGCTTCGGACTTTGGTACTTATTCCAACGATTATCTCTCTTTTAGCTTGGCATTTTGTACCGAACACTCAGGTTCGATTCTATTTGGAAACTTGGGTAGGTGCTTCTTTAGTTTTGGTAATTGCTTTGCTATTGGTAGAGATTGTTTACGAGGTTAAAACTTATGACAATTAAAGAGCTATATGAACTAGCGGTATCCCTAAAAATCACAGATTTCGAGCTTTACGCTAGAGATTACGATGGTTATTTTAGTAGGCAATACAACTTAGATTACGATAAAACTTTGAAAGAAAAGAAAGTTTACTTAGATTAATTTTGAGAAAAAAAGAACGGCTACCTAGACGAATTTGAAAGGAAAAATAAGATGAAAAGAACAGTACAACTTTGCGCAGTATTTGTGCCAAAAGCTCAATTCCCAACAGAAAATCCTATGGACGCTTATGATATGACTTTCCTCAGTCAGTTTTGGGATACTCTAACTCCTTTAAGTGTTGAGTCTGACGAATTTAAGACAAGTTTTCTCAGTAATATTGGGATTACAAAACCTAAATATGTTGAGGAAAACCTTCATGGATTTGAAGAGGTTTACTCAGTTGGTATCCTCTGTTTCACCACACCTGAGTCTAAGACTTATGTGCCTATTAAACCTTTAGCGCACCTTGATTGGGATTACTTGCGAGTTTACATTGCTGATAAGGTCTCTCTAGGTTTTGATGTGCATACCTTGAAACGTGAATACGCTTCTCCACTTAACTGGCTTATGTTGACCTTGGGTGGAGTTGAGTCTGCTTTGGAAAAAGAAAAGTATTAGAAAGTAAGGTGAAACTATGAAATTACAAGAAGTACCAACAGTTCTCGGTATCCGAGACTTCAACCTCCCAACCAAAGAGGGAGAAGACGTGACAATAACTGCAGTCTTCCACAGCAAAGTAACTGCTTGCACACCAGACCACAAACCGCTCACAAGCGTAGTAGAGACTCTATACCTTCAAACGGAAGAAAGTCTTCGCTTGTTGTGGACGGCTCATAAAGACCGAAGATACATCAACCGTAGCTTTAAGTCTTACCGCTAATTCACTTGCGGTATCCCACAAATCCAACAAAAGTCGAGAATATTCCTTGACTTTTTATCTTGTTTTTGATATAATTAAGAAAATAAATGAAAAGAAGGACAAACACATGACAACAAACGTGGATCAAGAGATTAAAGAGTTAGAAGCAAGACTGAGTTCTCTAAAAGCAGAGCAACAGTTATTAAGAGCGCAAGAGAGCTTAAACAAAGAAAAAGCAGCAAGCTTGCTTGAAGATGAAAGTTTGGCTGAGTTCCTTCAGCAGTTACAAGAAAATCTAGCTAAAGCTGATTTAGGTTTAGCTTTGAGTCTCAATTACAAACAGAATTGGGTATTCTTGGTCAAAGATGACAAATCAAACGACGGTCTTTCAGAAATTAGAGTTCTTGACCTTAAAGACAAGTGCATTTTCTATGGGTCTGTAGAGAGTTACAACCAAGAAATTACCGTTGAACGTATTCGAACTTGGTTAGCCTGTGCTTTGGGTCATGTTGGTTTTCTAAAGAGAGTTAAGTCAAGGTTAACACAAGATGGTCTCTATGGCATTACATTTAGCTCTTACGATAGTGCGTTCAGTAAGCTTTACTTTAATATGAATCATTTTATCTTGGATTCTTATGAGTGCGTTTTAACAGCAAAACAGCCTTATACCTTAAATCTGAGCCAACAACTCAACTGTGATGCTGAGTCTTCAAGCATTTATTTCTTAGGTGGTGGGGTATCCTTGGTGACCCAAGCCAACTCATACTATATTCATGATGAAGACTATATTGGGAATTTTAAACAAAAACTAACCGTAGAAAGCTCATTTACAAAACTTACTGAGCTAGGTGAAGTAGCAAAAGAATTGCAAGATAAATTGGCTACATTTTACGAAGCGATTGAAACTAAATTTGAGTAAATTTTGAAAGTAGGGGAGGGTTCATTATGCCAAATCAAGTTATGCAAAATTATTTAGAAGATTTCACTGTAGATGGTTTCGATAAGCTATCTCCTTTTCTACAAGATGCTTTCTCTAGGGTTAAGTATGCTTTCAATACTCGTCTAAACGTTAAGGATTGCTCCTTTACTGTAGATTTTGTTAAAAAAAGAGTTAGCTAAATTTGTTTCTGTTGCATTAAAAGAAGAAGAGAAGGTGTGGAGATATAAAAATCAGGTTAGCTATCACCTTAATAATCTTTCTCTTACTCGAGAAGAGTTTAATTTTAGGTGGCATAAAGAGCAGAAAATTTTAGATAGAAAGGTTCCAGATTTTGTACTATGGTATTATCGTCATCTAAGGAAGGGTTATGACGTGAGAGTACAATATACAGTGTTTATCACTGGTGCTTGGTAAATTAAGGAGGAATTATTTATGAAAGAATACACTAAAGAGTTTGACGGAGTTACTTATACGTTTACAGAAGGTGACCTATTTGAATATTCAAAATCTGTTTTAGCTGGTTTAAAGAAAGATATTTCCGAAGCCAAGAAACTTATGGGTAGTTACTATACTGAAGAGGTTGACAATAAGGTGCAGTCTTTAGTAGACGATTTTATTGTTTTTTCTTTCGAATCTCAGGTAAACCTTGCATATTATATAAATAAGCGAGATAAGGATATTACTCCTAAGTTTGCCGTTAACCATGCTATAACTCTTGGTAACCTTGCAAGAGACTCTATTCGAGAGTGTACTGTAAGGCTGAATAGACTTGCAGATGATTTAAGAAAGATTGGAGTTCCTGTATGTAAACGACCTTTAGGCAACTAATTAAAATTTTACTCGTTCTTACCATATCTAATTGTAAAGGTAAAGAATAGGCAAAACTTTTTAGCTAGTGGAGTTCACTTACTAGAGGTCACTAAGAAAGATAAAAGTAAAGTAAGTGTGGATATTATTTTAGTTACTGATTAGAAAGGGAAAATATGATTATTTATGTAGCTTATTTGACACAAGAATCTCTTCTAGATTCTTCAATTACTCGTCAAATTCGGTTTATTACAACCGATAAACAAATTGCAAAGTCTATTAGTTTTTATATGAAACATATTAAAGTTAGGTCGTATGAGTCGAATCAAAAGCCAAATGGGAATAAACTAACTTTAGATGAAGTGCAGTTTATGTTAAATTGTAGTTACGATAAGGCACTTTCCATTTATAATAAATTGCAGCAGAAAGTTGTTGTAAATGAGTTTGAATTAGCTCAGTTTGATTACAATTTAGAGAGTTACTTTAGCTCTCTACTAGATGAAGAGAGGATTTGTTATGATTGAAGTATTGAAAACAACAGAAAAATTAAGAAAAGAACTAGAAAAGTTGAGACGAGAAGAGTTTGATGCTTGTTTAAATTTTTCTCATAAAATTAAACCTTTGGAAGAACAACTAAAAGCAGCAGAAAAAGGAGATTTACTATTTGAAGATGTCCAACTACAAAGTAAATTAGCTTACGTAAATGATTTACTTACCAATAGTGGTATCCCACTTTTCCTTGCTCGCAAGTCTGAGGTAGTAACTCTTAGTGAAGAAGAACTCCCATTAGAAAGTTACAAGCAACTTGCTCTTTATTATGGTAAAGGTAATGTTTTTGTACCGATTTTGGTCTACACTTTTGATGAAGTTGCTAAAGGTAATGAGTTGTTAGGGCAACTGTCTACCGTGGAGCAACAACTTGATTTATTAAAGTTCTTGTGTGATTTGGATAATGGTGTTCCACCTTACTTTAAAGGACAACTTGGGGGAGAACTTTCTCTTTATGTTTATAGTTCTAACTTACCTCGTATTTTAGACTCTCAACTATTTATTTCCTATAACTCTCAGGTGGCTCGCTATTTGGTTAAATTGGAGGGTCAAATGGAGTGGTTCTGTGACGACTCGATTACCTTGTTGCCTTTTACTAAAGGGGTAGATTCTAAAGTTCTTCTTCAATTTAATCAAGTGCAAAGTGCGACAGTTCAAGCAGTACAAGAGGATGTTTCATCCTTGGATTTGAAGTCAACTTATGTAAGTTTAATGTCTCGTTTGGCAGAGCTTGATACAGAAGATAATGATAAAGTAACGGTGCAACTCACCTTGGTTACTAAGTAAAGGTAGTGAAAGGATTTCTTATGATTGATTTATTGAAAACAAAACAGAATATAAGTTGTGATTCTGAGGATATTTACACTTGGTTAGAAGAAAATCCTTTGGTTTTATGTTCTTTGATTTCACTATCAGAGGAATTGACTCACCAAGACTTGCCTTATATTATGTCAGCAAACTTAGAGGGTATCTTAAGTTCTCCGACTTTTTTGGTGCTTACTTTATTTGACCGTAAAGCTTATTCTAAGAAGGTTCCCGTCCATAACTTAGTTACTCACTATAGAGATATTGAGGACTTAGATGAGATATTAGATTTATTAGACTCTTTGAGGTCTTATGTGCCTTTTTTAAAGGTTCTTTATGGTTTGAGCCAGCGTAAAAGTGGTTTAATCTTTAATTACACAGGTTTGTTACAAGGAATAGTCACTTTTAGTTATTATGACTTCACAGGGAGGTTAACACATGACTCTAAACTTGATTTAACGAACGTACACATTAGCACTTATTCGGATACTGCTAATTACTTTGAGTTACAGACTAAGGGGATGCAAGGAAACGCTCTGACAGTTCAACTTTCCGTAGATGAACAGACAGAATTGACTTTTTCAAGTAAGAAAGATTTTGTGACTTTGAAAGAACTCCCAGAGTCGTTAGATTCAATGTTTTCAGATATTGCACAATATATGGATAGTAGTCTCACAACTAGTTAATTTGAAAGGAAAAATACATGAAACAAAAACTAAAACAATTCGCCACTTCTCAGTGGTTTGACCTAATTGGGGTGTTGTTGGTTCTCACAATCGCAATCTCAGCAGGGTATCATAATACGTGGCTTAATCAATTGGTAGATTGGGGTGATTGGACAGTTCTTGTTCCTTTTGGTTGGATTTCCGTAGGAAATGCAGCGATTTCTATGATGTCCACTAGATTTACTGGAAAATTAAGTAAGTTAGGGAATTATCTAGGTATTATCAATGCAGTTTTATCAGGGTTAATCGATTATATTTTAGGGAACAAAGCAGCAATTATAACATACCCAGTTACGTTCTTGATTTACTTGGGTGCTATTTACTGGTGGAATAAGTCACAAGACGGAAAAGCAAATACATTTTCAAAGGCTCGTTTAAATTGGGTTGTGCCTACTTTAGTAGTAGTTGCTTTTATCTTTTCGTACTTAACAAATTACATTGGGTATCAGGGGAACATGAACGCTCTTGCTTATGTAACAACAGTAGCATTTGCTTTATCCTTGGTTGCTAATGGTCTCAACGCATTAAAACTAACAACTCAGTGGAGCTTTTGGTTGTTCTACAACTTTGTGCAGTTAGTAAAAGCACTCATTCAAGGAAATTTTGCGAATGTAGGGAAGTACATTTTCTACATTTTGAATAGCCTTGGAGCCTTGTTCGTCTGGAAAGATAGTGAGGATTAAAGTGATGGGTAATTATCAGTCTTCGTCTGAGGTTTTCTACATGCACTTAGGTAAAAGTGAGGTTGAATATACCTTCAGCTCTATGAATAGAGCAAAGCAAGTTTCAGCTCTTGTGAAACTCGCAGAGAGTTTAGGATTGTCTCACTCTCAGAATTTTGTAGATACAGTAGCTATTCCAGTAAATTCTAGTTTCTACATCTCGCAAGATTGGGATGGGAAGATTTATATGGTTGGTAAGTATTCTGATTTCACTTATATTTCTTCTAACACTGTCAAGGAGTTAGTGTCAAAAGGGTATGACTTAGAATTGGATGGTCTTTTAATTCTGATAACTACAAATAGAGGTAAAACTGAACGAGAACAGATAGAGTCTTTAAAAGCTTTAGGGGATAAGTATCCTCTTGGTTTTTCTAGGTTTAAATAAGGAGGGTAACATGACAACAATTTTCACAAGAAAAGACATTCAAACAGAGATTTTTGAGGTAGACGGTTACTTAGGTGCGGCTAAGGCTAAGTCTTTAGAGACATACCTTCTTGAGTTGGAAGATTCAGATTGTTACGTTGTGGATATAACTTTGTTGGAAACTAAACAAAGTGGTTTAGGGAATTATTCTAAGTATCTTATTCGCTATATAGCACCTAAATATGAAGTTAAGGTAGATCGTAAAACTTGGGATGATTTTGCCGGTGAGTGGTGGTCTTTTGGAGCAAAAACTGAGAGAGTGTTTGCTACGATAGTTGAAGCAGAAACTTACAGAGATGAAATTAAATCAAAAGGAGTTATAGTGGACATCATTGAGCACAGTCCGTTGGATTTACCGTTATAATGAAACAAAAAGAGGGCACTTCGGTATCCTCTCTTTTTGCTTGACAAAATAAGATAATTTTGATATAATATAGAAAATAAAATGATAAAAGGAACTTAAACAATGGTAAAAGAAAACACAGTATATCTAACAGAGACGGTTTACGGTAAACATTCTTTCACAAGTGAAGTGGTAGCTTCTGCCTTTGAAACTTTAGCCGATAAAGCTATGCTTGATTATGATTTGGAGTTAAACGCTGCAAGCGATGACTCTTTTCGATTTAAGGTAAGTAATCGTTATGATTTGGTCTTTTCGGAGGAGGATGGACTTCGTTTAGTAGAAGATTACGACCCAGAACCTTATGTATCAACTAGAAAGGTCTTAAACCTTCATAAAAAAGGTTTAATTTACACATTAGACAGAGGTGTAGTGAGTTTGAAACTAGCAGAGACTTTTAGTTTAGAAATAGCTTTTGAGTTGTATCTTGACCTTGTGAAAGAGATTTAAAGATTGAAAAAGAGAGATTTACCCAGCGGTTTCTCTCTTTTTCTTTGACAAAATACAATTATTTTGGTATAATAAAGAAAGTAAAGAAGAAAAGAAGGTAAACTATTATGGATTTAATTGATGTTATTGATAACCGCTTGTTGGACTTACAAAGTGAAATGTCTAAACTACAGATTTTAAAAGAGATTGAACAAAAGAAACAAGCTCCACAAGTTGAAGTTCCTCTATTTAAGTTGAGTGAAAAGTTACAACGAGAGCTTGATAGTTTGAACTCTACACTACGTTCTAAATTACAGATGGAGGTTATAGTAAACCAATTTCTAGGTACATTGCAGTTGGTTCAGCATTACTCTGATATTTCGTACACGATTGCAAATTATTCTGAAACTGAAGTGCGAGCTAAAATGGAGAGAATGTTAGGTACTGCAACAACTATGAACCCAATTCAATATTGGTTCAATCATATTTCAGGGTTGGTTAATGCTTTACAAGTTTTATTTGAACTGACGGGTGGTCGTTTCTATGAGTTTGATTTGAAATATGACTTTACAAAATCAAAGCTTACATTTGAGTTTAATCAATTTCAAGTAGTTGTAATTGTTATTTCTAGCCTTAAGATTGACCGTGTTGAGGTTTCTAAGAAAGTCACAGGTTCACAGGCTTCAAAATTCAACTTAGGTTGTGATGGTTTAGTATTGGACTTCTCAAATTTCTCTAATGATCCCCTTACTGCAAAGATTAGTGTTCCTTTTAAGGTTTACAGCAATTCAGCAGTTATAACAAAGGTAAATGAAGCTATGGAAAAGATTGATAACTTTTTAGATAGTGCAAAAGTACCAGTATAATCCCTCAGGGTATCCCAAATTTCTTTGGATTTTCTTATATTTTAGAAAGGAAACTATAAATAAAATGAAGTTAGGCAAATATGAAAAGTTAAAAAAGCATGGTAAATCAAAGAAACAAGTAGTTGCTTACGATATTGAAACTACTTATGATAACTCACTTTTACCCACGGTTACGGTTTCTTTTAAAGATGTAACCTCAGAACCCAACCCTTCGGAGAAACTTAGTAAGCTTATTCGTCCTCGGTCTTCACTGACTCAAACGGCAGCACCTTGTGATATTTGTCATTGTAAAGCTAAGAGGTTGTTTTCGTTAAGTCAACAAGGTTTGATTTACTTTGTTTGCCCTAAGTGTTATACAGAGGTGCATACAAACCGTAGTACTAATTCAAATAGTTTAGTAGACTTAAGTAATCTAGTTCCCAACTTGCAACGTAACGTAAAGTGGGAAGTTACTAGTACTGACAATAAGAAGTCAATATCTCGATTGAATATAAGAAAAAGACAAAGTAAAAAGAATAAGAAGGTTTAAAACATGGATTTTAGAGAAGACTTTTTAAATGAATTTCGTAAAACTATTCAAGATATTTTAGTAGAGGGTGATTTGGAACGCCTAAATCTCGCTAAAGAGTTTTTAGGTTATGACAATAAAGCTTTTGGAGAGTTCTTAGCTCCTTTGTTTAAAGAAGAGCAAGAGTTAGTCTTACATCATACCCTCGCTTACCCAGAAACTCCACAAAACCTTGTAGCGGTATCCACAGAAGACCATGAGTGTTTATATGAGGGTAAAGTACCACTTCAAGGTATTACTGATCAATCCATAATTGAAACTGATGAGCCTTTAACTGAGGAGTACAAACAAGAACCTAAAGATAAGTGGTGTCCAAAGGTGTTTTCTGCAGATGCAAAGGGTGATTTGTGTGGTATTGTTCTCGTAACTGAGAGAGGTTTTGAGATTGAAGATGTTGAGACAGGTGAAGTTCTTTACGCTAATAACTTTGAGGTGTATAAGCGTTTTGATTTAAGTCATGGTCTTGTGGTTACTTTTAGTATTTCAGGTTCTTATCTATACAATGTTTCTTATGAGTCTAGTTTAGACCCCAAGGATGGTATGGTTTACGTTGAAAATTGCCCTTTAGAACGTGATGAAATAGGTTATTATGTACCTTCTGATTCTATGGGTGGTTCTCTCAGAGAACATGGTTCTCGATGTGGGGTTTACAATATAAGTGAGTTTATTGTAAAGAAATATCGTTTAAGTAGTGCTAGTTCGGTAGACTTAGTGATAAAAGAAGGGGAGATTCCTCGTATTGCTTGGGTGCATCATACTAATAGCTTTAAACCTAAGTCTATTTCTCGTAGTAAAGATACTTCAACTATTACTAAGAAGACGTTTGAGAAATATGACTTTGATTTACAAGGTAAAAAGGTTGCTATTATTGGGTTACCTAAGTCTCAAGTAGAGCGTTTCAAATCTCTTGTACTAACTGAAAAGGGCGCAGATGAGCTTGAGATTATTGCTTCAAGTTCGCACAATGACACAGAATTGGTGCCAGATAAGTTAAAAGATTTTGATATTGTAGTAGTTGTTAAACGTTTCGTTGGTCACGGTACGGTTTATCACTTAAAAACGCTTTTAACAGAATCTTCTGCGCAGTTGGTAAGTTCTACTTCTCATGGTTTAGATGGACTTGAGAGAGCTTTGTATAGAGGTCTCAAAGGGTATCCATCAGAAGAAGGCGCAACTGTGGTAGATTATCCTTTAGTAAAGGCTTGATAAGATTAAGAGAGAGGAGTTGACTATCTTCTCTTTTCTTATTTTCTTGCCAATTTGATAACAGTCAGCGTAGGTTCTTGACTTTTATAATAATTTATGATATAATTAATAGGAAAAAGTAATAGAAAGAAGGGTTTTTATGGGTGAGAAAGGTTTAACTCGAAGTGAATATAGAGTTAAATACCAAATTCAAGATTCATCATTTAACTATCAACTACAAGCAGGTAGAATTGGGGTTTTTCATGTACCAGAGAGTAAAGAATCGGCTTCTAGAGTACGTGGTGTAACTTACGTAGACAAGTCACCTTTGACGAATGAAGAGATTGTTGCTAGTCCGAAGTACAGTAAGGATGGTCTTTTGTTAGATAATAGTAAGCTTATTTCTTTACATGAATTGGCTGATATTTTAGGTGTTGGTCGTTTATCGAAGTTGTCTTCTATGTTACATGCTTTTAGCCAAGAAGAGGGTATTGACTTAATTCACTTTAGTTGTTTTGAGGGTTCTCAGCAAACAGTTTGGTTAGTGGGTATCCTTCGAGATTATGAAGATGCATTTAAGAAGTGGTATCACGAACATACAGAGCCGAAGAGTCAATCTCGTAAAAACAGAGCTAGTGGTATTGTTGCTTATCAAGAAGTTAGCTTTGAGATTTTGACTAGCTTGTATCCATATAATGTAGTTGCGGATTTGTTTAAAGAGAATCAGGGTGATTTGTATAGAGTAAATCCGTTGAAGTTGAAATCTTACATTTCAGATAAGTTCACGAAACAACAACGTGAAGACACATCTGCGATTTATTTCAAGGGTATCCCAGTTATTCAGTGGGCTAAGAAACAAGATATTACGAAGGCAGCTATGTATTTACGCTTAGAGCGTAATCGTGAACAACTCTTGGCGGATAAAGACCAATTTATGTACAGTGATGATTAGAGAGGGTTGGTAGTGTGTGAAGAGAAAAGCAGCAGATTTAGATTTAGTTAGATTTCCAGCAACTCCATTTGTGGAAGTAACTAAAGAAATTAAGTCTTATTGGGAAAAAATGATTTTAAACAATGTATTAAGACAGTTGTATCCTAATAAGGACTTTAACTTAAATACGAAATTATGGTTGGATTTAGAGTTTGTACAGAATGCTCTAGAGTTACACATTCGTATCAATAGAGTAGTTCATTTAAAATTAGAACAACATGAAGTACCAGTTCAGCTTCATATTTGGTTCGATAAGGATATAGACCCTCTGTTGAAACCTTACACTTTAAAGAATACTCCTTTTGCTACTTTAGGTTCTGAATTTATTCTAACTGAGCGAAATTATCACATACCTTTAGGTTACACAACGAAAACTGAAAAAGTATTTAAAGAACAATTTAATCGTATTTACCAACGTTTATTGAAAATTCGCAAAGAGAATGACTTAGTTGGTGATGTTAAAGTTGTACGTAAAGGTGTATATACGATAGTTACAGGGTATCTTTCAACAGGTGAAGAGGTTGAATTAACTTATTCACAAGCAGGTGTCTTGAGAGAGAAGAAGGTTTCAGGTGAGACTGTTGATTTGTATAAGAAAGCAAATGAGGTAGACCATCCAAAGGTTATTCGCAAGTCTTCTTCTAAGAGTTAGAAAGTGAGGTTTGTTTTGGGTTTTAAAGAAAGTACTATTTCGTTGAGTTCTTATAAGTCGGTAGAGACAGTATACAATCATACTTGTGTAGATAAGTCTTGTTCTGAGTTAAATTTAGATTTAGAGCTAAAATCTGAATTAAAAGGTGCTTCTCATGTCTCTTAAATTGAGTGTTACGGTATATGACAGGCAGTCCATGATGTCGAACTTAAAAGAGTTAGGTTTTACGTGGATTGAGAGTGAGGGGTTACTGGATAAAGTACTGATTGCTCTACATCCTAACCATTTAGTACCTATTAAGAAAACTTATATATTATCTTCTACTTTAACTGAGCACTTCCAAGGTTGGATCAGAAATTTAGGTTTAGAGGATGAGTTATTTTATCTAGGGTATTCACAGTTAGGGCGTAGGTTAGATACGGAGTTCTTTCAAACAATTTATCCTCAGTTTGATTTGGATAGATATATTGAAGATAGTGAGTATCATGTTAGTCGATACGCAGTAAAAGAAGTGCTAAGGTTTTTTGAACAATTTACTTATAAAGACGTAGTCTTTGTTGATGTTAAGGAGTAACTTTCTGTAAATAAAATTGTTGACAAAGATAATAACTTGTGCTAAAATGTACTCATGATTAAATTACAAGATATGGCTGACCGATTAGGTGTCAGTATAAAGACATTACAACGTTGGGATCGTGAGGGTATTTTAGTTGCTAAACGTACTCCAACTAATAGGCGCTACTATACAGAAGAGCAATATTTATCCTATGTAGGTAAGTCTAAACCTAAAGGTTTAATTTTAGCTTATGCGAGGGTATCCGGTAGAAACCAGACAGATAATTTAACTTCACAAATAGAGTTTTTAAAACAATTTGTAAACGCTAAGGGTGAAATTTTAGACGAAGTTGTTTCAGATATAGGTTCAGGTCTTAATTATAACCGTAAGAATTGGAATAGATTGCTTTTAGACTATGTTGCTAAAGGTTTAGTAAGTAAAATTTATATTACTTATAAAGACCGATTTGTTCGATTTGGTTTTGATTGGTTTGAACGTTTTTGTAACTATTATAACTGTGAGATTGTAGTAGTGAAGAATGAAACTACCTCACCACAACAAGAACTAGTAGATGATTTAATCTCGATTATTCATGTGTTTTCTTGTCGTATCTATGGTTTGAGAAAGTACAAGAAGGAGTTAAAGGTAGATGAGAGCTTACAAGACAGAAATAGACCCAACTCCTAGTCAGCTTGAGTTGATACATAAGACTTTTGGGTGTACTCGATATATTTATAACCAATTTGTATTTGAAAACTTAGAGAATATAGCTTCAGATAAAGATTATGTTTCTGCTTTTGATTACTCAAAGAGAGTTAATAATGACCCTAACACACCTATTTGGTTAAAGGAAGTACCTAGTAAAGCAGTAAAACAAGCTTTAATTTATGCAGATAGAGCTTTTAAAGACTACCTTTCTAAACGAAGAGGGAAACCTAAGTTCAAAAAGAAAGGTTCTAGTGAGAGTTTTTATCTTATAGGAACTATTAAAGTTGAACGACATCGTATATTTGTACCTGTTTTGAAGTGGATTCGATTAAAGGAGTTTGGTTATATTCCTAAGAATATCAGCTCCGTAACAATTTCTATGAAAAATGGCAGATATTATATTTCTTGCTTATGTAAAGATGAGGTTAATGAACGTATTCCTTTGTCCGATTATAATATGGGTATCGATTTCGGTCTGAAAGACCAATTTATTACAGAAGATAGAGTCATTCATTCTATCAATAAATCTTTGCGTATTAGAAAGTTAGAACAACGTTTACGAAGAGAACAGAGAAAGTTATCTCGTAAATACGAAGCAAATATGATTGATAAGGTTTATTACAAAACTGGTGTTAAGAAAGGTCAACTTAAGTCTTTTAAGTGGTTGAAACCTTTATCTGAGTGTAAGAACATTCAAAAGCAGAAAATGAAAGTAGATCGTATTTACGAGCGCTTAACTCGTATTCGAACGGAATATAATCGAAAAGCATTGTGTTCTTTAATTTTAGAGCGAAAACCAAGCTCTGTCACTATTGAAGATTTAGCAGTGCGTAATATGATGAAAAACCGTCATTTGAGTAAAACCATTTCAAAATCTCAGTGGCATCAATCTCGACTTTACTTAGAAAATTTGTGTAAAAAGCTAGGTATAGAGCTGAGATTAGTAAGTAGATTTTACCCATCTAGTAAATTGTGTTCTGATTGCGGTTTTAAGTATAAAGACTTGCAACTAAATGAAAGAACTTGGACTTGTTCTAATTGTGGTAGTAAACACGATAGAGATGTTAATGCAGCCATCAATTTAGGACAATGTAAAGAATATACTGTCTTGACCGCAGTTTAAATAGGTCACTACCGTGGGTTACACGGGAAGTTAAGCTTGTGGATTGTTATATCAAATGAGAGTAGATTTTATACCTCAGAGTATAAAGACAAAATCAGACAGGATGAAGCAAGAAAATTTCTAAAAATACTTTAGAAAGGTCATGAGATATACGTTTGAGTATATTTTATGTAACAGGTTAGAAAGTATGCGTGTTTATGTTGATTTAGATAATACTTTTCTTGATTCAGCTAGTCGCTTAGTTGATTTTGAAGAGACTTATCAGCCAGAGAAACAGTTGTCGTATGAGTTGAAAAAGGGGCTACTTAAACACTTCTCAAACCCACAATTTTACGAAGCAGGTGAAATTAAGGTAAATAAAGAAGTGGAGCGGTATCTACAAGCTCTTATAGGCACTGATTTGGAAGATATTTGTTTTATTAGTTTAAGTCCAAGTAAGGAAATTGCAGATAAGAAGAGAGAACTACTTGATAAACTAGGTTACGGAAGTTCAGCTTTTATGTCTTTCTATAACTTAGGACAAGAAGAAAAGGTTTTAGACCGTCTTTTACAATCTGCTAAAGATAGTTCAGATTCAGTAGTTTTTGTGGATGATAATCCTTATCGTATCCTTAAGTTCCAAGACAAACAAGTGAATTACAAAGTTGTATCTCATCCTTATACTATGGGTCGTTATCCTAGTTATGTTTATGTAGCTAAAGCAAACTATTACGATTCGTTCCGTTAGTTGAAATTTTAAGGTAAGTATGCTAGAATTATCAAAAATTAAGAAATCTTTATGTGCGTTAGGATTTAAAGGTGAAGTTAGTATTAATCAAGATGTATTAAAACAAGCCTATAAAAGACTCTCTAAAAAAGTCCACCCAGATGTTGAGGGTGGTTCGCATGATGCTTTTAAGCAAGTTCAAGATGCTTATGAGTATTTGTTGGAGTTTGGGTTGGGTTTAACTGTAGATTTATCAGAACATAAAGTTTTGGTAAAGCAAGGCGATGATTTACTAACTTATCTTTTAGCTGGGCGTGAGTATAGATATAGAATTTAAAGAGGTTTTTTATTATGAAATTTGTAAACAAGTGGAATCTTCCGATTTTAACTTTGATTTCTACGGTGTTATTAACTGCTTTAGCAGTCTTTGTAGTTTTCATTTTACGACTACTAGGTTTAACCAGTATTGATATTATTGCAGTTACTATCCCATTGGGGGTAGTGGTTCCGATTGTGTTTGTTTGGGGTATCGGTTTATTTATCTACTCCAAGGTAACTCATACAAGTTTCTCAGATACAGAGTCAACTGATTATAGTGCCACACTTGAGTCTGATGATGGTTGGGAATAAGTATTGATTTTAATTTATTGAAGAAACAGTTAAATATTTAGCTGTTTCTTTTCTTTTTACTCAAAACGCACCAGATTGCCCCAGATTTAATTTTAGTCTCCTTAGGTACAATTACATTAAAAAGAAATTAAAATCGATTCTGAGCCAATCTGAGAGGTCAGAAATTGATATTTGGTTCTTGTGCAAATTACTTTTTATCTCATAGAAGAGAGCACTAACCGCTAGGTATTGGGTATCTTTTTCTTATTTATTTGTAGTTTTTATCTTTTAAAGGGTTTAAAGGTTTGTTTAGGTTAAGTATAGGTACTTTTAGGAACTATTGTCTTACATTTAGTTTGGTTTGTCTTATTTCTATGTTATTATGTCTTACTTTTAGATTGTTTTGTCCTAACTTCAATTTAATTTGTCTTAATTACTTTGTTTCTTGTCTTATTCTACTCACTTTTTGTCCTATAACTTTATATATTTGTCTTACATCTTATATTTAGTGTCTTATATTGTTGTATATTTGACTTAACTATAAGTTTGATTGTCATAACTTTATACTTTACATGTCCTAACTTTAAGTAAATCTGTCCTAAATCAACTATTATATGTCATAACTTAGGCTATTTCTGTCTTAATTCTCTTTTAAGTATAGGTTTTTGGTTTACTATATCCATAGCTGAGTGTTTTTGATTTTGATTTGTAGGTACTTAGAGTTTTTAAATTTTTAAATACGGTCTTTTAGTTTAGTTTTATTTTTGAAATTGGTCTTAAGTTTTTTGACTAAAAATTAAGCAGCAACAATTCCATTCTTAACTTCAGATTAGAAATGATAATTTTTCTATTTTTAATTACTTTGTTATAATTAATCCTAATTTGATAAAGATAAATTTTAATTTTAAATTATTAATCTTTAAACTGGCATTTTATGTAAAATATTTTACTTGATTTTTAGCAGAAAGTAGTGTATAATAAATAATATAAAATCTGTTCTTAGAAAATCCTAAGAATAGGGTTTGATTTCAGACTTATTATTTTTAGAGAAGGGTAAAGTACATAAAAATAATTTATATTATTTTGTAAATAAAACTTAAAATAAGTTGCTAGTTACTTTTATGTACTTTGGATATTTTATGGGTAAAAAAGTTCCTATTTTTAATACATTAAACCAAATTTATTCCGATATTAGTTTATTTCAAGTTCGATTGGAGCATAATAAACATATACCTTCAAACTCGGTTCTGCAGACACTTGATGATTTGAAGTTTGCACGTACTTTAGTCAAATTTTTAAAAAGTGGTTCTTACTTAAATTTGAGTGAGTCTACTAAAGAAGAAACTTTGAACTTGCTTTCGTTATACCGAAGTGGTTTAACCAGAGAGCAGTTGATGTCTCTATCTAATTTAACTTCTCGTCAGATTTATTATGCAAGTATGAAGGTTGAAGAGAGTTTAAATTTAAGGTTCCCGACGGGTCTGTTAAGTCTTTGGAAAAATAGACAATTTGAAGTGATTGAGGAGTATTTGACCTTGGATTCAGATGAAGTTTCTTCTATAAAAGATACACTTGAGAATCAAACTTTGGTTAAATATCTACCGAAGTTAATAGGTAAAAGTGCAAGAGAGCTTTATGTTTCTGAAACGATTAACGATTTAACACCAGAAGAAGTTGTGAGTGCTTTAGCTAAAGTTCTTGAAGTAGATACTGTAATCACTCAAACACTTGAGTCTTATCTACCTCATTTGATTGTTTGGGGTTCTTTAAATCGGTATATTACTTTAAATAAGTCTTTACCAGCAGATTTATTACTGAGTTTGAGAGAGAGCGATTTATCTGCATTAGCAAGTCCAAAAGAGTTTGAGAAAGTTGAGGGTATCGAGTGATAGATAAATATGCTATTGATTCTCCTTACAAGGCAGTATATTGGGCTTTCTACAATATTGCTTATAGTGAGATTTATAAAACGAAACCAGAGTTTATCCCAGAAGTACCTTTTGAACCTAAAGCTTTAAGTAAACTAGATGGTTATCCTTATGTAAGTATGGCTTCTGCACGTGGTCTTTTGCAGTTAAAAGAAACAGTTGCAGCAGTTCCCTCAGGTTATGATTTCAGAGCATTACTTAGTCACTTTGAGAAAGTTGTTGAACAGTTTCAGATTTCTGATAACTATTTTGTAGTTACAGAAGAGAATTATCCATATCTAAAGCCTACGAATTATCCTTATCAGATTTCTTATAGCTTAGTTATTCTTTGGTTCTCTATATTTCTTGAAGTTGTTGTGGGGGAGTACACTCTAAAAGTAAAAGGGTTATCTTCCGAATTGGCTGAATCTAGCTTATTGTATTACTTTAAGTTATTTGAGTATTTGTCTCTTGACTATACGATTAGTGATAAGGATATTGATACTATCAACAGTCAATTATATGTTGAAATGGCTCGTTTTCATGGGTATATGACTAAAGAAATCTTACCTTTATCTAAAAAACGTGAGTTGTTTTCTGACCAAGGTTTTCAAGAGGGTTCTATTGTTTTCCTATACGAAAAGAATTATATAGCTAATGAAGAAGTGCGAAGTAACAAAGGGTCTAATAAGTTCTTAAATAAAGTTCATTTAGCTAAGATAACTAAAGTGACTCAGAAAGAAGTTCAGTTTTTAACATATAACTTCCATAAAACACCAGAGGCAATGTTAGAGGATTTTGAGTATTTACCAGAAAGTATTCAGACTTTGTACGGTAGCTATGTTGAGTTTTTAGAGCCGACTCTTTCAGTAAATAGAGTTGAAGTTGGTTGGGATACTTTGGGTATCAACTATGCACAAAACAATGATTCAACTTACGCAGAACATTATTTTATAACTGCAATAGAGTCTGTTTATTCTGTACCTTTGACGGTTGTAGTAGATAATTTGAAATTTGTGACTTTGAATTTACCGATAGAGGTAGCAACTGCATTTTTACTTTATAGTTACGGTGTATCCTTTGATGAACCACTTTATAAAGACAGATATTCAGTCGATTTAGAGTCTATTAAAGAGAGGGTTTCTTTCTTTCGTTCTAATTTAGAAGAACGTTTAGGTTATAATTTATCGGATTTATGTGTAGTTAAAGATATTTAAGGGTAAGATTAGGTGCTTACATGAAAGATAGTTATAAATATAATGTTGAAATTGCAGATGATGGCTTTGAGCGTATTGTGTCTTGTGTAAACTTATACAAGCATAAGCTATATAGAGGTGTAGTTCAAACTTTGGGTAAAGGTCAGTATGCTTGTCTATTTGAGATTTTAGACTATCCTTTACCGTATATAAAATATGGTGGTTTAAATAATTTCTCTAGTAGATATATTATTGAACGTTTGGGCTTTGAGATACCGTCTTGTAGCACTCTATTTCTAAATGAATTGCGTGAGAAGATACCTTTGGAGCTATTGCATCAAGCATTTAAAATAGCTATACCCGAATTGTACTTATATAATAAGAGAGTAACCTCAGATAAGTACAAGTATTTAGTTGCGAATTACAGTGAGTTAGAGGATTCTTACTTGCGTAATTTGGAAGATTGTGTAAAACAGTAAATAGAAAGATAGGTAAAAAATGTACAAATCAGCATTAGACAATTTAGGAGATAGTACGTTTTCTCAGAAAGCAGAAGTTACCAACACCGAGGGGGTATCCACAGTTGACTTTTATGAAGAAAACATGAAACAGTATTTAGAATTAGTTTCATCTAAGGGTTATAATTTAGAGGAGTTGGAGCCTATTATTCGTTCAGAGGGTCGAACAGAACTCTTTGCTACGGCAGGGTCAGGGAAATCCACATCTATTTCTTTGTTTTTTGCTAAGGATAAATT